ATGACTAAAATGTTCACTACTACAATTAATTACAATATCAGGTGGGTTCGTCCAATCTAGTTCATTAGAGTTAGCAACTATATTCTCTACCATAATTGGGTTGTATATTGTCCATGCATTGCAAATTTTATCAGCAATTTCTTTAGAAGCTTCATCTATATCGTATCCTACAATAGAAGCATAATAATCAGGCTTACGTATGTGTAACATAAAAGCAAGCAGGTTATACCAACTTCCCAAAATCCATATACGTGAATTATATTTTGCGTATCGTTCTATTTCTTCGCACAACCATAATTTACTAATGATTTGACCATGACTAAAAGCATCGTAGTTCATAAAACTATTTACAGATAGCCTATTAAAATAAATAATTTTATGACTACAAAAATTTTAATTATGGGGTTGCCTGGTTCGGGCAAAACACACTTAGCAGAAAGACTTAAATCATATCTTGAAAAACCAAGAAGTATTACAGAAATACCATTATCTAAATTAGCAAATTATGAGATTGTTCCGCAAGAATGGAAACCATCCGTAAAGTGGTTTAACGCAGATGATGTGCGTAAACGTTATAATGATTGGGATTTCAGCACAGAAGGTCGTATACGACAATCTATACGTATGGCAGATTTTGCTATAAACAGTGGCAGCGATTATGTGATTTGCGATTTTGTCGCACCATTAGTTGAAATGCGTAATACCTTCAAAGCAGATTGGACAATATGGATGGACACCATTGATGCAGGTCGTTACGAAGATACAAACAAAGCATTTATACCACCTGCACAATATGATTTCCGTGTTACTGAAAAAAATGCTGAATTTTGGGTAAAGTATATTGGTGAACGTATTATCAAAGAACAGCGTAGACCAACATTTGATTGGCGTAAAGAAACAGTACAAATGTTAGGACGTTGGCAACCGTGGCATGCGGGTCATCGTGCATTATTTGAACGATTGTTACAGCGTACAGGACAAGTCGTTATTCAAATACGTGATGTTCAAGGATGGCAAGGCAGTAACCCTTTTAATGTTAATCAAGTTAAAGGTTATATTAAACGAGATTTAGACCCATTATATCAAGGACAATATGAAATCATGTTAGTGCCTAATATTGTACATATTGGTTGGGGTCGTGGTGTAGGCTATACAAGTGGTGAAGAAACATTTGATGAAACTATCACAAGTATTAGTGCAACTAATATTCGTAAGCAAATGGGATTGGAATGACTTTTGATAGAACGTGCATATTATGTACACCACGTTCAGGTAGTCAATTGTGTGAAAAATTACTACAACAAGCTCAACTGGAAAAATATATTCATTTTGGTGAATATTTTGAAAAATGGAATCAATCAACTTATATCATTGAAAATAACATTGTAAAACAGCATATCTACCAAAATAAAAGAAACGATTATGGTATAGATGAATCATTTAAAACACGATTGTCAAGTTTAAAATCACTACAACAACCTATCAGTTTACGTTTGTTTTGTTTGTATTCTTATGACATAAAGACACTGCAGTATATCATTAATGAATTAAGATCTTTCAATTTTAAGTTTCTAGTGTTAACGAGAAATAATAAAAAAGAACAATTGCTTAGTTGGCTTATAGCAAGAAGTTACACAGATACTTTTAAACATAATGTATTTGGTGCGAATTCTAAACTTGATAACAAAGTATACATTGACATACAAAAATATAGAAATACAATAGGTAATTTTGTATTAACTTATCGTTATTGGGAAACCATGATGCAAGAACTATTACCTACGTTAGAAATAAAAAAAGTCATATATGAATCCATATATCATGATATGAAATTACATTATGGGATTGAATTTACTACTATTGGTGAAAAGACTATAGATAAAGCATACAATGAATATGTTCAAAACTATGATGAAGTAAACCAACATTTAGATAAGTTTCTTGCTTGACACCTAAATAAGTGTCTGCTATATTGCGAAACATGTTGCCCCCTTAGCTCATGCATGGTTAGAGCAGCGGACTCATAATCCGTTGGTGCGTGGTTCGACTCCACGAGGGGGCACCAAAATATGCAAAAAATATGGCTTTTTTGTAGGGTTTTTGCAACAATGTATAAATAACCTTACATTAAGATACAAAAGTAGTTGACAAAGAAAATTTTATAAGGTAAAGTAACAAACATGAAAAGTCTCAGAAATACGATGAGTTTAGCGAAGGGTACACAACCAAGTTGGTGTGCGATCCCCCATGCTCGCTCATATAATTTTGAGGATATTGGGGGCAGGGGTTCAGGCTAATCATAGATAGTACATAAGATTACACTGAACCCTAGGAATAAACCCCTAGGGTTTTTTGTTTTACGTGTGTGAGAAACGAGGTCTCAGTGGTGCACGATAAACATGCCACGAACGGTCGGAGTCTCGGTATGAAACTGTGGCGATAACACAGGAGTAAGATGAGCAAGTGGGGGATGGCCCCACTACATTCTTAAGATAATTGAGTACAGTTGTTTTAAGAATGTAAAAATATATCCCCTTAGCTCAGTGAACTTAGAGCGTACCGCTACGGACGGTAAGGACGTGGGTTTGAATGCTACAGGGGGTGCCAAGTTTAGGATGCTAACAGCAAGTTATGATGCTTCGGGAGCCGTCTGTTGTAGGTTCAAATCCTACCATGTCTTGTAAAAGGTATGTAGCTCAATGGTAGAGCAACGATAATGCATCCTGTTTTATATGTAAGCGTGACCCGAATGGCTAGGGAACGGATTGCAACCCCGTTTTATGCAGGTTCAACTCCTGTCGCTTACTCCAAACAATTCCGGGGTAGTATAAAGGCATTATAGGGGTCTCCAAAACCCATGATGGGGGTTCGATTCCCTCCCTCGGAGCCATACTATTTTGAATAAATACAACATGCTAATTAAAGAATTACTTACAGAATCTACCAATCGTAAAATTGGTAAAGTTATTGGTGGACAAATTTATGTTCACAAAGACTATGTTGATTCACCATTACTCAAACGTGAAATACCGCTGTCTTGGTACAAATTAGCTGTTTCTAAATTGCCACCTGATTTTGATTACACTGTGGTACGTTATGATTTAAAAGATGGTTCAATCGCATTTATTTCATCACCTGACTTTGATTCTGCAGATGAACCTACAGTAGGTACTTCCATTAAAGTCACTAGAGATGGTAACGTTAAAGTTACTAAACCATTAGCTGATCCTTGGATATGGCATCATAAGTGGGAATGGGTTGGTGATGATTATAGTGGGTTTGATGTTGAACAAAGTAAAGCACGATCCGAAAAATGGAAATCCATTGTAGGTGTAGACAAAGCTGTTTCTTCTAGAATAGGTAAGAAAAGCTATTGGGATCGTGAAATCGTACCTAAAATAAAATAACGGAAGCGTGGCAGAGTGGATTAATGTACCTGACTTGAAATCAGACGGTCATGAAAGTGGCCCGTGAGTTCGAATCTCACCGCTTCCACCATATAAATACTGTTATGAAAATGTGGCAATTACATTTGTATCATGGTGCATGGTTAGCATTACTTATAACAGTAGGCATGCTTACTTATTGGTGGGTATCGCTATTAATGTTTATAGCAATATTTGTTTATGCCTTTATATTTGCTTAAATAAAGCTGACCGTAGTTCAGTTGGATAGAACAACAGCCTTCTAAGCTGTGGGTCGGAGGTTCAAATCCTCTCGGTCAGGCCATTTAGAAATAACGGAGAGTTGACCGAGAGGCTGAAGGTACCTTCCTGCTAAGAAGGCAAGTGGTCAAAAGCTGCTTCGTGGGTTCGAATCCCACACTCTCCACCAAAATTTTTATAGCTGTTTTTAATATATAAATAAATTTATTCACCAATAGCTCAGTCGGTAGAGCAGCAGACTGTTAATCTGTTGGTCCGTGGTTCAAGTCCACGTTGGTGAGCCAGTTTTAAAAGGAAACTAATGTCAGAATACTTTGGATATCATCTTTTATTAGATTGTAGTGGTTGCGAAAATATTGATAGTCGTGAAAACATTTACAATTGGATAAAATATCTTGTTCCTACCATAGATATGATTGCAGCAGGTGAGCCATGGATTGAATATTTACTTGAGGATGATCCTAAACAAGGGTATACATTGATGCAAGCTATTACAACAAGCAGTATAACCGCACACTTTATGGAATTAGATAATACTGCTTACATTGACATTTTTAGTTGTAAACCATTTGACATAAATTTAGCACAGTATATTGTCCAAACTTATTTCAATCCAAAGAAAATTCGTGTAAACTATCTTACACGCCATGCTGATTAAACGTTTTTAATTCCTCCTTAGTTAAGTGGTATAACATCGGCTTTGTAACCCGAAATCATCTGTTCAATTCAGATAGGGGGAACCAACCTAACTTATAACTTATGAACATTGAACAAAAACGTGGTATGAGTGGTAATCTCAAACCATTTGACCGTAACGACCATGCTCAATACGATAGTAAAGGCAAACAAGCTTTTATAAAATATTTAGATGGTTTTTTACCAAAGCATTTAAAGACTATTGAAAATCCTAATGAACATGGTATTGATTTATTAACCATAGATCAAAACACAAACAAAGTTGTTCAAACATGGGAAATTGAAGTGCGTCATGGCAATTGGCGAGATGATACACCATTTCCATTTAATGACATTAATTGTATTGAACGTAAAGATCATCAGTGGCGTAAAAGCAACGAATATTTAAAAAAGATTCCACATCCTATTGAGCATAATCATCAAGTATGTTATGTACAACTTAATGCACCATGCACAAGAGCAGTATTAATTGACGGTGCAATTATATTAAATTATCCATTAAAACCATGGGCAAATCGTAAGGGTGATGGTGAGTATGTTAGACAAGTACCTGTTGCAAAAACCATACAAATAAAAATTGCTTGACAACATATCTAAATTTAGTTAATATATCTCTATTGACAACGAAACGGAGATTGAAATGAGTTTAGTGACTATCAAGTTAGCTCCCCAAGAAGTTTCAACCGAGTTTTATTTCTCAAAAAATCGTATTGGTTTAGTAAGGTCAGTACTTGATCTTTACACAGCAGCAAAACCTTTTTTCACTGATCTTGAAGGTACAAAAGCTGCTGAAGAAGCATTTGACCTAACTAACAATCCTTATCGTCAAAGTGAACGTGTAGAACTTTACGGTAGAGGACGTTCGCTTAGTATCGGTGATATTGTTGAAGTGTGTGCGAATGGTGAGACCACCGAGTTTTTATGTGATAGTTTTGGTTGGATTAAACTGTAAGGAGTTGGAAATGATACCGCAAGCTACTAAAGATTCACTTGACAGATATGTTAACGAAGGCATTATGCCAGGTAGTTTTCTCCGAGCAGTACTTACTAATGATTTAGCAAGTGCTGTATTCCAAGCTGATTCTAAAAATTTAGCCGCATTAAAAGATATTATGTTGTATGTTTACAACGAAATACCTGCTAATGCTTGGGGTAGCACTGCTACTGTTGTAGATTATGCACAACGAACATTTAAGCAGGTTGCATAATATCTAAATTTAACGTATAATTCTCTTATTGATTAGGAGATTGATATGCGATTGAATGTTAATTATTACAATGGTTCAGTAACAGTGATCAGTCTAGAAAAAGAAGCATGTTCATATGTTCAAACAGATGGTGGACGTGCTTCAGATGGATTTAAAGGTACAAAAAAACGTGATTGTGTAACACGTTCAATTTCAATTATTTTAGGTTTGCCCTATCATCAAGTATGGTGGGAGTTGAATGAGATGCAATATGAAGCAGGATATGATTTTAATCCTGACAAAGGTGTTATTACCTCGGTATGGAAACAATATTTGGAAGAACGTGGTTACAAGTATGTATCAGTAAAAAAGTCACGTAAGTATGTAACGAAAAAAGATATTCCTACAGGTAAAGTAATTCTGCATACTAGGGGACACTTGTCTGCGTGTATTGATCATGTGGTGCATGATGCTTTTGATAGCAGATACAAGGCTAACAAGCCACGTAAATTGTGGGGATATGTTGTTGTAGCATAATTAAGTTCCATTCACAAACAGATACATGGTGTGGCAAAAATAAAAAAAGTTAATTGGGTGGTGCCCCCTACGGCGGTCTGTAAAATCGTTGGCTTTGTAAAGTAGGGAAGTTGCCTCGTGGAGCGTTACCATCACCACCCACCATATTGAAGCACATTTTATCAGGGCAGTATTGTTCAGCGGTTTATAGCCGTAAGTGTGTTTCAATATGGTTCTCCGAGAAGGTACATCAACCAAGCTCTCAGTTCCCTGCTAGGTAGTGATGGATACAGTACACTAGTAAAGCTCTTGGTTTGATCAGTGTGGTGCGAGTCCACAAGAACCGCCATATTGAAGCACATTACATACCTTGTAACTAGCGGTGGTAGCCTAGTGAAGGATGCGTCTCCTACCAAGACGTTGATAGTGTGTTTCAATATGGTGTAGCTTAACGTTGAAGAGCAGCAAGATCAGATCTTGTCAGCACAGGTTCGGGAGCCTGTCACCATAATAAATTTTAGAACCTCGGATTACACTTTGACCGTTAGCGAAAGTGGGCGATTGTCGCTGCCATACAGACAGGGTGCTAAGATCTACCCCAAAGCTCGCCTTACATGAGTGATAGAAATATCTTAGGTGGACGCAGCCTACCATAAGGGTAACGTGGACAGTGTAACTACTCAGTTTAGGGCTAATGAGGATTAGTGGCTAAACACGAATTATTTTTTAGGATGCTAACAGCCATTTAAAACATCAAACTGATAAATTGAACCGTTAAATGCATCCTGTATTATTGGGGGATTAGTTAAATGGGATAACATCGGCTTTGCAAGTCGAGATTGAGAGTTCGATTCTCTCATCCTCCACCATTAAATAGGATGCTCAAAATCTAGTATAAATTCAAATGCTGCTTTATAATCTGTAAAATATCGCATTTGAAAATTTTGATCGTATAAATCATGTAACATAACTAAACAAACACCTTGTTCACTACGACACAAATATATGTGTAGTCCACTTGGTGTTAAGGTTTGGTATACATCGTTCATAACCATATTTAGTATAGGAAATATAATGAAAGTTGACAAAAAAGAAAATCCATTCTTTAGTATTACTGCCAAAGATTGTGAATGGTCATATACTAAAGGTACAGGAGCAGGTGGACAAAAACGTAATAAAACAAGTTCAGCAGTACATTGTACACATCGTGCAAGTGGTGCACATGGGTATAGCGAATCTAGTCGTAGTCAACTAGATAATCGTAAAGATGCATTTGAAAAAATGGCTAATAGTGATAAATTTAAAAAGTGGATTAAATTAGAATATATGAAACGCACAGGTGAATTAGTAGAAGCTGAACGTGCGTTGGAACGTGAATTAAAGAAAGTTAAAGTAGAAGTAAAGATTGATGGTAAATGGGTTCAAGTCAGTGAGAATCAGTTGGTTGATGATCCTGATACATTTGATACAAGTTTTTTAAAGGAGAGTCCAAATGGACAGTGACAAGGTACGAAAGATTATGGGGGTATAACTTAATGATAAAGTAATTGGCTTTTAACCAATAAATCAGAGTTTGATTCTCTGTGCCCCTACCATTATAATTAAGCATATTAAACATAGTGTTCTTAATTATAATAGTTTAAAGAATACTCTCTGTGGCGTAATCTGGCAGCGTACTGCGTTTGGGGCGCAGCGGTCTTGGTTCAAATCCAAGCAGAGAGACAATTAATAGGACATTGAAGGGAATAGGTATACCTTTTTCGCTTAGAACGAAAAGTTTCTCGGTTCGACTCCGAGGTGTCCTACCAAATTTACTTCATTCCTGCCATGCTTTTTAACTGATCAAGTTTGGCATCATACTTAGCACCCCAACTCATTACCCAATTTTTTAGTTTAGTAATATATTGAGATAGCTTACCCTCATCTAGTTGAGGCTTGTCTTTTGGTTCAATTTTTAATGATGGTGCTTTTTGTGTTACTGTAACCATCGTTTTCTTTAAACCTTCTAATACTGATATAAGTTCAGGAGTAAGTTGTTTTTCTAAAACCTCTAATATATCCTTATATTTTGGTGATACCGTAGCTTTGGGATCTTTTGAAAGTGTTATAATAAATGATACTGTGTCAATAACACGTGTTTTTACAGCGTCTTCAATATCAAATAAATCAGATACATTTTCACGTGAAGATTGTTTTACTTCATCTTCAAGTGCTTTAAGTTCGGTTTTAAGTTCATTAATACGTTTAACTTTTTTAGCTAAGTTAGTATAGATTTGACTTTGATGGCTTTTTAAAGAAACTGTGGTCTTATCAGGCTCATCCATATATGGAAAGTCGCCAAGACGTGCTTCATTAATGATTTCAGTATATTTCATAAAAGTATTTATCCTAGTTTATCTATATAAATATTGGTGTGAAAGATATTTACGATTATATTAAACTCACGAAAAAGGAACGTCAAGAACATTTGGATCTTGATGACTATTGTATAGAACGTGGTGGTGGCTCAACAATTTGCAAAGGATTACTTGCACATTTACTTGAAACTACCATACCTAAAGGGCATCAGATACATGTTTGTCACGCTTGCAATAATGGCAAGTGCAGTAATCCAAAACACTTATATTGGGGTACCGCTTCAGAAAACCGTATGGATCGTGTTAGGTATGAAAATAGATCCATTAGCGAAATGCTAGAAGACAGGTATCGTAGACGAAAACCTACATGATTGATGATAAATCACATATAATTTTAAATAAAGCAAATTTAGAACTATATTTAAAATATGTTTGTGGCAAACTAAATGCTGACTTTAGTGCAGAAAGTACAACTAATGCACAATTATTGAACTTATTAGAAGTAAGTTTAACTGATAAAAATGGTTCTAGTGCTAGAGAACAAGTTATAGCACATATGCTTGATTATCAATGGCAAAGTAAAAAACTAGGTATTGATGCTATAGATTTAAAACACAATAGATACAAAGAGATTAAACCCACATCTAATTCTAAAATGGGTAAAGCTAGTTCGTTAAGGTTTAATTTTAATGACGTGACACGAGAATCAATTCATAAATATGAACATACAGATATTGTCGTTGCATTGTTTCAAAATTGTAGATTAATTATAGTTCTTGAGTTTCCGTTTAGTGTGATTGAACAATATTTCAATAGTAGAATAGAAAAAATGTTTACTGATATTAAACATCAAAATAAACGTAAGACGATGAATATTGGAGCAAAAGAATATATTAGCAGTCCTCATTTGAAAGTACACTATATTGACAAAGAACTTATCCTTGCTTATAATTCAATTACTAAAAAAAATTTAGCTATAATAGAAAACGCCACTAACCATGTTAACATCCATACTACCGAATTACTTGAACATAAGATACAGTTTGAGGAATCTATCGGATGAATATTTTCTATCTATTATAGACCAACTTGCAGAAGAATTAGAAAATCATCCTTACACCATACAATATCCAATCAAAAAGTTAGAACAAGATTGGAAAAATCTTATTGCTTTTAAAGAACAAACCAACACTATTAATTCTACATCAAGATTAGGTATGAAATTATGTGAACATTTTTTCCCTAATTTTTTTGATATTGAAAATAACAAAGGTGAAAGCTTTTCTAAACTGTGGAAAAAAGACAATATTAAAAAAATATTAATTTGGAATAGAAAAAGTCATTCTACTCCATATATGTCAGAACTTAGACGTGGTGTATATTTTTGCTTGGGTTTAACTAAAAACACAATGTTTCGCCCACAATTAGCCAAACTTATTTGTAACAAATATAAACCTGATATTGTGCTTGATCCTTGTGCAGGATGGGGAGGAAGATTATTAGGCACAGTAGCGCATGGTGCAAAATATATAGCTTTTGAACCAAACACAACAACTTATGATGGTTTACAGGCATTAGTAAAGTTTTGTAATATACAAGATAGAGTGCAATTAATTTGTGATGATGCACGAAATATGCATCAATATGATTTCCCACAAGTAGATATGGTATTAACAAGTCCACCTTATTTTGATGTGGAAATTTATACAAAACAAACAACACAATCAATCACTAATTGTAACACTTATGATGAATGGGCAACGGGGTTTTTGAAAAATATAATAGACCAATCCTTAAGCAGATTAAATAAACATGGTGTAAGTTGTTGGAATGTGGGTAAAGTAGGTTCACGTTTTATGCAAGATGATGTAGCGCATTATCACCAACAAAATATGTTTACTAACGTAAATGAATTTAGTGTGATAAGCAGTAAACGACAAGCATTACAAACAACTGATAGCAAAAAAAGTGCTGATGTAACGGTTGTATATCAAACATGCGGGTATGGTGCTAACGGTTAACACGAGACCTTGCCAAGGTTTAGTTGAGGGTTCGATTCCCTCTACCCGCTCCAATAATTAGGTGATATGGCGTAGAAGGATGCGCACAGGTTTCATAAGCCTAGGAGGTTGGGTCGGTACCAACTATCACCACCATTATTCATTTGGTGTAGATGCAAGTAATTCCATCAATTCATTTTCATTATAATAATAATTACCAAGAATAAGCAATATAAAGTCAAATACTTGTATTCTACGTGTTAAACCCATTATATTGATGTTAATGTTATATATTCTCTCCTCAAGTGAATCATAAAGAATATCCTCAGTTCGTTGTTTCATTTTGAGTTTTTTCTTTACTTTTTCAAATTTTTCTAAATCTTTTTTGTTATCCTTGATTTGATCCTTCATTTGTGATTGAGATTGTTCTACTTCTCTACGCATGTTAAAAATTAAATCATTAATTTCAGGATTATGCACAGATAATTGATTCCAAAAAACACGCAGCATCATTTGTTTAGCCTCTTGATACATAGTGTTATCAATATAGGCAGAATTATCATTGTCAAATGATTTACGTCTAAAAGGATCACTTAAAATTTGATAAGCATTATTGATTTCCTGAAATTTAGCTATATTTCCACCTTTGTCAGGATGATTTTCATTAGCTAACTGACGGTATTTTTGTTTAATTTCATCAAAGGTTGCGTTCTTATTTACACCTAAAATATCATATGGGTTCATGTAAATATTTAGTTAGGTGGTTTGGCTAGTTAAATATGTTGCATGAAACGTATTAACGATTTGATTTTTGTTGTCAACAATTTTGTTACTAAACATACCTGTCATCAAATGTACGAATACTTAACCAATACTGTAACTCATAATATTGCAGATGAGCATGACATGCCTTGGGAGTTAGGTAATAATATTTTTTATTCTGATATTAAAGATACGTATATAAAAGAAAAAGTTTATAATATAAAATTTGGTGTCGCTAATTTGCTAAGTTATTTGCATAATACCAAAGTATATCCACATTTTACAGATATGGTTTTATGGCAAAAGCATCAACAAATGAATAGGCATGTGGATAATGGAAGCAATCAAGTAGGGCGAGATGATTTAGCCATGAGAAAATATTCTGCAATTATCTATTTAAATGATAATTACAAAGGTGGCAAGACATTTGTTAGTTTGGATGAAGAAAATGATTATATTTCTAAACCTAAGACAGGTACATTGTTAATGTTTACAAGTGACCAACGTACTACGCATGGAGTAAAAAAAGTAAAAGTAGGGTATCGTGGCACGTTAGCCATGTGGTTTGCAACAGAAAAGAAGTATCAAGAGAAAGACTAAAGGACGGTTAGCTCAGTTGGTAGAGCGGCACGTTTACACCGTGTAGGTCGGGAGTTCAAACCTCTCACCGTCCACCATTATAAAACGGTTAAATACAGTTATTATGACTGTCTCATCAAAATATTTTATAGATATACCAAATTTAGGTTTTCAATTTTTACAACCTAATTTAAACGCAACTGACTACTTACCTGAAGTTGTTACACATAATTGGGTTGAGACACAAACTAACAATTTTTTTACAGATCAAGCGATATCATGGTTTAATCATATTGGCTTTGATATTAAACATACATTGTATTTGTTTTGTGCAAACTCTCAGGTGATAGGTCCGATCCATAGTGATTTAACCAATTATGCTTTTAATTTTGTTGTAAGTGGTTATGGTAAGATGGAATGGATTAAACCGCACAATAAACCTTATACACATGAAAAAATATATGGCAATCGTGTGTCAAAGTATTTACGATTTGAACCACATATTGAAGATATGGTCATTGATTCATGGGTTGGTACTCAAGCTTTGGTACAAGTGTTTACACCACATCGTATTGTTACTAGTCATGAAAAACGCTATACTGTTTCTTTACGTACGCATGGTAAAAAAATACAATCATGGGAACAAGCTGTTAGTAATTTACAACAGTATATAAATTCGCCTCTTTAGCTCAGTGGTAGAGACCCATCTTGATAAGGTGGGGGTCCTTGGATCGTTCCCAAGAAGAGGCACCAATTTTATTAAGGAGAAAATGATGCCTGCAGTTTGGATAGTAAGTGACACACATTTCGGTCACGAAAAAACTTGCACTGTTTTTAAACGTGAAGATGGGTCACCACTTAGACCGTTTAGCAGTGCTGAAGAAATGGATGAGTTTATGGTCAAAGCATGGAATGAACGTGTTAGACCAAATGATAAGGTATACCATTTAGGCGATGTTGTAATCAATAGAAAAGCCTTAAATACCCTACGCAGACTAAATGGCGATAAGGTGCTTATACGTGGTAATCATGATATTTTTAAATTACAAAATTACTTAGAGCATTTTAGAGATATTCGTGGATACCATGTGATGAATGGACTTATTTTAAGTCATGTGCCCGTACATCCAAAAAGTCTTGGACGCTTTGGTTGTAATATACACGGGCACTTACACGCCAATAAAGTTATGAAAGCGAGAGGTTTCGATGCTAAAACAGAAGAAATCTTATATTCAGATGAGATTGATCCAAGATATTGGTGTGCCTGTGTTGAACAAACTGACTTCGCACCTATCTTGTTTGAACATGCTTTAAAAAAGATTGTTGAGCAAGGAGGACGAGTTGGCTTCCAAAATGGAAACGGTCCTACCATGTAATAGATTTACATTTAGGGCCATGCCAACGAGTGTAGTTTGATTTGGATATATTGACAATACCACAATGCTCACAGCTTTTTAAGTGGGCATTGTTTTTTGTCCAATGATTCTCTCCGCTTATTTTTGCTAATGCCACAGGATCATACATTGGATTGTTCTCCAAGAGTTGTTTAGAAGCACGAGCACGATTCTCGGTAAAAGATCCTGGATTGTTGATACGCATACGCTCACGATTCTTCGGAGTATTAAAATGATGTTTACTGCCTAAAGATTTTTGGCGAATAGAATGTTTCAGTCTATTCTCCGGCTTTTTCATATGGTGTGCGTCACCGCAGGGAAATCCTGTAGCCTGATTACTTTGATTCATACATCCGATCTTACCAAAATGTAAATCCAAATAGTATTGTTCTCGCTCGATATAATGCTGTTCATTTTGGCAAACTTCCAAAATAGTTTTGGTAACATTGTTTAAATTTTTTATGCTTTTGGACCAAGTGCCGCTACCAATATATTCATCATTAAGATTATTTGTAGCGTGTCGTCCAATATAGTAGTGTCCGTTTTTATGTTGGACATGATAAATGATATAATGTAAATACATTTGCTGGTGCTCCTCTAAAGCATTAGAGCGGGTGGATGTTGGTAGCATCGTGATCCGCACCTTTATTTATCTTTTAACAGGATAAAAATTAGCATTAACAATGAAGGGGGTACTGTTGGTTTTCGCAATGGCAACGCCCCTATTATGTAGGGGTTGTTGCCAACCTACATTGTCATCATGACAACGCACTTGACTATAATTTGTACTTGTCGTATAATTGGATGGTGGTAATTGATTTAGGAGATTTGATATGACGTTGATTTCTCGTACTAGTTTGATTACAGGGTGTTTAAACACTATGGACTTGCCAATTACTGAAGATATGATTAGTGATTGGATAGAAAGTGACGCATTAATACAACACGCTTTTCCTAACCTCAGTGCTGATGAGCGTGAGTTTTTATTGACAGGAGCAACACCTACTGAATTTAATGAATTATTTGCTGAAGAAGAGCTTGACAACATATCCTAATTAATGTACAATTGATTCTGTTGAGTTAATAAGGAACTAATCATGAAAACCGTAGCTCTCTATTCTCTAGTTGGTACTTCAAAAGCCAAGACTGCCAAAGCAATCTTGTTCCATGATACCCGTACCAACAAGGAAGCATGGATTCCTACCTCTATTGCTTCAGTCAAGTTTATCGGACCTGACTACGCTGTAAAAGTCACTGTGCCCGATTGGTTCTTCAACAAAATTTCTTGGAAAGAACCTACCACTTTTGTCAAAAAAACAACAAACCCATACATCGGTGCTGATATCGGTAACATGATGGAAGAGCGTATGGTTCTTACAGAGATGTACGATAGTCTTGATGAGACTAATTCTGATGATTTTAAACAACAAGAAGAAATTCAAAAACGACTACATTGGATTGATGAAGCAGTAAATATTGCTTGACAAGAAATTAATTTAGATATACAATACTTAAATGGTAAACAAAACGGAGCAAATGATGGAAAAAGTTCTTTACAATAGCCCAATGTTTAACAAAGTATTCTTGATCCCAACTGATGCTGTAAAAACTTATAAAAAGCGTGATGCCGCATTACTTGCTTTGAAAGATCTTGGTGGTATTAATGCTCCACATACTAAAGAAGTTACGAAACTTCGCCAAACCATGCTCAACGCTAAACGCAAGATTGAGCGTGAAGGTTGGTTTTGTGTTCCTGTCTAATTGACAAGAAATTTATTTAGATATATAATTCTTCTATAGTAAACAACAAGGAGCACAAAATGAGCAAGTTGGATAGAGTGTTAGATGAATTGTTTTGGTTAGCCATTTGGTCAATCCCCGCAGTGTTCGTCGTAACCTGTGTGTTTGGTATTGTATACGGTGTGTTGTTTTAAAACAACAGGTTTACAGCACACAAGATCTGTGCTATTATACACTTACACTGAACAACAAGGAGTTTTAAATGGACTTTGAAAAAACCGTGTTAAAAAAGGTTACTGAAGTAACGGATGATTGCTTTTTTTACTCAAGTGGAGTTTTGTCTGTAATTTGTACTCCATATCAAGCCAAAAAAATCTTTAAGAAGTTGACCACCGAATTAAATTTAAAAACTAAGCTTGGAAAAGACGGTTCTTACGGTTTTACCTTTTACTTTGATTAATAAGGAGTAATAGATGGAAATCTCTACTGCAATTAAAGTCCTACATAAAGAATGTGACTTTTTAGGTAAAGGTATGTTAGACCTGATTGATGATATACAAAAACACGGTCATGCAGTATATTCTAATCAAGTGGTGGTAGCTTGTAATGTTTATATTGCATCACGCCGAAAAGTTACTTTTACTGTTTAAGCGAGGTTGAGATGGAAGAAATGATTGCAGAACTTAAGCAATTTGCGCTAGATCATTATGAAGCAGGTGGTCATTGGGTAGTTGAAACATATAGTAAAGAAGATTATATTGAAGTACTTACAAAAGCAAAAACAGTAACTAAAGCTAAAAAAGAACTGAAAAAATATTGGAAGTTTATAAATGAAAGACAAGCTGAGTGTAGGTACGAATAAAATAGTTGACAATTTATCCTAATTGATTTACAATAGATTCTGTTGAGTTAATAAGGAGCGCAGAAATGACAACTTATACTGTTCACATGATTAATTTCGGTATCAACAAGGGTACGTTTCCTACTGCTGAAGAAGCGATTGCCCAAGCTAAAGCAATAGGGTTTGAGTGTGCAATATGGGTAAACGAACCTAACAAAGATCCGTTGCATTTGTGCAATGTTAAGCCCTACTAGGAGTATGTAGATGGACTCACGCTCAGTATCAGCCTTTGATTTTCTACAGCGAGCAGAACGGTATGCTGAAGCTCGTGGTGATGATAATTTCTTTAAGAATTTTTACGTCAATTATCGTGAGTATAACTCAGTAACGGATTCAGTTTGGAAAACTTTAAGTTACCTTTACGGTGACGATGTTGCAAATATGCTAGAGTTTCAATAGCCTATTGACAATAAATCCAAATTTATATATAATTGTTTCTGTACTGATTAATAAGGAACTGAAATGACTACTGCTCTTGATACTAGCGAATTCATCGGAACCACTTCCTATCACAAATTGTTTCTTGGTGACTTGCTCACTGACGGTGCTATGCACGTTGCAGAAACTTGCGGTGCATTTTGGTTGATGGATGAAATTACTTTTGCGCTACGCAATGCACGTAATGCCAAAAAAATTAACTTCAGCACGTTTGTTGTAGTTACCCTAAAGAAAACAAGAACGGGTAGTGCTACGATTACCTTTAGTGATGGTAATGACCTTAGCTTTACCAAGCGTATTGAGTACACAGATTTTCCTTACGATACTTGCAAACTTTATGCAATATTAACTGAAGTTCAAGGTCGCAATCGTTGGGTTGTAATGGTTCCAAGTGAGTACTAATAAATGAAAATTGAAGATAGATATTTAGAAGCAAATCAAAAAGCATTTGACAATCCCCGAATAGGGGATTATTGGAGTGAACATTTTTGTCCATACTTTATTATCGTTGATATCAATGATGACAATTACACGGTATTAAGTTGTTTAGGTGGTCCTCACAGTTTTACCCGTAAGGATGAACTCAATGCTAAAATTGAAGTAGATAGTGGACATTGGACTTTTGATTTAAGTAAATCTATGGTTGTCAACCGTCAATGGATAACTAAGGCTGTAAAGTATGAAAGTATAGATCGCTTTGTAGCTGATGTAGTAAACACTGAAAAGACTCAAAATATAGTATCTGAATGGAGAGAGTTTAAAGGTAAACAAATTCTTAAACAAATTGAAAACTTGCAGAATGAATACTTACAATTTACTGAGTGGAATACATTAAAGAAAGAATCATTGTGAAAGTGATTCAATCATGTTTGACACTATCCTAAAAAATTGTTATGATTCTCTTGTAATGACAAAGGAGAAATTAATGAAGCCAACTTCTGAAATGTACACGACTTTGACTCTTACAGAAAAAGCTGAAATCAAGCAATATGGAATGACTGTAAAAGCAATGGTTGATGCAATTGAAATTACAATGATTGAGGGTGATCGTAGCCCTGAACAAATTGCAAGAACTATGCTTGTTGATGTAGGTAATATGGTTGGTAATGATCCTGATGATATGTTTGAAGCAAGAAAAGATATTAATCGTGTGATTTATATCTTGCAGAATTTCTGTGTCAAGCAAGAAACTACAATTACATTGTTGTCAACAAAAGCAGATCTTGCTATAATTGATGGTGATGTTGAAATGTTGGTTGATGTTCTTAAACAAGCTAAAAATCTTATTGAAGCACAAAAGGAAACTGTATGAAAACCGTGGATCAATTGTTCAAGACTAAACGTGCTGTTGCTACTGCGATGGGTGGTAAGAATAAAGTACGTAAGTTTAAATTGAAGCGTGATTTTGAAGATGGATACAAATTTAATTATCGTAAAAATGTTTACAAAAGTTTTGAATTAGAGGTATAATATATAAGTAGTAATATGCGAGTGTGGTGAAATAGGTAGACACAAGGGACTTGAGTTAAATTTGAGTGCCCTGTTGGAAACAGCAGGAGTAGAACCCGTCAAATTCGGTGAAGGCTGTAAGATGCTAATACCGAGCGAAGCCCGAAAGGGAACGTGTAGAGACTAGACGATGGGGACCTAAAGTAGAAATACCATGGTTAAGGTATAGTCCAGACCACAAACCAAAAGGGTAGTGAAAACTATAGTGGTAAGAAAATCCCTCGCTCACAAGGCGTGTCGGTTCGACTCCGACCATTCGCACCAAATTGAAGAACAATTGCGGGATAGAGAAGTAGAAACTCGTCAGTCTCATAAGCTGAAGATCGGTGGTGCAATTCCATCTCCCGCTACCAATAAAGTGCCTGGTAAGTGTTGGTGATTACATATCTGACTTCCAATCAGACGTATCGGGTTTGACTCCCGAACCAGGCTCCAATAAATAAAAGGAAAACAATATGAACACAGATATACAAAAAATTTATAGTAGAACAGGCAATTTATTTGAAGCTGCTTTGATTGCTGCACAGCGTGTACGTGAACTTAGCGCAGAGCGTAAAGCATCAGAAGAGATAGCAGCACGTGATGCAGTGCAAGCTAACAGAGCAGTGTTTAGTCGCAAGGTTGAGACTAAAACTAGTCAAGCATTGCGTGAAATTGAAGAAGGAATTATTGACAAAACTTATTTGATGAAAATTAAATCAAGGGTAAAAAAGACTAAATTAAGGTGATGACATGAAAAAAGAAATCAATGTATTAGAAGTACTAGAATATCTTGAAAAATGTGGCACTAATACTAAAATATACATTGGTTGTGATAGTGAGCGCATGAGAATAGAAAATGTTTGGTACGCTGACTATATTTTAGCAGTAGTAGTACATATTGATGGTAAACATGGATGTAAGATTTTTGGAGCAGTACAACGTGAACGTGACTTTGACCAAAAAGCAAATAAGCCACGTATGCGTTTAGTTAATGAAGCATACAAAGTTGCGGATTTATATCTAAAACTTGCACCCTATGTTGAATTTGATATTGAAGTACATTTGGATATAAATCCTGATGAAAAGCATAACAGTAGTATTGCAATACAAGAAGCAGTAGGTTATATTCGGGGTACATGTAATGTTATACCTATGGTAAAACCACATGCTTTTGCAGCATCAACTGCGGCTGACCGTTACAAGGAAATTGTCGGTCATCGTAGAGTAGCATAGGAGAGGGTTTCCTCTCCTTATTTTTGGAGAGGAACATGAGTAAAAAATCTAAATCGTTAAAACTTGTAAATCGCAGAACTAAGGAAGAGTGGCTTTGTGAAGATTTTACCAATCAAAAAAATATTGATGGTACAATGTTCGTTGAAGTGTATAAACCTGAAAACGGAAGAAAAGTATGGATGAACGTAACAAATTTAGATAAGAAACGTGTTGACAGTAAATAAAGAATTATATACTATACACACATTAAGGATGGATACAGCAACTTTTTTACATGACTAAGGATTGAGTAATCGATCAGCCTGTTGGGGTTAGCCAACTTTGGGCATAGACGAGATCTATGATAGGCTTGTGATACAAAGTCCCTTGTGGTAGTGGGCAAGCAGAAAATAAATTACCGTATCAACCATCCTGTTAGTTTAAGAATGCTAACAGCAACTTAAAAAATCAAACTTGAAAATTGAAATAAATGCATTCTGTTAAGGAAAATTAAAATGGAATTTAAAACAGCAGTAGAACAAACTGAAGTTACAATTACCACTAATGGTATGGCTGCGTTTAATGGAACAGGTGATGCGCTTGTAGACTTGTTCTTTAAAATTGGAGCATCACGTGGTAAAGATATTACCGCATTATTTGAAAAAGCATTTCAAGAAAGTCCTGAAATTGCAACCAAAATTTTGCTATGGGCACGTGATGTTCGTGGTGGAGCAGGTGAACGTCAATTAATACGTGATCTACTCTTATACATGGAGATTAATCATCCAAGTATGCTAATACGTGTAATCCCACATATCCCTACTTTTGGACGATGGGATGATATGCTAATATTTGCATCACGCACCATGAAAAACTTTGCATACACCTCAATACGTGATGCACTGATGAACGGTGATGGATTGTGTGCAAAGTGGATGCCACGTAAAGGACAAATTGCAGCAGAATTACGCAATTTTATGGGTTTGTCTCCTAAGACATATCGTAAATTATTAGTCAATGCAACTAAAGTTGTTGAAACTCATATGTGCGCTAAAGAATGGGATAAGATCAACTACTCGCATGTGCCATCAATTGCCGCCTCTATTTACAAGAAAGCATTTGATCGTAATGACCATGATCGCTATAAAGAGTATCGTGATGGGTTAGTTAGTGGAACCACTAAAATTAATGCTTCAGCAATATACCCACATGACGTAATTAAGTCATTATCAAGTGGAATCATTGATGTAAGTATTGCACAGTGGGAAGCACTACCTAACTACATGAGTGACGCTAATGTGTTACCTATGGTTGATGTAAGTGGGTCAATGGGCTGTCCTGTAGGTGGAGCTAAAAACTTAACTTGCTTGAATGTTGCAGTAGCATTAGGGTTATATTGTGCTGATAAAAATCGTGGTGCGTTTAAGGATATGTTTTTAACATTTTCTACCAACACCAAGATTGAAATATTAAAAGGTAATATTGTTGATAAAATGAATCAAATGAATCGTGCTGATTGGTCATTGTCAACTAATCTCATCGGAGCATTTGATGCTATATTAAATGTAGCAGTAAACAACAAAGTACCTGAAGCAGATATGCCTAAGTTTTTATTGATTCTTTCTGATATGCAGTTTAATCAAGCAGTACGTGCTGATGATACCGCATACAAAGCAATTGGTAAGAAGTATGCTGATGCAGGATATGATGTACCTAAGATTGTTTTTTGGAACTTAAACTCACATGACAATGTGCCTGTGCAGTTTGATACACGTGGTACAGCATTGGTAAGTGGTTTTTCACCTGCGATCATGAAGTCTATCTTAGGTGCAAAAGATTTCACACCATTGAGCATTATGCTTGATACTGTGAACGTTGAGCGATACAACGTGCTGTAACTGTCGCAAATATTATTAAACCTTCTATTTGCAAGTACTAGTAATAGTACTTGCTTTTTTTTCGTCTAAAAAGTATACTTTTTTACACACAATTATAAATATGGATATTATGATGCGTTTTATTACCGATTTAACTGATACTTTACTAAGTTTTATTAAAGATGATCCTGTACGTCCTGAGATACCTGTAGCGTATCGTGTAGCACCAAACAGATTAGTTGCTGCTACAATGGATAATGAGCAACCATCAGCTATTGTGTGCATATCATTACATGACTTTGTACCTGCTAATGTGCAAGATTTAGATGTAACTAGTTCTAATCCTACTACCGCAGTGTTTTATACTATATGGAGTTACAAAGCAGGTAGTGGTGCAAACTTATTACGCAAAGCTGTTCCACAATTAAGAGAACAATTTCCTACAGTAAATCGTTTTGTAACACTTAGCCCCAAGACTGAAATGGCACGTAAGTTTCACTTAAAAAATGGTGCTATTGTATTACGTGAAAATTCTGAAACTATCAACTACGAATATACTTCCTAATAACTTGATAATATTTCCTCTTTAATATAACATAAATATTATTAAGGAGATTGTCATGGAAAAGCAAGATATCAATTACGAAGATTTACCTGAAGAATCACAACAAGCAATAGACAACTCCACTAATATATCATATGAGTTTGTTGAGTATGATTTATTACCGCAATTAGATGATTTTGAACATCACAATGATGACGATGATTATGTTACAGGTTGTGCATCTTTTATATTGTTTACTAAACTAATTGGTAATTTAAATGAACTTGGTTATAGTATTGAACAACTACACGAATTTGTTGACCAATATTACGACATGTCTAGTAATGATACCATTCATTAATGCAAGTAAATTTTTATTATAAAAACAAACCATCTTCTACAGTCTACGAAATTATTATTGCAGAAATTTGCAATCGTGCTGCGCTTTTAATTCCTTTACCACATGAAATTGATGTAATTTTTGCAAGGTTACATCATTCAACCTATGGTGGTATAGACACAAGTAAATCAAATTGTTTAGTGCTTAGTACAAATTTAAATTTAAAAAGCATTCCTACTATTTTAGTGCATGAACTAATTCATATAAGTCAAAGGCATACAAAGATGTTGCAAATTTACAACGATGGTTCGTATACTTGGATGGGCAAATTTTATTTAAGACAAAATCCTGAAACTTTACCAAGAGAAGAATATCTTAATTTACCGTGGGAAGTAGATGTAAGCACACGCTTACCTATATTACTTGAAAAAATCCTTGACACAGATACAGTAGTGTGTTAAGATACACTTACCTTAACTTAACAACAAGGAAATCAGATGGATGAGCCTGATTATAATTTTCCACGTACTTACAGTGATTTTTTAGAATTACGTGAATATTTAAATTTTTTGAAAAGTAGTTTGGACGATGTTGATCCGAAAAAATTTAATGATGAATTAGCTGAAAGTTATAGTAATATATTAAATGGTATTGAGGCAGCTTTGACGTTAGCTGAGCTTGATTTTTCTGACGATGTATTACATGTTCGTGATGCAAAAGATGTACTATCAAAAATTTATGGTAAACCTGTATTATAAAGGAAATTAATATGAGTAAAGAAATTCGTAGTGAACGTATGAAAACTGTTGTAGGCATCACTGTGCATAGTGACCCTGAAACGGGATGCACTTATCAATCTGTTCGTGTAGGTGAAGATATAGTCAAGCGTATTAAAACATCAAGACAAAAAGGTTACGTATTACGCAAGGGTATTTCTGTTATTGAAGAAACTTCAGAATGGCAAAATCTCCCACATCCAATGAAAAAAATTGACGCTTTTAAATTTGCTGCACGTGATCCACAATCGCAATTCATCAATAACCAAAGTTATGTTGATGCGTTTGAGGAAAAAATTGCAAATATTGAAGGTCGTTTACATCGTGAGGCTACACGTAAACCACGCTTAAAAGTCAATAGCGCAGAAGAATTACTAGCTATGATAAAAGCTAGCCCATCAGAATCTGTTGAGGAACCGATGCATGTCAACATGGGACAGTAATAGTAAAACACGGTCGCAAGTTAAAGACCGTGTAAAATTTGATCCTAAGAACGATGACCACATAAACCAAGTTATCTATTTTAAAAAACATTCAAAATGGGAAAAGGGGTGTCCATTTGAAAATGAGTGGCCTTGGAGTGATATCCCACGTATGATTGACGATAGAATAACAAGACATTACCTATCACAATTGTCATAAAAATTGAAGCCACCGTTTGGTGGCTTTTTTATTAGAACGTGCTTAATGCTATGCGTTTCCATAACCCACTTGTTATACAAACATACAAGTAAGATGAATCAAAAGCAAGTTGACCTGCAACGCCTGGGTCGGTGTTGGCGGGAGAACCACCTGCTGAAATAACATTACCACTAACATACAATCCGCTTACATTACCTGTAGCTGCTACAAATCCTGAGATTACAGCATTGCCACCCGCATAAACATTACCTTGTGTGCTTATACCACCGTTTACTCGTAGCGCACCTGATGTAGTGCTTGTGGCAGGTGATGTTCCTGTTACATTAGCTACTGATGATATGTTTACAGTACCCGCATTGATGGTTGTAATATTACCTACTGTAGCAATTGCAGTAGATGTACCAATGTTTCCTGTGTTTGCATTGCCTGTTACGCTTAGTGTACCACTCGTGGCTAAATTTCCACCTGTTACAGTGCCTGTTGCTATGACTACTCCACTTAAACCTAAATTACCAATATTTGAGTTACCTGTTACACTGAGCGTACCACCTGTAGATACATTACCACCTGTTACAGTCCCTGATGCTGTAATTACACCACTTGCACCAAGATTACCTATGTTAGAATTAGCTGTGACACTTAACGTGCCATCTGTATAAAGATTGCCACCTGTTACAGTGCCATTGGCAGTTATAATACCGCTTACTGCGATATTACCTGCATTAATATTACCTGTGATATTTGCAAAATTGTTTGAAACTAAATTGCCTACTGTTAATGTTTGAGCAAGATTACCACCACCTGTAGATTCAAAACTACCACCCGTGATAGAACCACTTACAATAACTAAACCGTTGGAACTAAGGTTACTAATATTAGCATTGCCTGTTACACTAAGCACACCACCTGTAATAATGTTTCCACCTGTGATAGTCCCTGTTGCAGATACTGCCCCTGCTGTTGTTAGATTGCCACCGCTAACGTTGCCTGTAGCACTCACCAATCCACCTGTAGTTACATTGCCACCTGTGACATTACCTGTAGCAACAACTCGTCCACCTGTGTTAATATTACCACCTGTGATATTACCTGTTGCTAATATTAAACCACTTGTACCTATATTACCTATATTGGCATTACCTGTAACACTTAATACGCCACCTGTACTAATATTACCACCATCAAGATTACCTGTAGCACTCATAATACCGTTGCTACTGATATTTCCCACATTAGCGTTACCTGCTAACAATGAACCTGATGTTGACAAATTACCCGCTGTTACTGTTGCTGATACAGTAAGAGAAGTTAAATTTCCAATGGATGTAATATTTGGTTGTGCAGCAGTCGTTAATGTTCCTGTTAATAAGTTACCACGTACAGTACCGCTATTGGCAAAAATATTAGAAGTTGATATTAAATTACCGTTTAGATAAGTTGTACCATTTGAAAATAAGTTATTAGTTACTACCAAATTACTTGTATTTGCAAAAGCAATTACTGTAACATTGCCAACACTTGTTATGTTGCCAATGGTTAGTGAGTTGCCAAGTGAAGTAATATTTGGTTGTGAACTAGAATTAGTTGTTAAAGCACCTAATAATAAATTACCACCTACTGTACCACTATTTGCAAAAATATTACCATTGGCAATAATATTGCCAATGGTTGCTGTACCTGTAATTCCTGCACTTCCACCATTGACATTTCCTACAGCAACGACATTTCCTGCAGTTGTAAGATTTCCACCACTTACATTACCTATAGCATTTACAACACCTGATGGATTGATATTGACTACGTTAAGATTACCTGTAAAATTGCTTGTTCCTGTAACAATTAGTGTGGCTATATTGGCATTACCTGATATGGTAGCATTACTTGATAAGGTAAGATTAGCACCACTTATATTACCGTTAACGTTTACACCATTACCTAACCAAAACGAACCACGTAAATTACCAAAAGTGTTAAAAGCATAAACACCACTATTTGCGCTTGTTTCTGATACATTACTACCTACGGCAAATTCACCGTTTCCTGTATCCCATCCCATAAAGGCATCAATAGGAGTGCCATTATAATAATGTAATACCATACCACGATCTTTACCATCATTAGTCGTAAGCGGGGCACCATTCGGTCCACCCCCTAACTCAATCGTTGGGTCAGTAAGATATATAACATTACTATTAATATAATTTAAGTTTCCTGTAACTGTTAAATTACCACCAATAGCAGCATTTCCACTTACAGTTAAGTTTGACAATGTTCCAAGTGATGTAACATTTGGTAATGCACTAGCGATTCTAAAGTATATAGTACCTGCGGTAGTAATTTGTGCGCTTGTTGCCCCATCTGATACGGGATAGGTAGTAGACATGAGCAAATCACCATTACTGCGTGTTTCTATAAGGGTAACTGTACCACCACCCCCACCACCTCCACCTGTTAAGGTAAGGATAACATCGCCTGTTAATGAATTTGCTACACCAATAGGTGATGTTGCGTTAGCAATTGCAAACCCTGCACCCACGGTTAATCGTGTTACACCTGTGTTGGTAATCGTGACATTACCTGCGCTTGTGACAGGACCGCCTGTAACGCTAATGCCATTACCATTGACAAACCCTACGCTTGTAACGGTTCCTGCGTTTCCATTTGCTATGCTTGTAATACGTCCATATTGGTCAACCACTACGTTAGGAAATCTATAAGTTCCTGCAGTAACTCCGCTATTAGATAAACCAATCGTAAAGTTAGCATTACCACCTGCCTGTAATACTACGTTAGGATTGACTGCTACGCCTGTTGCACCTGTTATACTAACACCTGTAATAGTGCCACCACCGTTACCGTTTCCACCTCCACCAACTGAAGTAATTTGTACAACACCTGAGCCTAAATTGCTAATTGAAATATTATCCCCAGGTATAATCTGCCTTATACCTTGGTTTTCAATACGTAACGTTGTATTACTATCAGCGTATACACCGATTCCATTTCCTGCATCAATAGTTTTCCATTGACTTGCAGTATTTGACAAAATGCTAAAATTATTTTGTGCTTTATTAAAAGCCAACCACAAACTGTCACTATTAGCAGTTTGATTTGGTTGTCCAATATTAATATTAGATAAATTGATATTCGCTGAACTTGGCATTATTCTTACCCTCTATAGGGTATTTATCCATACAAAGATTAGTATGGACTGAAACTACTTCCACATCCACAAGTTGTCACAGCATTAGGATTTTTTATAACAAATTGACTACCTTCTAGTGATTCTTTATAGTCAATTTCAGAACCTTCTAAATATTGTGCAGACATAGCATCTACCACAACATCTACACCATCAAATGTCATCGTAAGGTCATCTTCATTGGTAGGTGTATCTTCAATCATAAACCCATATGAAAATCCACTACACCCACCACCTTGAACGTATGCTCGTAATTTACTTGGAGTAGTTTCTTCGTTTAAAATTTCTTTAACTTTAGTTATTGCTGAGCTTGTTAATGTAATCATTTTAATTTATTTAAGTAATCCATAAAATTATCATGTCTATCTTTTAAACCATATAATGCAGGATTAATGAATTTAGTTACTGCAGCGGTATCTGAAAAGTTTTTAACATATGGTTTTACTCGTGTTGACCAATACCATAGCGCAACTTTTGCTGATAACACCATGTCTGTTTCTAGTTTTTTACGATTTGCTGCTGCTAGTTTTTCAGCTTTTCTATCTTTTGGGTTTGGATTTACAAACATTATACCTAGTGCATCACCCGCAGCTTTATAATTGTCACGCCCTGTTAATTGTATAAATCCACGTCCTTTGTATTTTTCGCCATCGCCTGGGGCTTTGTTGCCTAGGATTTTAGCTGTTTTTGGTGCATGCTTAGGGTCGTATTTTTTAAAATAGTCTTTGCCTTGTGGTACTTCACGTAACTTTTTAAAGTCCCAACTTTCATGTTGCATTTGTGCTAAAAATTGTGCTAATTCAGTACCATGTAGTCCTGAATTAACTGCGATTGTATAAAGAGCATGTTCATTCGGTGTAAGTGGTTTATATTCTTTTTTAGGTTGTTTAGGATGTGTTTTAGTGTCTTGTTTTACTTGTGGTGCTACTTGTTTTGCGGGTTCAGTTGGTTGAAATGATTTTACTTGTTGTTTAGGTTGTACTTGAATAACTTGTGCTGCAGGTTGTGGTGGTTCTTTATCACCTTTATATAAATTAGCACCATGAAAACCTAAACCTGCAATCGGTATAGCTGCTGCAACTACTTCTCTCCAACCTTCATCAATATGAGTGTTGTGCTGCTGCCTGATAAATTCTGATGCTCTCATTCGCCACCACCATCTCCACCACCATCAGTAGCTACTGCTACACCAATTGGATATCCAAAATAACCGTATGCACGTGATTTTTTCTTTTTCTTCTTTTTTACTTCATCTAAATTTTTTTCATCATGTGATTTTAAATAGGTAGCTAACGTTTGTAATTGTTTTTGATTCATATCATCTAAGTGCTTTATACCTGTAAGCTGTTTTGAAAGTTCTAAAAATTCAGGGTCATTGTCCCACTTAATTTTCTTTGCATCAGCTAATTTATGTATATCAGATGGTTCTAATGATTCATTCTTTTTTCTGCCTTGGCAATGAGCACGTTGGCTAAATCCTTTAGGATTATTACAATTAATAGAGCGTTTGTATTTTGCGCTCCATTTTTCTGTAATAAATTCTGCTGCTCTCATCGGTATGCCTCACCCCAACGTGCATTGATTACATTCCAATTAATGATACGCCAAATATTTTCTAGATATTTTTTCTTGTCTGTGCCATAATCAATAATAAAAGCATGCTCCCACATATCAATAAGCAATAATATGTCATCACGTACTTCATGATTATGTATAGATTTAATACTACCATCACGTGCAAGGTATATCCAATTACTACCTTGTAGTTTCATAGCTTCTGTAGCAACTTGGTCTACAAAATTTTCATAGCTTTTGTACTTAGTTTTTATAAATCCACCGATTGGCCCGTTAGGGCGATTATTTGTTCGTGGTTCACGGTATTGTGGAAACAAGGTATTATGTAAGAAATATCCTGCATAATTGAACTCAGCATCACCTTCATCGTTGTTATACCTTGTTGTATAACCATGTGCTAATTTTTGATGCAAGTTCATTGCATCTGATGATATAACAGGTGCAAATTGTGTATTTTTAAAAGCTAAAGGAACAATTTCTATTTGTTCTGCTTTAGCCTTTGTTTCTAGTAAAGTTATTAAATCCCTCATCTAATTATTTAGTCAAAAGATGGGGTTAGTGTCGCCTTGTTATTCTACCTTTTGTAAAATCGTATGGACTAAATTCTAGTGTTACACTATCACCAAGTAAAATTTTTATTTCATTCTTGCGCATTTTACCGCTAATGTACCCAATAACAGTTTGTCCATTTTCTACTTTTACTCTGAACATAGCATTAGGCAATACTTCAGATACGGTGCCCATAAGGGAAATTGTTTCTTCTTTAGCCATTAATTCTTTAGTGTTTTAAACATTTCAGATTTTGCAATAATCTCTGCTTCAAGTTCACGATAGCGATTACCAAGTTCTTTTAATTCTTCCCAACTATTTTCCAACTCTTTATTAGGCTTAAGTAAAGCAAGCCTTTGTTCAATTGCATCCAAGGTTTCTGACAAGTTTCTACCTTTAATCTTAACTTCACCTTCAAAATTTGCATCACCTGTTACTTCTAAAGAATTCTTCAAAGTGCCAAGATCACTCCAACCCATATTTGAAGAAATCGTATTAGATGGGTAGTTTATCCCCGTAGAAATCGTATTAGATGGGTAGTTTATCCCCGTACCTACACCTATGGACGATGGGATTATTGTTGAAAGTTGTGCAGTGGTTAATGGTTGAATAGGAGATAATTGTATGGATGATAATTGGTCAGTTGATAGTGGATGCAATGCCATACTACCCCAATCATAATCACTAAGACAAATTGAGTCTAAACTATTTGCTGAAATGGTTAACGTATCTTGATTTGTTTGAGTTTTTTCAAGTTCATCTAATAAATTTAGAATATCATTAGTGGTTAAATTTTCTTTAGTATCCATCTTCCTTGTTCGTCTAGGTTAAAGTCAAGAGTATCACCTTCTTTCCATCCCATTTCTTGTAACAATTCTTGGGGTAAGGGCAATAATAGATCGCCGTTGTCATCCTCTTGTGTTATGACTTCATACGATGTTTTAGTCGTTTGTTGTGACATGTGTATACTTAGTTACTTTTGAAGGTAACTAAAAATTTACCTTTTGTTTCTGTTCTCAAGGACTGCCAATTTAATTTCTTGATCATGGACTTCTTCATGTATACTCTTTACTGTATATTCTATATCAGAAACTTTATTTTTCAAGTGGTCTAGGTCAATTTTTACACTTGAAAGCATCCTATTTTGTTCAGAATGTTGTTCGTTAGCCTTTGATAAACTATAGTTTACACGATTAAACCACATTTTACCTTGAATCCATGCTCCTCCTAAGCCGAAAAAGAACAATAGAATCAGCCAATCTTCCTGAATTGTTTTCAGTATTTGCAAAATATCCATGGTTTATTTTACCAAGCACGACAAGACCAATAACGTGCTTTCCAACGTGGGCCTGGGTTTTCGCAGTGGTGTCTTGCTCTAAATGATTTTCTACGCTTAGGGTTAGATTTTTTAATCTTCATTTTTTTGTCGCCAAAGTTTACTTTGACCACATTGCCTTTTGGTCCTTTCACATAGACCTTAGATTTTTTGACATCTCCTGCCATAGGTTTACCAAGTGGTACTTCACGTCCTTGATACTTTGCTTCTTCCATATCCTCAGACTCATGTAAAGATTGTTTGACATACTGCATTATATGCAACAATGTTTGGGCATCAGCATGAATAACGACACCATCTTCAAGCACCTGAGATACGGTAGTTTCAACTAGAATTTCACCTAATTCAAGGTCAAATGCGTCACCTTCACGTATCTCATCATCTACTGCAATGTCCCAAATTTTCATAGCTAACCTCTTGGCAATATCTAATATTTATCTTATTTTTCAGATTTAGCTTCTTTGTCACGCTGTGCATCTTTTTCTTTTTGAGCAGCATTTGTTGCATTTGCTTGTTGAGCACCTGCTAATGCTGCCTCACGTCCTGTTCCTGCTAACATAATACCTGACAATGTACCGCATAAAAAAGTAGCTACAGGAATAATTAATTCAAAAAATTTATTATCAATTGGACTGATTGCGTCTAAAGGTTGTGTTACAAACATTATACTATAAAGTACAGTAAACACAATACCAATTAATGTTAATGCTAAACAACTACCTATGAATACTTTTAAACGAACCATTAGTTCAGTTTCAGTATAACGCTCACCGTTTTTGCTTACTTTTTGTGAATCCATATCGTTCATTTTTTACACTCCACAACTTTTTTATTGAAAATTTGTTCGGGGCAATCATGGTTAACTTCACACACAGGTTTAGTACATCTCTCTGTACCCCAATTAGCAGGATCTTGGCAAGGGTAACGATAACGTGCCTCGCATCCTACTAACCCCAATGAAAATAATAGTATTGTTATTATTTTAGTCATATTTTTTCCATCTTGGTGAATCTTTTTGTTTTACTTCTAACTCTTGTTCTTTTGTTTCTTTTGAGTTACTTATATACTTATCAATTAATGCGTTTCCAACCCATGCTGCCATATATCCTGCAAAATACCATTCACTAAATCTTTCTTCTACGATAAGATAGACAAAACCCCATGTTGATACAATCCATGCACCAAATCTTACAAATTTCTTTTCATCAATTCTATTATTTGTACATATAAGATCTTTTAAATCAATATTACTTTTACTGTCTCTGTGCCATACATACAAAATAAAAACAAGAAAAAATACAACTAAAGCTAATATGCCATTCAGCCCTAATTGTACTTTGTTAATTTCTGTCCAATTAATCATAATACTATAAATATTTATTAAAATTAGGGATCTCTCATGCCAAGAAAGCTACAACAACCACAAATTCAACTGAGTAATACGCAAAAAATTATACTATGGCTTCATTCAAAACCAATCTATACAACGATATTAATACTTTGTTTTGTTGCTGTGTTTTTATTAGTTATTTTATCAACTAAGTCATCCCCTAAAGAAACCATTACAGAAAGTATTCCAAAAAATGTTACAGTGAATGAATTAAATGTATTAATTGAACAACTTGAAAAGCAAAATATTTCAATACAAAAATTAGAAGCACAAAATAGTAGTCTTGAAAACAGTGTAAAATTACTTGAAAAAAGACTACAAGCAAACACAGATGTTTTAAAACGATTTTGTGAGTACATTGTAGTTATTACAGTAGATAAAAAAATTATTCCTAGACAGTGTTTGGTTGATTACAAATGGGTTAAAGAAGAAGGTCAGTAGTTAATTATGTTATTTTGGTTAAAAATGACCTGATAAATATGAAATGGATACAAAACTAGCTACTATTATATGCAGTGATGTGATTGGTTATAGTTCTCAAATGCAAAAGGATGAAGTGGGAACTTTAGCTAAGCTTGATGCATGTAGAGGAATTATTGATCCGCTAATTACATCTTTTAATGGACGTTTGTTTAACACAGGTGGTGATAGCATATTACTAGAATTTGCTAGTGCCGTTGATGCAGTAAAATTTTCTATAGAAATGCAAAACCAAATGCAAAAACTTAATAATGGTTTAAGATGGCGCATTGGTATGCATATGGGTGAAGTATGGATTTATGGAACCAATCTAATGGGTGATGCAGTAAACTTGGCTGCACGTACGGAAAGTTTAGCTGACTATTGTGGTGTTACTATGACTGATATAGTTTACAAATTAGTATCACCTAAAATGAAAGATATAAAGTTTATTAGCAGAGGAAAACAAGAATTTAAAAATGTTGACCCTATGGAAATATGGAGCGTGGTATTACCATACGCTGAACCTAACCCACATTTAAACAAAGAAACTAAAAAACAAGTTAGTGATACAACTAAAAGTCATGCTGATTTAATAAGAGCAATCGTTAACGACCAAGCAGCACGAAACCGTAGTTTACAGGATGCTATGACGTTTAAACATGATGGTAAATACTCACCTGCTACTCGCATTTTAATGTGGCGTGTTAGTAAAAATGACCACGTTGCTTTAGATGAACTCATTAATTTGTTACAAAAAAATATTGTACCCGCTGATTTAAAACCTTATGTACATGCAGTCTTTAGAGAGTTTTGTCAAAAAGTCAATAGTGACATTGCTATAAAAATAGCTCACTTAGTTCAACATGAAGCACGAAGTTTATCATTACAAATGCTTAAGCAAGCTGCAAAAGTAAGTGATCAAGCTAGTTATGAATTAGCTATGTTGATATTCAATGACCCACATAGTAGTAATACTGAAATAGAAAATGTTATTGGTGATTTAAAAGAAAGTGCAATGAAACGCAAGGTACCTGCTATGTTAAGCCTAGGTAAGTACTATTTGCAAATAAATGACAACAAAAATGCTTTTAGATGGTTGTATGCTGCTAGAGCAGAACATGATAAAGAAGCTCAAAAACTATTAGAAGATTTGACAAAAATTATAAGCAAATCAGATTTTAATAATTATAAAACAGATGGTGATGCATTAGTGGATGAAATTAAATTCATTGATGATAATAGAATGAGATAATTGTAATAGAAACTTACTTAGTTTTATTTTTAATCTTTAAATAAGTTTCTACTTTTTGATTTAAGCGAATAAGGTCATTATCAAGTATTCTAATTCTATCAATAAGTTCAACTAAAGTTTGATTAGCTTCACTAATAACAGGTTTTACTTCTTTAGTGACCCAATTCCAAACATACCATAATAAACCCATTAACCCAAATGCTGCAACAATTGGAAACCCATATTTACTTATAAGTTCAGCGATATCCATAATTTTTCCAATTCAATAAGCATGGGGTGATCATAAGGTATATTTATAGCAGCAGCATGTAAAAGTTCTATCATTAGTCATTCCTTAAGTCTTTTCTGTCTGCTCTAGCTATTCTGTCATATTCAGGTTCAATTCCTAAAGCTACACTTACTTTTGAGTCTATTTGAATGAGTTGATTATTCATAGTATCAATTCTACTATCTAATCTACCAATCATAGATTTCATACTAATGACGCTTGATGTAACTCCTGCTAATATAAACTTAAAAACTAAAAAAATGAAAAATCCTGCAATACATGCTCCTGCTATAGGAAATCCTAAATCAATAACATGGGTAATCCAATCAAATTCTTTCATTTGTTAGCCAATGGATTATCTAAAGCTTTTTTAAGATCATCATTAATTTTCTTATCTAATGCTTTTAACTTTGCATCCACCTCTTTATTATTAGCAGCAATTGCTTTGGTATTTTCCGCAGCCATACGATTAATTTCCTTTGTAGCTGCATTTATACTTGCATCAGCAGCTTTTTGTATATTTCGTACATCAGTCTTAACCTCCGCAACTGTTCTATCAACTTCACGTTGTTGTTCTTTATTTCTACGTTCAACATCTTCTACAGTTTTCTCAATACGACGAAGATCATTTTTCAAATCATTCTTAATATCTCGTGTATATTCTGCAGTTTTATCACTACCTTCTTGCACAGCTTTTTGAGTTTTATTGGCATTTTCTTCAATTAATGACAATCGTTTATCAAACTCTGTAAGATCAGGTGCAACATATTCAGCAATCTTTTTCTTCATACCGACATAATCTTTGTATACTTCAAAAGCACCATATAATCCACCTAACAATGATGAAACTAAAGTAAATGCAACCATTAGTTTAGCAGGTGTAAATTCATACCCACCAATACTAATAACGGTATCTTTACTAGCATACTTTTTTGCAGCAGCTTCTAAATCATCAACCTTTTTGTTTAAATCAACTTTTTCTTCTGACATTTTTACTTCCTTTAATGTTTTGTAGCAAACCTACTTGATAGTAATTCACGCATCAAGTTTAATTCTTCTTGATTTTGTATTACTATTTCTTCATCTAAATCATCTTCATCTTCCCAAATATACTGTGGAATTCGTAAGAACATATAGATATCTTTCCATGTGGTAGTCACACCTTGTTGATAGCATAACTTAATGACATTAAATATTGCATCAGATACATACTCAGCTATACTTCCAAAATGTGTTTTCATGTTATTTCCTGTACTGTTGGTCAACCATTTCCTGATGTAAACGGTCACTTCCTAGTTGTCGTAGCGCACGTAAGTTGTCAACAGTTTTTTGATTACGATAAATTTCTTTTGGTGCATAAAATGCTACATCTTTTAAAGCAACACTGTACGCATTAAATCCTACAGGAGTTATAGCAATGTTGTTTATTGATACTCCCCCTGCTGCATCATTATCTTGAACGTTTGTTTTAACAGTTTGTGTTGTTGTATTTTGTGTTGTATTTTCAAACGCAGTTGGTCGCTGTTCAACAATTTGATTTATTGGATTATTACGGTCTGTTAAAAAATTAGAACTTACTGTAGGATTATCAACTTGTGTAACAGGCATAACTGTCGTCATACCAAAATTTCTTGTTTGTTGTTCTAAAACACTTTGCGTATTAGGAGCAAGAACAAAATCATTACTCAATAAGGTTCTTTCTTGTTGCTGAAAAGAATTTTGTTTTGTATCAATTGATGCATTTTGGCTTGGGGGTTGATACAATGTTGCACTCGTGCTTGATATTTGATTTTGTATGTTTGGTGGTAATATAGGATTAAATGCTTGTATTCCTAAATTATTAACCTGCATAGCATTAAATTGAACTATTGCAACAGTTGATGTAGAAGATGATACATTATCTGTTTGTGTATTAGTACTATTAACTGTTCTTTGTTGTATAGCAGCAGTTACCACGCTTGTATTAGCAGGTTGTGTTCCAAATCCCATCATATTATTTTGTCTTGAGGTATCATTAGCGAAAATTTGATTAGCATTTTCTGACCCATCAGCACTAGCACTACTTTTTTCTGCAGCATCTTTTGCAATGTTTTCTGCTTGACGTAAACTTGATATTGCTGCAATATTTGCCCCTTCTATAGCACTTTTACTTGCTTGATTAGCTATTGTACTTTCACGCTCTTGGTTTTTACTGACTAAGTTTAATGCAAAATTAGTATTTTCATTGCTTGTTGTCATTGGTTTAGATGTTACTCCACTTAAGTTACTATTTGTTGACTGTGTAGAATTAGAATTAATTGTAACTGTTGGTTTTGCTAATTCTGTATTTTCTGCGGTAGTAACTGTAACTGTAGGGGATGTAGTTGTTACATTGTTAACAGTTGTAGTTATATTACTTGTAGGTGTAGAGGTGACACTTGCTACAGTTGTTGCTAACTGTGCATCTTGTATCGCCTTTACTTCGGATGCTATTCGTTTAATTTCTGCATTAAAATTTGAACAATTTGGACTATATAATGGCTGCGTATAGCAAGGATCAGGTGTCCATATAGGTCTTGTCCATCCCGCAAATGCAAAATTATTCCATACACTATCTGACCACCATTGTACAGAACCCATGTCTAACGTATTTCTTGATTCATTAAATAATACTCGGTTATAATAACTTCCACCTGTATTATTACCTTGACGATATTGTTTGTCGGAAATCAATATATTATTATTTTTATCAGTAACTCTAAAGTTAATATTTCCCCCACCATCTGTTCTCCAATCTGTACACCAAAATAAAAAACTTGCATAACAAGAACCGTAGTTATACCAATTAAAACCATATTCATAACCATGTAATTGCACACCACCACCTATGTGTGGCAATGAAGTTGCTATATTGTAACTATTAAAAAATAATGGACTTTGTGCATTTTGAATGATATTGTTAAAGCCTGGGCAGTTGGGGTTAAAAGCAGGATTTAATATACATGGGTCTACGCTGTAATTTGCACGAATGTAAGCATCCTTTACTTGTGGTCCATAACACGTGCTGCCTAAACAAGCCCAACCACCTGCATCTTGCCCTATAATTCCCATATTAACTGAACCTGCTTGGAATAAAGGTTTAGCACCTGCAAAGGTATAAGTTACTGCTAATGTTTGCCAATTAGGATTGTATGCAGGATTACCATCTGTCATATTTTTTAATCCTAGTTGATGTACAATAAAATCGTTTTGCCCTGATGCAGGGTAGTATCCTATTTCTACTCTAAGATTGTCTTGTACAGGATTAGCAGGAGCAGCATTTTGGCTAGTTCCATCGCAATTTGTTCCTATACTATTTGCACAAGGGAAACTATATTTTAAACCATAACTAAATCCTGTTACAAAAACTGCATTGCTATTTAAATAACCATGTGATAAATTGGATAGACTTACACCTGCTACACCTAATTCTTCCTTTATATAACTAAATGTATATCCATTTGTTGGGTCAAATGAACCTAGTGGTGAAGCATTAGGCACCCAAGCAGGACTTCCCGATGAACTACTCCATCCACCACTAGTTTTTAAACTACTATCAAATGGTATTAAATTTCCTGATGTTAAATCAACACTGTATCCACTTGGTGTATTAGGTGATGTTTGCCCATAACAAGTGGATATAGTTATAGAAAATAAGAAAAACGATATTATTTTTTTAACCATTTTCTTTCACATGTTTTGGCATTTTGTCAGGATTCTTTAACCAAGCTTCTTTGGCTTGCTCGCCAATCAATCCTTCGTATGGGCATGGTGTACCTGCCATAAGCATTGCATCAAATACTCTACGGTCTTGGCACATGGTAGCAACAGCAGCTACTTTCATGCCCATGTCATACAATGTTTTGCTTAATTTTAAACGTTCACAATTCATATCACGTTGCGTTCCACCTAGTGACATACCAAACAATTGTGTTTGTACAGCACCACTTGCTCCTGTAGTACACAAATCAGGAGAACCACCACTCATCATTGATGGAGCAATAGCTGTAGGTGGTGGTTGTATAACTTTTTGCGTAATTGTTGTGTCATTAATATTACGGTTAGTCATATCACCTGTTTGAATATTTTGATTTACCGCAGTGCTACTGTTTTGATTTACATTAGTATTAGTTGAGGTAGCAGTGGATTGATTAATATTACGATTAGTCATATCTCCCGTTTGAATATTGTTATTCGTAGTAGTTGCTGTCGTAGTATTAATATTACGATTGGTCATATCTCCTGTTTGAACATTGTTATTATTATTAGTACTTGTGGATGTACTTGCATTGTTGTTATTGTATGTCATTGTGCCTGTATTAATATTGTTATTAGTATTAAGACTTGTAGAATTGTTTACATTTGTGCTTGTGCTTGTAGAAGTATTAATATTACGATTAGTCATGTCTCCTGTTTGAATATTGTTATTAGTGCTTGTGGATGTGCTTACATTGTTGTTATTGTAGGTAACAGAACCTGACATAATATTTCTATTAGTATTATCAGCGGTAGATGTACTTTGATTAATATTAGTAATTTGTCCTGATTGTACATTATAATTTGTATTTGTATTTGATGACGTACTTGTACTTGCGTTATTATTATTGTAAGTCATTGTACCACTGTTAACATTATTGTTATTATATGTTACTGAACCACTCATAACATTATTGTTATTGTTAGTTACTGTGCCACTTTGAACATTGTTGTTTGTATTAACACTAGTGCTTGTGCTTGTACTCGTATTTTGATTTACGTTGGTATTAACACTATTACTATTCACAGTGCTATTATTTGTGTTAGTGCTTGTAGATGTACTAACATTATTCGTAGTTACAGAGCTTGTACTGTTGGATGTTGAATTAGTATCAACTAAACTTTTTGAGTCATATCCTCCTTGGTTAAGTGGAGTGGTAGTGCTTGTAGTTGTACCATTGGTGGTGCTTTGTGTGCTAGTATTTTGTGCAAATACCGTAGACATGAATAAAGCTGACCAAAGGATTATTATTATTTTTTTCATTTGCGATTCCTTTTGTACGGTCTATAGTATTTAGGTGCTAATATGGACTAAATACTATGGTAGTTTTTAACAAAGGGGGCTAAAAATGCTAGAAATGATTATATGCCTTGCAATTGGTGCATTTATTGGATGGAATTTTCCACAACCACCTTGGGCTAAAGTAGTTCAAGAAAAAATAATGAATATGTTTAACAAAGGAAAAACACATGAGTGAACAAAAAACTGAAGTAAAACCTTTATCTAGAAGTGAAAAAGAAGCTAAAATCAAAGACAAGGCAGGATTTGTTATTGTATTTTTAGCAGCTATTTTAGCCATTAATACAATGTTAGGTGGTAGTAATAGTAGTAAAATTCAAAACAATACGATACAAGCTAACAATATGTGGGCATGGTATCAAGCTAAAAACGTACGTGGTGTATTGTATGAAATCAATGCAGCAGAAACTCAAATTCCTGCTAACAAAGAAAAGTTTTTAGCTGAAGCACAACGTATGACTGATGACAAAAAAGAGATCATGGAAAAAGCTAAAGCACTAGAAGCAGAGCGTGATGCAGCAAAACAAAAGTCTCCATGGTTTACATGGGGTGGTAGCACATTACAAATTGCGATTGTGCTATTAACTGCAAGTATTTTAGCAGTAAGTATGCCCATGTTTTGGATTAGTTTAGTAGTTGGTATATTCGGTAGCTTATTTGTAAGTCAAGCTATTTGGATGTGGATACCATTTTTAGCTTAATAAGAAAAGCCTCTTAGGAGGCTTTTTTTAAATACTATATTTGCTTCTATCTGCATTAAAATTTTGTAGGACTTGAGCAGATGTTAAAGCAGCATTATATAATCTAGTTACACCAATCCGTCCGTTAAAGTATTGGCTATATTCACCATTATTATAACTACCTAAGTATAAATTGCTTGGTGTATTTAAAATACTATTTAATGTATGATTAACGCTGCCTATGCTTACGCCATTGATATAAGTTTGTAGTGTTTTTGTTCCACCACTATTTGTCCATACATAGACAACTTGTTTCCAAGTATTTAATGGTAAGTTATATGTTGTGCTATTGACATATCCACCCGCTCCATCACCCATTTGAGCATAAAGATTACCGTTATAACGAATACTATAACTAACGTCTGCAGAAAGTCCACCTGGATCAAACTTACCTAATATGACCTGTGAACCTCCCTGACCTGTTTGGTATACCCATGCTTCCATTGTCCAACTACCACTGCTAGGCTCTAGTAGTACATTATCTGCAACAGCTACTTGGCTTGAACTACCATTATAAGTAAAGTATGGATTAGTATAGGTTATATTACTTAAAGTCCCCGCTAAAGAGGTATTAGCAAGATTGGTAATTGTAGACCCACTGCCTGAGTAACTTGTACTAAAACTTGGATCATACCATAGAACTAAATTTGATGTTACAATGTTTGGTAATTGAAATCTTGATAGTTGGTTATAATAATTTTGCAATATTTGTTCTTGAGTAAGTTTACTAGTATAAACTTCCATGTTGGCAACATAACCAAATGATTGAACATTGGGTGTTCCAACACCACCTGTCCAATCGTGACTGTTCCCTGCTATAGTTTGAACTGTAGTTCCTACTTGTTGTCCGTTAATATAAAATGTTTGACCGCTACTATCGCCTGTAACAGCCCACTGTACCCAAACATTTGCAAGACTGCCTACATCATAACCTGCTGAATAAAATAGGTTAGTATTGTTATCATACATACCCAATGTATTTGAACCTAATTCTATTATTAAAGGGTGATCGGCGGGACTTGTTCTAAACAATGTGCGCCATGTTGCTGAACTTGATATCATTCTTGCCCAAGCAATATAAGTAAATCCTGTTGTTGGTAATACAGGCACTGCTGATGCAGCTCGCATAACATATGTACCTGAAAAATCAAAACACTTAACGCCATTTAACATAGTATATGCTGAGGCACTACTTAAGTTTTGTGTGCGACTATTACCACTTAAATCTGTAACTGTAGTACCACTACCATTATAGCTAGTACTATTGTTTGCATCAACCCAAATTGCTAGATTATTTAAAATAATGCTAGCATCAACAACTCTTGTACCATTTAACGTTACACCTTGTATAATCATATTAATCGTTCAATAGATATCATATTGTTATTGTAACTACCACCAATTAGCATTGTTACACGATAACAAAGACTGTTCGTTGTGTCACTAATAATATAAGTAGCTAAATCTCCTGCACTAGTGAAATTCCAATTTATAGCAAGAGCAGGTGTAGTTGTAACTGTGACAGAAACTCCACTCCCGCTAGTGCTACCCGTATATAACGAATATAAACCATTTATATAAGCAGAAAAAGAACCACTGACAGTGGCTATTTGAAGGCTACGATTACCTGCAGTTGACACAGTGGCCTTTAGATTGTCCATAGTAACATAAGTACCTGCGTTGACATAACCACTTACACGATTGTTTAGCAATGTGCTTACACCTGTACCCGCTTGACTCAGATCAACGTATGCACCTTTAGTACTGCCATCATAAAATCTTAACTGATTTCGGTACACATCCAAGACCACACGGGTTGATAGTGTAGTATTACTTGTTGGAATACCAAGATTAATCTCACCCCCCTCATCGCCACCACAAGAAGGTAAGGTGAATACACCTGTATTATCAAATGTCGCTGTGAAATTACTTGCTACTAAACTAACATTTGCGCTTGTACCATAATAATTACTTGCTGTAACATTACCATTAACAGTCATTCCTGTGTTACTAATATTTGCCATAATTGCGTTACTATTAACACCACCTACAAATATTTTAACGTTTTTACCTGATGTTGATGTACCAATAACTAAATTACCACCACTTTGATTTGTGTTACTTGTATTACCTTGTGCGTATATGTAGCTATCAGCAGCATAAACAATATTACCTAAACTATTAGTTGGTGTATTAGCATCATAGCCACTATTAATAATACCTAGGTCTAAGTAATTTACAGTGTCACTTCCATTATCAGCAGTCACAATAAAGTCTGCTGTAGCATCAGCACCTGTACTTTTATTTTGTAGTGTAACTTGTGTATAATAATTTACATTAGAATTAAAACTTGCTATAGTATTTGGTAATGGTGTTGTCGTAACACCTAAATTTATTGCTGAAATTCCTGTTGTTGTATTACCTGATATATTAGCTGTACCTGCAACAATATTACCTGTAGTTGAGATTGAATTTGAACCAAAACTACTTAGAAGAGTTGTTACGTTACTATCACCGTATGAACCACCACCTGCCGCTGCAAATACACCATTTCCATATAAAACTTGTGATGAATTACCATTTAAGTTAACTGAAGAAATATTACCAATATTATTGGCAGCTATATTTCCTGTTATATTTGCTGTACCACTTACTGAAAGATTTCCAACACTTAATCTATTTGTATCTGTTCTATAAGTTAAATCAACATCCGCTCTTACTGTTTGATTAGTAGTTCTATTTTCCACAAATGTTGGATAGAAGGTTGTTGTTAAACCATTTGTATTTAAAATATCAACAGTATTCGCCACCACCGTTGAAAAAACACCATTACCGTATAATACATTACTACTATTTCCATCTAAATTAGTTGACTTTATATTTCCTAAATTTGCTGTTACTGCATTGGAAACACTACTAATTGGTGTTTTATAACTTGTAAGTGTACCTGACGTATTACTACTTACTAAAAAGACAGTTGTACTATCTATGTTGCTTAATGATGATAATTGACTTACTTTAGTGTTTGCCATGTTTTATTCCGTTGATATGACTAAATTATTTTCTGTTAAAATAAAACCTGCAACACTTTCTTGTATAATGCCTGTTTCTGCAGGTGGGGGTGGAGGTGTAGGTCTATCTTGATCGCCAACAACACTACCTAATCCTCCTCCTAAACGTCCTAACCCTTTTAATCCAAGATTACCTATAGGCATTCTAGTAACCTGTTAATTCTGTAATACAGACAATCCCTGCAGATGCAACTTGTAATAAACTAACTATCGTCTGCCCAGGCTCCACCGCTAAAAATTCTGTGCTTCCACCTAAAATAATCATACTATTTGCTGTAGCAGTTGGTGCTGTTCCTAATTCAACATAAGTATCTTGTTGACATGTAACTCTAATGATAGCAGTGGTGTTACCTACTGCATTGCTAGAAACTGCAGAACCTGACGTTGTTATATTTTGTGTTGTCCCAGGTACAAACGCACCATTTCTAATCGTTAAAACTGACATAGTATAATCCCTTATAGGGTATTTATCTTAATATTTAAATTAAGTTTACTGTAATGTTATAAATAAAAGTAAGGATCCTAACAGCAAATATTTTTGGCCTTCTTAATCTCTTTGTGCAATCCCTCAGATGAGGCTAGCCTCAGCGTGTAGATATCCCAAAATGGATCCTGACTAACCTATATACCAATTAGTACCATCGCTCCATACAGGTACAGTATTTGCACCACCATTACTTACATTTGCCCCAAAATTACCTGCTGCTACTAAATTAGAATCATTTATAAATGCTCTAGCACCTGAAGTTGCAGTAAGTGTTGCTAATGGTTGAGGAGTAGTTACAGTTTTTAATGAACTAATTGATGAAAATCCGCTAATAATTGGGGCAGGACTTGCACCACTTGATATTAGATTGCCTGGTAATGTTAGATTACCATCAATACCAAATGTCCAAGTAAACACATTGGATGTGATACTTGCGTTACCTATAGCAGTAAGATTAGCATTGGTATTATCTTGTTGTATGCTTACACTTTGACTGTTACCGTCCCAAAAATATAAACCGCCACCAGTACCGATATAGATACCTCTACCTATACCATTGGCATCTACAGATTGTATATTGACAGTATCTTGATTGCTTCTTATATATGATTCGCCAGGTAACTCTAAAACACCATATCCAACATTACCGATACTAGTATTACTAAATGTCCATGTCAAATTACCACTATGTATTCTTGCTACATTGTTTGCGCCTTGCGTGACTTCAAACGCAGTATACTCACCACCTAAAAATATGTTGGCTGACGGTTCATCAATATTACTAGACGCATATGCTCGTAAGTGAATATGTCCAGGAGCAGTTGGATCAAGTACTAATACTTGGCTGTTGTAGTTAGCATCTGGAGTCAATGTCATTGTGCTGACATTTGGATTAGTTGGATCTAAACTGCTATTAGCAGTACTGTAGATTACGCTATTTCCATTCGGTAATACTAAGTTGCCATCGTTACTAAATGTCCAAACATTAGCATTGGACACATTTCCTGTTCTTATTTGTATATCACCTACATTTCCAAATGGTCCATTTACATATACTGCTGACACTAATGATGTATTAGATATATCATCGCTCCATTGAACAACAGTTGCGCCACTATTACCTTGACTTATCACACCAAATGGTACATTATTTGAAAGTATTGCATCACCGCCGAGAACACTGCCTATGGTTACATTGCTACCTGGTAGTGTTAGTAAACCATTACCATCAAATCTCCAAATCTTTGTAGCAAAACCATTACCTAAATCATCTGATAATGATATTCTATAAGTTGCGTTGCCTGTTTCTGAACTGAATGCTAACTCGCCTCCGCTGGTATTAGCATTGCCTACTTCCTTAAGATAATTTACTAAGAATCCACCGCCACTACCTGTAACATTAAACGCTACTGTTGTATTATTGTTTGCTGTAATATCGCCGGGTACTGTACCGATAACCATATTACCGACATTTATAGCACCTGGTGCAGTCATGTTGCCATTAGCATAGAATCTCCAAATATGACCTGAGTTAGCATTGTCTGTGAAAATAGCAAAATCTTGTAGTGCATATATTTCAGCACCGGTGTCATAAAATAATGCACCAGTATATTGTCCTGCATCGCTATAGATAGAAATATTGTTTGCAGAACTTTCAATAGTACCTGTACCACCTGGAAGATTAAGTACACCTGTATTATCAAATGTCCAAGTGCTTACGCCGCTTACTAATACGATATTACCATAACTTGGTAAACCTGTACCGGCTGATCCTCCTGTTAATCTAACTTCGCCGCCATTGTTCCCACCATAACCACCTGTAAGTGCTATGTTGCCACCTTGGTCAGCAGAAGTCACGCCACCATTGATGTTTACAGCACCACCATCACTACCGCCTTGACCTGCGCTGATATTTACTGTGCCACCAGGACCATTTGCGCTATAACCGCCGGTTACGGATATTTGTCCACCACCATCATAACCTGAACCACCGTCAAGATTGATGTAACCACCATAGCCAGCAGACACATTATCAGCATCACCTGCATAAATCTTAATATCACCACCATTAGTGTCAGCATCACCTGCCCAAAAGTAAACATCCCCACCTTCGCCTGTTCCGTTACCACGCTGACCTTGAATGATTAATCGTTGTGCGTTTACATTGGCTGCAGGAGTAGGACCTGTGATAACTGCTTGTTGCGTATCATCACCAAACTGTAATGTCTGAGCATATTGATTTCCACCGTTATGTAAATCAACTGTTAATGTTGGGAATACAACAGTTCCAGTATCAGTAAACATAAAATTGTTAGCACCAACATCAAGTCTTAAATTACCTGGTGAATACACTAATGCGGTGTTACTCATAGCACTTGCAAAAGGTAAATTCATTACACCAAAACCGTCTAGTGACCAACTATAGTTACCACCATCTGAATAGAATTGTACTGAACCTGCAGGAGGAGTAAAAACATTGAAGTTATTACCTGCAGGATAAATGTTAGAATTATTAGGTGCAGTTAATGTACCATCTGTGCCTATTGTCCATGTCTGACCTGCGGATGTTAGTGTTACAGGTCCGTTTGCTGTGGCTATATTAAATTGACTATTTCCATTACTTAAAGGCAAAGAAGCGTTACCACCCCCACCCGCTGCGATCCAAGTACCCGCACCTGATAAAACATTACCACTATTGCCATCTAAATTTACACCTACAATATTACCTAATGTCGTATTAGCATTACCTTGCAATACAACATTACCACCCCCAGGTATCGCAAAAGTCACCGCACTTGCATTTGAAGATAATATAGCAGAACCAAGAAATATAGTATTTCCTGTTAAATATAAATTGTTAAAACGATTTGTATTGTTACCTAAATTATATGTATTATTAGCACTAGGTATAATATTACCTGTCACAGTAATATTAGCTGCACTTAAATTACCTGTATAATTAGGTAAATATGCTGCTACATTGGAATTACCATAACTTCCACCATTACCACCTGTTACCTCATTTAAATTACCTAAAGCATTACCAATATATAATGTAGGTGGATCAACATCTAAGTTGACTACTAATTCACCTGCTCTAGCATTACCATCATAATTTGCAAAAGTCTCTTGTGGAGAATCTTTCATTACTGCACGTGAAATACCTGTTACATTAGCATATGGTGGGGGAGGACTAGCCATCTTAAAATTCCTTAATTATATTAATATTTATACCTATCCTAATTTTATAATTGTAATAATTCTGTAATAATAATATGCTACTATTATTGTAAATAGTTGTAATAATCATTTAAAAGGAGAAAAAGATGATTAATAATTCAGAGAATTCATCACAAAACCCACATATTAGTGATGTAATTAAAGAAATGATGGCAAATCCTACAAGAAGAAATTTTCTTAAAGGAAGTTCAGCATTCATTACTGCTGCATCAGGAGCAACTTTAGCAGGTTGTGCAAGTGGGGATGATGATGTTTTTACACGTCCAACCGCTTTAAGCTTTGAAGCTGTTCCTAAAAATACCTTAGATAAAGTCACATTACCTGCAGGTTATCAATACACTGTGCTTCATGGTACAGGTGACCGTTTAGTAAGTTCAATTCCTGCTTACTCAAACAAAGGAACAGAGACTGATGATTGGAGCCAACGGGTAGGTGATCATCACGATGGAATAGAATTATTTCACTTAGATAGTGCAGGAAAATATACAAAAAATATGACTGATCGTGCTTTGTTATGTATGAATCATGAAAGTTCAGCAGACGCACACTTCTTTCACCAAAATGGACAAACTAGTAATGGTGTAAGTGGTAAAAAATATGATCAATTTGGTCAATGGGATCTTGGCACCCGTCCAGGCCTTGAGGCACTTAAAGAAATAAATCATCACGGTGTTAGTGTTGTAGAGATTAATAAAGGAAATACAGGTTGGACATATAAACTAGATAGTGCGTTTAATCGCAGAATTACACCACAAACTGTCTGTCGTGTAGCAGGTCCTACTGCTGAACTGTCTAATATAAAAGCTTTATTGGCTACCAAGTTTGACACTACAGGATCAACTGCTCGTGGAACAATAAACAATTGTGGCACAGGTTATACACCATGGGGTACATTTTTAACATGTGAAGAAAATTGGGCAACTTATTTTGCTATGCCTAAAGGTAGCGTTGCTCCTGATGCACGTATGGCACAAACTCGTGCTCGTTATGGTGTTCGTAACGCTGCACTTGCTGCAACTGCTACAACAAGTAATACACAAGGATGGCACACGGTTACTGACCAACCTGATACAGCATTTAGATTTAGTCGTTGGGATGTAAGCATCAAAGGTGCTACTGATAAAGATGACTTTCGTAACGAACCGCAAACCTTCGGTTATATAGTAGAGATAGATCCTACCCAACCTAACAGTCAACCTGTTAAGAGAGTGGCAATGGGAAGGACTGCTCACGAAGCTTGTGTATTCGGAAAGTTAGAAGCAGGAAAACCTGTTACATTTTATATGGGATGTGATAGTCGCAACGAATATATTTACAAATGGGTAAGTACAAAAACGTGGGATCCTGCTGATTTTGGTGGTGGTACTGCTGCAGGTGACAAATATCTTAATGATGGTAACCTATATGTAGCTAAATTTAATAGCGATGGAACAGGACTTTGGTTAGAATTAAGTATTACTACCCCCGCAATTGCAAATTATGCTACTTTTAAATTTAATAACCAAGCAGAAGTTTACGTATTTACTCGTTTAGCAGCAGATGCAGTTGGTGCTACTAAAATGGATCGTCCTGAATGGGGTGCTGTTAATCCCGCTAATGGCGAGATTTACTTCTCATTAACAAACAATAGTGCAGCAAATCGGACTCCTAATACCACTGATGCAGCCAATCCAAGAAGTTATGCTGATCCTGATGGAAAAATGGGATCAGGTAATCCAAATGGACATATTATTCGTTTTAAGGAAGGTTTAACAGGGCTTACTTTCCAATTTGATATTTTCTTATTTGGTTCAGAAGAAGATAACGCTGTAAGTAATATATCTAAACTTACAACTAAAAATTCATTTAGTAGTCCTGATGGATTATGGTTTAGTAAAGCAACGGGTTTATGTTGGATTCAAACTGATGATGGTGCATATACGGATGAAGTAAATTGTATGTTATTAGTGGCGATTCCTGGTCAGGTTGGGGATGGTAAAGCAGTTACAATTACTAATACATTAAGCGGTGCTACTAAAGATCAAGCTACTTTTGTAGGTGCGGAATTAGGTGAAACTAAATTACGTAGATTTTTGACAGGCCCTGCAGGATGTGAAATTACAGGAATTGCAGAATCTGCTGATGGTCGTACTATTTTTGTCAATGTGCAGCATCCAGGTGAAAACACTACCGCAGCCTTTTGGACAGGAACAGCACCTGAGAGTCAGTGGCCTGGTAACGCAGGGTATGGCGTTACAGGTCGCCCACGTTCTGCAACTTTAGTAATAACAAAAGTTGACGGTGGACTTATAGGAGTTTAAAATATATAGGGGATAAATTATCCCCTATTTTATATATAAGGAAAAAATATGAAAAAATTTTTATCAGCAATTGCATTATCACTTTTTACTATAACTGCACAAGCAGCAGAAATTACAGGAGCAGGTGCCACCTTCCCTTACCCAATTTATGCAAAATGGGCAGAGGCTTATCACAAAGCTACAGGTAATACACTAAACTATCAAAGTATTGGTAGTAGTGGAGGTATACGCCAAATTAATAACAAAACAGTTAGTTTTGGAGCCACTGATGCGCCTGTTAAAGGTGAAGATTTAGATAAGTTAGGTCAAGTTCAATTTCCTGCTATCATCGGTGGTACAGTACCTGTTATAAATCTTGAAGGCTTTAACCCAGGTGAACTTCGCATCACAGGACCTATTATGGCAGAGATGTTTATGGGTAGTATAACTAAATGGAATGATCCAAAATTTTCAGCCCTTAACCCAGGCAAAAAACTTCCTGATTTAAATATTACTGTGGTTCATCGTGCTGATGGTAGTGGCACTACCTTTAATTGGACAGACTATCTTACTGAAGTAAGTCCTGCATGGAAAGAAAAAGTAGGTAAAGGTGCAGCCGTTAAGTGGCCAGCAACTTCTTCCGTTGGTGGAAAAGGTAACGAGGGTGTTGCTGCTAATGTAAATAGAGTAAAAGGTGCAATCGGATATGTTGAATATGCTTATGTTAAGAAAAATAACATGAATTATATGAAACTACAAAACAAGGCAGGTAACTTTGTTGACCCTGATGATACAACATTTGCTGCAGCAGCAGCGGGTGCAGATTGGTTTAGTGTTGCAGGAATGGGACTAAGCATTGTAAATCAAGGTGGCAAGGATACTTGGCCTGTCACTACAGCAAGCTTTATTATTATGTACAAAGACCCTGCTGACAAAAAAGCAAGTCAAGAAGTAATTAAGTTTTTTGATTGGTCATTTAAGAATGGTAAGAAACTAAGTGAAGAACTTGATTATGTACATTTACCTGATAAACTACAAAACGACATACGTACAAAAGTATGGAGTCAAATCAAGTAATACAACTGTAATATATAAATTAGTTTAAATTTGTAAATAACTATAGGGAGCCGATACTTCCTATAGTTATTTTTTATGAAATATAGATCTATATTTATTAGTGATACTCACTTAGGAAGCAAAGGTTGTAAAGCAGATAATTTATCTAGTTTTTTAAAAAATAATTCTGCGGAATATATCTATCTTGTTGGTGATATTATAGATGGATGGAAAGTACAACAAAATAAATGGTTTTGGAAACAATCACATACAAATGTAATTCGCAGAATACTAGGCCATGCTAAACGTGGTTCACAAGTATATTACATAGCAGGTAATCATGATGAATTTTTACGATCACTAATTCCATATGGTTTAAATTTTGGAAGAATTAAAATTTGTAATCAAATTGAACATAATGGTATTGATGGTAAAAAATACTTGGTTATACATGGTGACTTGTTTGATGGCATAACAAGATTAGCACCATGGATAAGTTTTTTAGGTGACAAAGCTTATGACATTGTTTTATCTGTTAATACCACATTTAATCGTATTAGGCACCGTTTTGGGTTCGGTTATTGGAGTCTTAGTCAATATCTTAAACGCAGAATTAAACGAGCAGTGGATTTTATCTTTAGATTTGAGAATAATTTGGCTATTTATTGTGCTAAGCGTGGGTATCACGGAGTTATTTGTGGTCATATCCATCACGCAGAAATTAAAGACATTAACGGAATAATTTATATGAACGATGGTGATTGGGTAGAAAGTTGTACTGCGCTTGTAGAGCACGAAGATGGAAAATGGGAAATTATTTTTTGGCCCTATACAAAGGACGATTATGTGGATGTTATTCCTCATAGTAGTTAATATGTATGATCCGACAGATGTACCAGGTCGCATACAGCTACAATTTAAAGATCAAGCTAGTTGTGAATACGCATTACAAAATATGACACATTGGGTAAAATTTCCATGGTTTAAAGTAGAGGGAAAATGTGAAAAAAATACTTATAGTAACCGATAATTTACATGATCAAATTAATGGGGTCGTTACCACTTACAAAAATATTGAAACGTATGCGATTCGGGATGGTTATCAGTTTGTTTATATTACTCCCAATGAGTTCAGCTACTTTGATTGCCCTGTATATAACGAAGTCAAGATTGCCTTACCAAGGCAGATGGGCGAGAAGATTGAGGAGATCAATCCGAATCATATCCATATCGCAACAGAGGGTCCTGTGGGTCTGTGGGCTAGAGCATATCTTACAAAACATGATTTTAGGTACAATACTGCTTATCATACTAAATTCCCTGAAGGACTTAAAACCCTTTTGGGATTACCTGAATCAATTACTTGGAAATACATAAAATGGTTTCATAAACATACAGGAAAAGTTCTAACTACTACAGAATCAATGGTAACACAACTTAAAGAAAAAGGTTTAAAAAGCGATATTATACCATGGACTAGAGGTGTGGATAGATCTATATTTAAACCAACTTTAAGAACAAAAACAAACGATCAACTTAATTTAGTGTGTGTCAGTAGAATAAGTAAAGAAAAAAATTTAGATGATTTTTGTTCACTAAACTATTTCCATGCAAAAAAAATATTAGTCGGAGATGGTCCATATCGTGAAGAATTAGAACAAAAATATCCCGATGTAGAATTTGTAGGTTTCAAAAAAGGAGCAGATCTAGCAACATATTATGCTAATGCTGATGTATTTGTATTTCCTAGTCGTTGGGAAACATTCGGTATTGTAATGATTGAAGCCATGGCATGTGGTACACCTGTAGCAGCATATCCTTGTCAAGGACCACTAGACGTTGTAAAACATGGTGTTACAGGATACTTACGAGAAAATTTAAAATTATCTATAACAGAATGTTTGACATTAAATAGACAAAATGTAGAGCTTGAAAGCCTAAGTTGGAGTTGGGAAGAAGCTTGGAATATATTTAAAAATAACTTAACCGAGGTATAAATGGGTGACGCAACAGGTGGATTTTTAGGGGTTTTTGAACAGCGAGTTAACATGTTGCGTAAACGGTTAAAAGGTGAATTAGAAAAAGATAAACCAATACGTTGTCGTAGAACATTAAAAGGTATTATACGTGAAATTAAAGAATGGGAAAAAGTATTACAAGAACATATTAAAGAATCTAAAAAATGCCCACACTGTGGTGGTAAATTAGAATAAATATTAGAATATTATAAGGATTTTACCATGAAATTAGAAATGACAATCAATGGTTTAGAGATAAAAGTTGAATTAAACAGTGGGTCAATTGACCAACTTGAAACACTTGAAACTGTTAAAAGCCTAATTTATACACTTTCACAATACGATTTTGTTGATATGCACGTTCAATCAGCAGGTTCAAGTCATGACTTTCCTGATGCTGACCCAATGTGAAAAAACGTATAGCATTATTTCAACACGATCCTGAATGCTCAATTTGGTGCTGCAACGGTATGATAAATGCCTTGCAGCAATCCTACAAAATCACTTGTTGGTCAACTAATGATAATATATATAAAGTACTACTAAAAACTGATATTCTTGCCTTCCCAGGTGGTATCGGTTCAAGCGATAAATTCTACAAATTCTTCTCACACGAAACTATAACTGCAATACAAAACTTTGTAACCAATGGTGGTTACTATTTGGGTATTTGCATGGGCGCATATTGGGCATCACATTATTACTTTAACATACTTAAAAGTGTAGAGGCTGTGCAATATATTAAGCGACCTGATACAGAAATTAAACGATCATATGCTACAGTTGCTAATGTACAATGGTTGCATGATGAAGAAGAAATGTTTTTTTATGATGGATGTTCATTGATTGGTAATGAACGTAAGTTTAAAGTAATCTCACGATATTCTAATAATGATCCTATGGCAATTATACAAAACAACATAGGTATTATTGGGTGCCACCCTGAAAGTGAGAAGTTTTGGTACAATAAGTACAAATATATAAAGCAGCATTGGCACCATGGTAGGCACCATATGCTGCTATTAGACTTTGTTAATCGTCTTTCTTCAAACCAAACAACTGTAATAAATTCAAGAAAATATTGATAAAATCAAGATACAGTGTTAACGCACCTAATGATTCTACTCTAGCAGTTGCACCTTCTTCCATAATCATTTCACGAATTTTCTGTGTGTCATACGCAGTTAAACCAAGAAAAATAATAATAGCAAGTGCACTAATAACCATAGCAGCAACACTGCTACCAATAAAGATATTAATAATAGAGGCGATAACAATAGCAATAAGCCCAACAAACAGAAACTTACCAATACTATCAAGATTCTTTTTAGTAAAGTAACCATAAAAACTCATCGTTCCAAATAAAACTGCTGCACCCATAAATGCAGTAAAAATACTACCCATTTGGTATACTGCAAAGATTGTAGCAAAACTTAAACCCATTAGTGCAGCAAAACCTAGTAGCATCAATAGTGCAACCTCTTTAGATTGTACTTGTGATAATCCATAACTTACAGCAAACACTGCAACTAATGGAGCAAAAATAACAATCCATTTAATAAAACCTGTAAAAAAGAACTGTAATAACTCAGGGGTAGTTCCAACCCAATAAGAAACAAGCATACTTACAACAACAGCAAGTGACATGTTTTTATACACACCTGCCATTGCTGAATTAATCTCACTAGCCGTAGGGTATGTAATTGATTGTGAAAACATATATTTCCTCCTATAAGAAAGTTTTCATAGATATTTATATAAATACTATATGGTAAAACCATTAGATACTATAGCAAATTTTTGGATTGATGGCTATGTTTTTGGTTTTATTTTGTGGTGGTATATGCCTACTTTCGCCGTTGGTCTTTTAGATGCTCAGGAACCTTTGAACGGTAATCCACTCCATCAATCGGTGTGTAATCTTTAGTCAGTGGTTGTTTTAATAAACTATCACCATACTTCAAACCAATGTAACTAATAACTTTTTCAACACCTTTTAAAGGTTTAAGTTGAATAAAACAATGTTCTTTCCATGTTAAGACAGTAAGCAAAAATGGTTTGATATTAGTATCTTTAATAATATCATCAAACTTATCACTTTCACGCTTAAAAATTATAGTTTCCATATCAATACCTTAAACTAAACCATGTGGCATACTTATCGTCATAAATATATAAAACAATTTTATGATAATTTCCATAAAACACCCATGTTTGAGGTGAAGGTTGTCCCATCATTTTCCTACATTGTTTTAAAAAATCACTAATAGGACCTACCTCCCTTACGGTGAATTCACGCTGAAAAAGTAGGTTTCTCATGTCAGTATCTTTTAATTACATTGAATGTGTGAATTTGATCAACATAGTCTGCTAACTCGCATGCTTTGCTGTAATCATCAAGTATGATTGCTTTTAGTGATCCATGGTCTAATAATTTTAAATGAACATCTTCTTCTGTTGTTATCAAAATATCGTTTGATAAATTAATTAGCATCCAAGAATTTACAGTGTTTGGGTTATGTTCGTAAAACCCCAATGTAATATAATCTAATTTTAAATTCTTGATACACCAATTTACCATCTTCACTTTACCATTAGGGTTGGAAATACCTGTAGGGTATTCATCCCAAGTTACTGCATATCGTGATTGAAAAGGTTTTATTCGCATACTATCCCCACATGTTAGTTCCATCGCATTGCAAAAAAGGTTAGAATAGATTCTTCTTTAAAGTAAAAATCAGACTTATAAAAACCATAAACTACATTCCACTTATTTCTTCTTTCACCAAACTTTTCAATTAACCATAGTTCAATATCAATAATTTGAGAATCAGCAGGATAGTTTACTGTAATTTTATAAGGCCAAATTTCTTTTTTAAGTCTTCTCATCATTATATCATAACATAGTAAAAATGATTATTCTTTATCTTCATTGGCAGCATCCAAAAAATCTAATAACTCTATAGATGGGTGTGGGTAGATACCGTATCTGCTGCCAAGTTGTCCTGGGTCATTGCTGTTGGTGCATCCTAATCTATGATCAGTAGCGTGTGGACAACGTTTGTTACCACAGGTATCACATACGATAAAGGTACTGATAAACTTGGTAAAATTTGGTTTGAGGCATTCAAAACATTGACACTCCTTAGTATTCAATCTACGTCCACCTCAATATAAACATCATATAATCACTTTCTTTTTCAAATGCAAAAACACCTTCACCTACATATTGAGAATGTGTGGCACCTATCTTTTCATGGCACCACGATATTACATCATACCAACCACGTTTACCACCATCAGGAGGACAAATAGATGCAATATACGGATATTTAGGATTCATATTTTAACCGAAATAATGTAGAGTACTGTTCATCGTAAAATGTAAAGATAACTTTTTTTGGAGTAATTCTATATTTTTCATAATCATATACTGATGGAATATATTTAAAATCAAAATGTTCTCCTTGATTAAATCCTGAGGCACGTAGTTCACGCACAATATCCATATATTGTGATAATTCTTTACCTTCAATGACTACATCAATAGCCAATTTATCTCCATCTTAAATTATATAAAAATTCATGTTCAGGCTCTTTAAAAGTTACTATAAGTGTAGGAGGCAATCCTTGTATTCTAAACTTCCATGTTTCTTTATCCATACTGCGCCATTCTAAAAATTGAGCCACTGTACTTTTATTAAACGGTCTACCATCATTGGTATAATTTCTTTGTATAGTTTCATCCAACCATTTTAATTGTTCTTCCCATTCTTTTTTAAAAGGACTATCAAAATTATACATTATGCCCATCTCAAAGTAAACCAAACAGCATCTTGGCTATGCTGAAAACATACTATGATTTTATGACTTTGTTGGCTGTAATAGGTATACCAAGTTTCACCGTATCTACCTAAATGTCGCCTACACCATTCATGTATAGCATCTTCATGACTTTTAGTCAATATAGGTTCAATTTCTATACGATGTTCAAAATCTTGTGGTCTTACTACGCCCACCTTACGCCCACCTCAATATAAACCAATTTAAGCTATGCTCATCTTCAAATATCACTTTATCGGGGTCACGAAAGTTTGCGGGAACATATTTTGCTTTATATGGCTTGAGTTTTTGGTTAAGTATTCTTAATGCTATATCATGATCAGGATTATCCTGATTGGCCTTTACAAAGTTTTGCCAATGTTTGGGACAATTTATAAGCATACTCTCTAAGTAAAAACCAATCATGACCACCTCAAGGCAAACCACATGGCATCTCTGCTATCTTCGAATTGAATATACTTTGTATCTGACCAACCAGGATTGTGATAATAGCGTCCCTGACAATGTTCTTCCAACCAACGATCCACATTATAATCTAGTAGACTGCGAATATGTACTGCTAACTGCCCTTGTTCCAATCTATGATAAACAACTGTATGTAGAGCCATCATGACCACCTCAATATAAACCAATTAGCATCACGTTCATTTTCGAACCAAAATATGTTACCAGTCCAAGTATAGTGTTTCCCGCCAAATTCATGCTCACACCATTTACGTACATCATGCAAATCAACTAAAAGACTTTGACCTGTCAATGGAACACTATAATAGCCACCCTCAGCTAACCTATTGCTCCACCTTGTAATAGTTGGAGCAGAAAGCCCATCATAATGCTTCCAAGCTGCAATAAAATCTTGGATACAATCTTTCATGACCACCTCAATAAAAACATATTAATATCATCTTCATTGGTAAATCCCCATATTTCACCATCATTACCACGCATGAAACATCGTGTTTTCCCAATCAATAATTTATCTGACCATTCCCAAAAATCACTTTTGTTCCAACGTTGCATCACAGGAATAAACAAAAAATATTGACATTGTTCACCTAAACTTACTTCAGGTATCCATAATGGGCTAGTATTATTTGTACCTATCTTAGGCCAATGTTTATTAGCATATTTTATAAATTCTGTTCTAGTTAATAGCATATTAAGAATAATTTAACATAAACCAAGTATAATGTTCTGCACTTTTAAAAATCATACCTTTTAACGCATGTCCATTATAAACAAGGTTGATACCATAATTATCATAATACCAATCACAAGCTTGAATCCTAGAATCAATACCCAATTTTGGTACACTTTTTTGTCCTGAACCTTCCCACAAATTATATAAAACTTGTATTACTTCACGATTTTTTTCAACAAAATATGCCATTATCGCCACACTAAATTAAACCATACAAAATCACGTTCATGTCTAAATTTCACCTCAGTATGCGCATGGAAAAAACGCCAACGACAATGTTTTTCACATCCTTCCACATTAGCGTATAACCAATCAAGGACTTCTTCATAATTACCACTGTTGACATGTGCTAGATACCACCCATTACAATTAGTATCCCATCCCCATACATGAGCAAGGTATCGTCTATCACTCATGGTTACTTCAATAAATCTAACGCAGTAGCATACTCCATCACGTAATCAACATCCCACGGTTGTTTCCAAGTAATACGTACTCTACGTTTGTAGCATTTTTTCAACCATAGCATGTTACCTGAAATAGTGACTTTAGGCAATAATGCATAAGTTTCTACCCAATCGTAGCAACCTTCTTTATCAACCTCTTTAGTTTCAATCATCAATTCTTGTGTAGTTGAGGACATTACCTACTCCATATTGTGCCTCACCAAGCATTTTAGCTTCATAGTCATTATTTGCCCAAATGATGGTGTTAGCAGTTTGATAGTCGTTAAGTCGTACCCAAAGTTGATATTTGTACATTTCATTTACATCCATTTTAACATAAAAAACACGTAGTTGTCAAGCGTTTCAAACTTGATATAACGTGCGCCCCATGGTGCTGAATCATTTTCAGTCATAAATTGTGCCCCATAAGGTTCCAACATAATATTTATTTGATAGATTGGAAAGTAGATTGCATCATTTTGCTTTAAAAAATTAATCCACCATATAGGTTTTGGCTCAGTCTCAGTTTCTTCAAATAATTTAATAAGCATGATTACATATATTTCAACGCAAATAAGTTGTAACTTGCTTCATTATGAAACTCAATATACGCAATACAATTAAATTGTTTAATTCCAACAGATAACACGTAATGGTGTACAAAACAATCATGTCTTTTTTCAAAAGCAGGTACAAATTCATTGCTTTCTTGGTCAATACCTAAATCTTTTATTGCGTTTTGGCAATCAAAAGAATCAACAATAATAGACATAATTAACTCCAAGTAAGTAGAAAAAATGATTGTAGTTCTGCTGTGGTAAATTGTAGAACAATACCTTCTAATTTAAAATTATTTACCCCAATATTTTTTAGTAACCAACTTGTAATTTCTGCATCATTTTCTACCCACCATGTAAAATCTATGATAAAACAACAGTGTTCATGAGTAGAAATATTAGGCACCCCTGAAAAAACTAAAAAACGTTGACCTACATCCATTTCATTGCAAAAAAAGTACAATCATTTTCATTACTAAAACTTACTACATAGTGTCCTGCTTGTTCACCGCCTACATCTAAATTAGCAAAGTGCCATTCGCCTGTGCAATTATGTTGACACCAATCAAAAATATCGCCTAACTTACCAAATGGTATGGTAACTGTTAAGGTATGATTATCCATGTGAAATAACTTCTACTCCACTTTTTTCAAGAAATTTTATCCCTGCATCGTCCCTATAGTGTGTACCAAAATACACACGACGAATACCTGCACTGTATATACTTTTTGCACATTCAAGACACGGTGCATGAGTAATAAACATTGTTGCTCCATTCCCACCCTCTGATCCTTTAGCTAGTTTGTCCAAGGCGTTCCGCTCAGCATGCAGTACTTCAGGTCTAGTTTTTAGTCTGTATCTTCTTTCTACACTGTAACCACTAATCCAAAAATTACCTAACAATGGATAGTCTTGTAATTTAGCACTAGTATCATTGATAGGCATAAATTCAGTATATTCACAGCCATTGTCCCATCCACTAGGCATACCATTGTAGCCAATACTAATGATACGATCATCTTTTACAATGATCGCACCAACTTTTAATCGCACTGCATAACTAAGTTCAGATACTCGTTTTGCTATATCAGCATAAAGTTGTATAAATTTTTCTTTCATTTGTAGTTTGATAAAAATTCTAGCGTAGTTTTTGTTGCTTGCTCTGTGGCAGTAGCACTGTATTGTGTAACATGACCCCATCTTGCGTTATTGTATGAACGGTCAAAACTATGATATGCCCCATCATAAACAAATACTTGCTGTAATTTATTTAAGTCTTTAAATGATTCGCATAAACTACTTGGAGTCCATGTATCAAGTGAACCAATATGTATTTGTGATGGTACTTTTACATGGTGGTAGGAATAATTGCATTTAGGATAATACGCTATCACACCATCTAATTTTGTATTTGATATAATTCCTGCCTCTAATACACTAGCAGCACCGTGACTAAAACCTATTCCAATTACTGCTCCACGATGCCATGATTGTTGTTTTACCCATGCAGCCATTGCGTTAATATCCTCACCACGTTGGGCAAATGTCAATTTATTTGAGTTGCATGTTGTTGGTAAATTTCTTGCACCTAAACTATCAGGAATAACGACATTAAATCCTGCCTTAAATAACAAACTTACCCATTGATAATCTTCAGTATTAATCCCATTACAACCATGTGCAAGTACTACTGTGGGAGAGGGAACATCTTGCAATTTTTTATCAAACGCTACTTTAATAGGTACTACAGAACTAAGGTAAGGATCAATCACCTCAATCTTTGTCCACCAAAATGCTGCATGTACGATGTTTGTAAACAATAGTGATAAAAAAATAAGAATGATTTTCATATTAATCCCATAGTGAACGATAATATTTTGCAAACAAATCCAATCCTTCTTGAATACGCTCTTGATATAAGGCGTATCCTTCTGCGTCAAAATAATGACTAGTAGGATCAGGATCAACCATCTGACTTAATTCTTCAACTTGATTGGTAACAGGATTTAACATGGTTTGACCTGTTTTAACAAATTTAAACCTAGGTACTTTACCATAATGGAAGGATTCTTCATTATCCCGTATAAGTTGACCAAATGACCATATCATTTTATCAAGAACTACGTCCCACTCTTTAATTTTTTCATTAAATGCCCAATCATATGATTCTTTGTAAAAATCAAAACATCCTTGGTCGTGCCAATCTTCCCCACCAACATGAGCAAAGTCAGCAGGAATACCATGTTTTACCATGCGTAATTCCAACAAAGCAGGATAAATGATATATGCTAATGAAGTATCCAAACTCCATAAATCATGATTATCAATATGTACGGCAATTTTTCTACCTACTTTTAGGTATTTGGACATTTTAACTTTCATAATTTACTCTTTTACAGGTAAACATTCAAAATCATGGAATACAAACTTTTTACCGTCAACCACAATCATACCTACAAATTCGTTTTTAGTGTTGGTACAAAAGTTTTTTGCAGACTCATCAAGCGTAGAACCTTGGCAAACAAATTTATCATCTTCACAATTATAGAATAACATCAGTCCGTCTACGTGTTCAACACGCATGATACAGGCTGGCATGCTGACACGGGTAATTTTTTCTGATGATTCTCCATCTTGTGTTTTTGCTTTTAATTCTTGTTTAAGTAGTTCGGTAACACGTTTTTGTAGTATTCGCATACCAAACATCGTACCCATAAAAAAACAGACTGCGTATGATGCTGCTAATATTAGTAGGTTAATTTCGTTCATGTTGGTATTTATAAAAAGAAAAGAACGGATTTTTAATAGATCCGTTCAAAACTATTTCAGGAGATAGAAATTGAGGGAGCATTGCACTCCCCATGTTGCTTAGACAGGTGCTTTAGTTGAGTAAACTGTAGCACGTCCGCTACGCTGAATTGCGTAGACTTGGAGACCACCACGACGAACATCGCTAACGCTAGCACGTGGATTTGCCAATCCAAAACGTTGCTTGATTTGTGCTGCGGTAAAAGTCTTACCTGCACGAAGTTGCTCACCCAAGCGAGCGGTTTTGGAAAGAACGGGTTTTGAAGCTTTAACAGTAGTTTTCATATTTAAATTTCCTTTTAAAAAATCGTTGTTTAACAACGTATAGAGATAATAACTTCTTTCGGCTCAATTGTCAATCAATTTAGATAACTTCGTAATACTGAAGTGTCCACTGATCAGCAATTACCTCGTGACCAATGTAGCCACGTGGGTTTGAAACTACACGGCAATTTCCTACCATGTAATCATTCTTAGCATGAACATGTCCATGCACCCACAATTTAATTTGTGGATTGTTTAAAATTTCATTGGATAAATCGCTAGCATATCCTCCATTTGTTAAGGTTTCACCAACATAATCAGGACTAATTGACTGAAAAGTAGGAGCATGGTGTGTTACCATAATCACTTTATCATGTTTAAATTTGTCCCACTGCTCACTAAAATACTTCATACTTGCTAAATGCCGCTGTAAAGAATCAGCAATGCTTAATCTACGATACCCCTCTTTTTCATTTTTAATGATGCGGTAATCATTTAATACAGCTTCTACGTGAATTTTGGTAAGTGGATCTTGTTTATTAGCATCAGTCCACATGGATGCACCAACAAACTTATATCCATCAATATCAACTGTGGTATCTTCCATAAAGGTAATATTTGGAAAATATTCTGCTTCATGCTTAAGTATGTCAAGGGTTTCAAACCATTTACCATGATAAAACTCATGGTTACCTGCTACCCATAGTACATGTTTAAATTTAGTACTACATTCTTTTAAAAATTTACGATATGCTAGAACACGTTGATAACGATTAGACCATTGCTGTAGTGGAAGCACTGCATCATCACGTGCAAAATCTTTTAAGTCTTTGGCAACAAGAATATCTCCTGCTAATATCAATACGTCTGCGTTTTGATCATTATCAAAGAATAAATCGCCAAACTCTAAGTGTGCATCACTAACTAACGCTATTTTCATGTTGTTTTTCCAAAATAGTAACCATCCAACCTAAAGAATTTGTTGGACAGCTACTTATTTTAGTATCATTTACGTACCTTTGTACAGGCACAATATATCCAATTTCTTTAAGCAATTGGTAATCATCACCTAATGCTACCTGTACTAACTGTTCTAACGCATTCATGCTTCTTCCAAATCAAGTAGGTTCACCTGGACATGCAACGAATGTGGATAAATCTTGTGACTAACCCAACGTGGTGCATCTGTTACAATACCAACCGCATTAGGATCAGATAATGCAATCTCTTGTAATGCGTTGATAATAGTATCACGATGATCTGCATTTTGAATATTGAGCACATCACCAATGGTTGAAATATTACTAAAAGCAAACCGTGTACCATCTTGATGAATGAAGTCAAGACGATAAGAAATACGGTCTTTATTCTTCATTGAACGGTTATGAAGCTTTTCTTTCTTGATTACTTTATGCATTTTCCAACTCCTGCGTGGATTGTGTAAGTGCTGCATCAATAATTGTATAACGTACTTCCATATCATGCAAGTAATTTATATAGTCTGTCTCAGTAATACCACATAATTCTGCACGTTCAGCAGGACTCATTTCATACCAAATTGCGGTATTGTTTGCGTATCCGATTGGCATATTCATTTACATCTCCTTATTGACTATAGGAGTAGTTTAGCAAATTAGGATAAACTTGTCAAGTAGTTAATTGAAATAACCTTTCTGCAGCTTCTTTTGGAAAAGATGATCCCCAATCTGCGATATATTGTTCATCAGCAGTTTTGTTTTCACCAAAACCCAACCCAATAAAGTATTTGATACCTTCATAGGGCACATCAACCTTGACAACACCTATACACGCATCTTTATTAGTAAACCATGTTGAATTTAAAATTTTCATCTGTTAGCTTGCTCCTGTACAGTTTCTTTTACTTTTTCCACACTATTGTCTAGTAATCTTGCTACACCACTAAAACCAACTGTGGCAATAATAATTCCGAAAATAGTACCAAATAGGAAGTTTTTCATGATTAATTTCCTGCAGTAAGACGAACTAATTCAGTAGCAAGACTAGGTGTGTAGTGACGATAGCTACGGATTTTGCTATATTTATTGGTATGTTTTTCTTTAAACTTAGGAGTGATTCCTACAGCTTTAAGGGCAGTAATATAAGTAGAAAAATCTAAATCTTCTTCAAGATAGGCATGATCGTTACGAATGTAACTGTAGGTGGTAATTTTATTAAGAATTCCCAATTTACTAAGACGTGCAAGTGGAACTTTAACCCATCCGTGTCCAGGATCCGTGTAAATCGTGTCAATCAAAGTAGTCTTCATTTCTATCTCCTGTTAATCACTATAGACATAGTATAGCAAATTAGGATATGTGTGTCAAGTTATTTTTGATTGTTGTGAAAATGATGATCTAGAATACGTGCAATTTTTTCAATACCATGAATAATACCCAAACCAATCACAGTTAAAACAAGTAATAAAATCCATTCTTGTAGCCAACTCATATTATTCTCCTATAATTTACGGTTAGTGTCATATTTTAACATAGAAATTTCCCAATCATAGTACTCATCATCAGAAAGTGTTCGTTCACGAAACTTTTTACATAATGTTACATAATAAGAATATGTAAACTCGTTACCTGTTTTTTGGCTCACAGTATCGTTGTAATCAAACAACGCTTCTTGATTTATACTATAATTATAAACAATCACATTAATCCCAATAAATGTAAATTCTTGTATTAGCGGATTTATTCCATCTTACTTTACATCCACTTTCTTTAATGATTGGAAGGATATCTATAAGATTTTGTAAACCTTTGTCATCACCACTAAAGCAAAATAAACTACCATTTGTTTGTTCAGGTTTGTGACATGGAAAGGTTGAGTAATCATCTTTGGTCATACCTTCAGGCAAAATATATTCATCTTTTTCTTCGTCATATTCACAGTCCATTGAACAATCTTGCTCATGATTAAATAAGACTTTTGATAAGTCTATACTTTGTCCCTTGAACACTCCTTCCTCATGTTGATAGGGAATTTCTTGCCATGCACATGTTTGGCAACATGGTAATGCCCAACCAACATACCAACCTTCTTTTTGTAAATTTTGTTGCAAATTTCTAAATGGATGCATAATATTCACCAACTTGAGTTATAAAAAACTTTTAAACCAATAATAAGTTCAGCTTTGGCATCAGCAATAAACTGCAAATCTTGGTTACGATAATAATCATCTTTTGGGGTACCAAAGAAAAATCCTTCTATTTCAAGGGATTTTACATATCCGTTCTTAATGTCTCGTTCTAAATGGTTAAGATCATCCCATGTTAATTCAAGTTCAATCCCATTAAAACTTGAACCCCATGAACGATCAGAATTTGGGTCAGGTGTACCACCTTTTTGTAACCAAAGTTTTTCCATCCACCCTTGTAAATTAGGGTGTTTACGCCAATAAGCTAATTCACGTGGTTTAGCAACATTTTTGTTTTCATAGTATGCGTCATAATCACCTTGATTGGCAGACACGTATGCGTACTGATCTAATCCCATGTTTTGCTCCGAATTGTAACGTTTAAACTTCATTCTTTAATTGTTTTTTACTGCAATCATACATCATACTACGTATGACTATGTTTTTATTTAAATCACATTCTAACATAAATTTTTGCTGTGCGTACATTGAACCAAGTACACTACCAAAAATAAATCCGATACCTGCTACAAGTGTTTTACTCATGTTGTTTTTAATATTTCAAAAGTTTTACGTGCACCATAGTTAATATGATAATCAGCTTCTTCATAATCTAGGTAAAAGTCACTATCACGGTCATAGTATTGTCCTGCAGTAGGATCATAATACAACACTTTACCTGATTCATACATAAAAGGTCCTTCAAGACCTTTCATTTTAGTATAGCGAGCGGGAATTGAGGGAATAATTTTGTAACCCATACAACCTCCTGTGTTATGACAAGATCAGTATATGATAAGTTTTATAGTTTGTCAAACCCAATATAAACTAAAATTAAGCAAATCAGATTCTTGTTGGAAGGATACAACACGTTCATTAAAGTTAAATCCTTGTCTCCAAGTATACGGACCAACACAATATTGTTTTAACCAATTTAAAATTTCTTGTATATTATCTTTGTTCTGCACAACAATTTTCGTAACATGCATATAAGTAATACCTGGTTTGATGATTTCGTACATAGATTATACATATTTATGTACCTATTGTCAAGTAGTTACGTAGCCCATTTCAAACTAAACATAGTTGCATGTTCATCATTATCAAAACTGAACCCTACGGTGTGATACATGTCAGGTTTACATAGTAACTCATAAGATAACTTACTACCTTGTAACCAAGTAACCATATCATTAAAATATGCCATACTTGGTAATTCTACAAAGACATAATGTTTTGTTGGTGGATTTATTACGTTAGCTATAATATTATCTTTTTTATTTGTAAGCGTAATAGATGCTCCGTTGTTCCACGTCATAATACAAGTACTATAAGGTAAACTGTAGGTAGTTTCTATAATGTTTTCTTCACATTCACTCCATAGAAAATCTTGTGCATCAACATCAAAATCATTATATTTCTCATCATTTGGATCAACAGGGTATCCATTAAGTTCTCTAACAATTTCTTCTAAATCAACATCACTAATCCACTCCCAACCTTTACCATCTGCATCTTCATTACATAAATCAAGCAAAAAATCTTTATCATGTATGGTAAAGTAAAGTTGAGTATCACTTGTACGATTCTCACACATTGACAGTGCTATGGCACAAACTGAGTCTGAATCCCAATAATTATAGTAATCTAATTCATTTAAGCTACCGCTTTTTTGTTGAATATAAATCCAACCTTTAGATTCTTCGTTAGATTGACCTACGACTTTATCATGATAAGTCCATTCACTTATTTCTGAAATCCAACCTGTTACCCCAATTTCTTTAGGTAACCCATAAAGATCAATAAATTTTTTAACTTGCTTATATGCTTTAGTGTTCATTTTTCTTAAACCATTTTACAAAATTGCTATAGGATTTGACAAAAGTAAGGGTTCTTGTATCCTTTCCAACCCATTCATCCTTTGATATAACTTTTGTTTTTATATCAAAAAACGTGTCACTTGTGCTAATATATTGGACTAATGGAAAACCCGCAGGAATAAAAATTCTATATGGTTCGGGTTTGTGCTTAAACAAAATAAACACATTAGTGGTGTGACTGTAATAAAAATCAAGAAACCCAGGCATCACCGTGTAATTAACTATGCCATGATGGTGATAAAATGGAGCAGTAGCATAAAAATTTGTAGGTTTTGATGCTTCTGCAACCCAAGGTGATTGTAATTTTAAGTGACTATACTCAGGGGCAAACTCACCAAATTGTTTACTATCATGGATGGTTCCACTTGAATTATTATGTGAAAAAAGATAGTTAAACGATTTATCAGGGTAAACATCTATAACCAAATCGCACCACATAGGTAAAATTATACCATTTGTTAGCGTGTTTTTAATACCTGCACAACTCCTAACCGTTGGTGAATCCACCTCAATATTATAATCCTGTTCTATTCTTTTATAAACAGGTTTTAATTTTTCAAACCATGATGGATAACATTTTGAGGTGTTTATTGGTGGTAATGCTTGGCTAATAATTCTATTTTCTTGTGTGCAAGAAAATGTTATACTAGTTTTTTTCTTAACAAACATTACTTTTTAGTGTTAGCAAAAGGCCATGCATTTGGATTATTCTGCACAGGGTCTCCATCCTCATCTTCTTCAGTATCAGGATAATACTCTTCCAAAATATAATCTACAACATCCATGAGTACATCTTCACCCATTTCACTATCTAAGTCAAAAGTATTAACAAAATCCCATGATTCATTGTTTACATCATACCAAGCAAAAATACAAACTTCTTCTTTTGGACGATGTAAAATTAAATTCCAAGCAAAATCATGTTCGGGAAATTCTCCTTCTTTACTATCTTTGTGGATAAAAATTGCATAACAACGCATATCTTTATTACCACCTTCCTCATAAACATACTCACCATCTTCATCTTCAGTTTCAAGATCACCGTATTGTTCAAAGATGCATTTGATGCCTGGGGTGTCGCTATAGTCAGTACCACGTTCCCATCCATCGTAATCATCAGGATAAAACATATCATCAACCACATGTTGAAGTAATTTTTCAAGTCGCTCTAGTTGATCATCTTCAAGTTGCATAGTCATCATTTTTCTCCTATATATTCATGTGACCAACACTCTCTATTAGCATGTGCAAGTAACGACTCAACAGAAAGCATTTGTTTATCATGCTGTGTACCACTTAACAAATAATCTTTGCGTTTCATCTTGTTCTTACTTGTAGGTTTCCATAGAGGAGAGTTATCTCTATAACCACCCATTCTTGGATTAGCAGTTTTGCTAAAATAACGTTTACCTTGTTGTACGTGCATTTTAGCTATTGCATCACTAAATCTTACACCAATTCCTAATCCTTGAAAATCAGGTAAGATAACTGTGCGGTGTCCACGATAAGCATTTTTTAATGTTCCGCTAGGTTGTGGCAATACAGCAGCAAATCCTATGATAACATCATTCCATACTGCTGCCCAACATTTAGATGATTTATTCATGCTTCCACTTAAATAGTGATGTGGAGCGAAGGCTGTCCACAATTTTCTGTCAGCAGGTATGATTTCCAAAGTGATTGTTGGACGTTGCCGAAGTAACCCCCTTGTGAGTTCGCCCGTTGCGGTATCAAATACCCAATCAGGACGAAGCCACTCAACAATATCATAATGACATGTAGCAAACGTTACCTTTTGCAAACCCTCTGCTCTGATATAACGATTAATCGCATTACTTAAACTTTTTGCTACATTGCGATCAACCACACTAGTAAATTCATCAATAACTGCACCACTTTGTAGCTGCCTAGCCATATCAGCACGATGTTGTTCACCATTACTGCACACATGATATGGTCTACATAATGTGGGAATACTATTTAAACCAACCGCATGTAACTCATCTAAGCGATTAAAATGACTACAGATTGCTTTATTTTTATCCCACTGTGGTATTTCAATATTTCCAATAGTTTTTAAGATACTAGATTTGCCACTGCCACTCGGACCGACAATCAACCCGATTTGATAATCAGTAGGTATGATAAATTGTGGAACTTCAAAGGTTGAAACACCTGTAAATTCATAATCAAAAGCAGTACTAACTGCTTTGACCATATCATCAACAACTACTGTGGATGTAAGTATATTAGACATTTTCACGTTTCGCAATAATTTTATCAACTAACCCATAATTAATTGCTTCTTGTGCTGACATAAACTTATCACGATCCATATCATGTTTAAAGTCATCATATGTTTTACCTGCGGTATTATGTTTTACATATAATTCAGTTAACATGTGTTTCATTTTAAGTATTTCTTTTAATGAAATTTCCATATCACTTACCATACCACGTGCTCCACCACTAGGTTGGTGAATCATATGACGTGCGTGTGGAAGTATATACCGTTTACCCGCTGCACCTGCTTGTGCTAAAAATGAACCCATACTGCATGCTTGACCCATAACGATAGTAGATACATCAGGTTTAATAAACTGCATGGTATCGTATATGCTCATACCATCGGTGACAGAACCGCCTGGGCTGTTGATGTAAAAACTAATATCCTTATCAGTATCTTCACTTTCTAAAAAAAGTAATTGTGCAACAATTAAATTTGCACTAATTTCATTTACTTCACCATTTAAAATGACCACACGATCACGCAGTAATCTGCTGTATATGTCATAACTACGTTCACCACGACTAGTTTGTTCAACAACGATAGGTACTAAACTCATGCTTTTTCCTTTTTAGATTTCTTGTCTTTTTTGTCTTTCTTAACCTTTTTATCTTCTTTTCTGCACTTTAGAGCAGCTTTGACTGAATCCCATATATCTACATTAAACTTTCCATACTCTGCTAAAGTATCAGGTTGATTACCAAATTTTGATAAACTGATAGGTGAAGGAACAAAATCTTGTGCCACTAAATAAAAATCAACATCCCAATCATAGGCTAGTGTTGAATTAGAGTAACCATTTTGGATAAAGTGATCATTTGCTTTTTTGTTAAGAAGTATTAAACCATCTAGAGTAACTGCGGTTTGATGGGTAGGGTCGCTAAAAAAAGCAGTGCTAAAATGGTATGGGAAAGCAAGTTCAACAACCGCATCATGTTTACATATTCTATACATTTCTTTCCATGCATTTTTATAACCTGATTTAGACAAATGTTCTAATACATGATGAGCAACAATATGTTCAATAGAATTATCTTCAAAAGGCCAATTTGCTTGTTCTAAATCTAATTGTATATCAGTCTTAACAAGGGTACTAACATCAACGTTTATAAAACCATCTATATATTTGTTACCACATCCCAAATTAATCTTTTTCATTCTTCAACCTCTATCCATGTATAATCACCTAACCATTTAACTTTAGTAATATACTCATAATGTGCGGGTACACCCGTTGACCAATCTTTAGGACCAAGCAACGATAGACGTGTTTTTTGTATCTGACTATCAAACAATAACCAATATGTTTGACCGTGAGCTATTTGAAACCTATATTCTGCTGCGTGAACCCAATCTGTAATATCTAACCTACGTTTAATTTGTGCTGCTTGATCTTGTAAAACATTTACAAGTTGCATAATCCTATCATATTCTTGCTGAGCATGCAACCTTGCAACGTTAAGCATAATATCTTTTTGTTGCGTAATGGGAACAAGGTCAAACTTTGGCGCACTAACTTCAACAGGATATTCTGTTACATTTCTATTGATAAAAATCGCAGGTAAACCTCCAATTTCAGAATCGTAACTTGTTCTACCCTTCATTGAGTTGGGTTTTTTATCTTCAGACATGGTATATTATATCGTATAATTGTTTAGAAACAATCATAAACTTATCCAATTATATGATTTTTTGCTCATATTTTGGTGGTAAAGGAGCATCCATAAGTTAAACAATCTTAGAATTTTTCACAGTTATATTTACCAAAATAAAAAGCCGTAGATAATTTGGTTAAATACTATACTAAGGAGATATTAAAATGCTAGAAAAATTTGGCAAATTTTTAAGAGAATTATTTATTCACGGACCTAAAGGTTTAGAACCTGCACCACCTGCTGAAGCTAAACCCCTTGAGGCTAAACCTGCTCAAGATAGAGTAGAAGCACCTGCGCCAAAAGCGGAACTTAAACCTGTGCCTAAAGATAATGTTGTCATTGCACCTATTAAAAAAGAAAGAAAACCTGCAGCTAAAAAACCTGCAGCAAAACCTGCATCTGAAGCAAAACCTAAGGCAGCACCTAAAGTAACTAAAGCGAAAAAACCACCTACTGCTAAAAAATAACTGAATGGATATTCCGTTTTCATTAGATTTAATCAGTGATTTAAATTTATCAGACGATGAGCAATTTGATTGGACAGGTAACCAAACTTCATTATTTTGTATAGTAGCAGGTAATGTTGCACCAAGTTTAAGAAAATTACATCAGGTTTTAACACATTTAGGTACGCTATACAGGGGCGTTCTTTATATTGATGGGCAGCTTGAACATCAAAATATACAACATTATGAGTCAAGAGTTGATCAAATTAAAACATTATGTGCCCCTATTCAAAATGTTATATACTTACATCAGCATGTAGTCATACTTAATGGTATAGCTTTTGTTGCAATTAATGGATGGTATCCTGTAAATTATCATAGTTACGATGCTACTCAACAAATGTATATTGATGCTCTTCGTATTAAAGATTTAGAATACCTTACTAGAACTATTAAAAACTTACAATCACATAATGATGCTAAACGTATATGCGTTATAACTAATAGTATACCAAGCGAACAATTAACATTTAAAGACCCTGATAATCATCTGCCTGACCCAATTGGTATCATTGTTTCATTAATGTCTGACATTAATCACAAAGTTGACCATTGGGTGTTTGGAAACTATAATAAAATTATTGATGGTGTATATAATGGTAGACGGTATGTCAATAACCCCAAACTTCAAAATCAACCCTATTGGCCTAAACGAATTGTTTTAGGTTAATCATCTACCTCTAGTTTAATTTGTAGTGGAAAACCATTAGAACGTGCTTCCATAGTCACTTCAATGCCTTTTTGTTCAGCAATTTCATACGGTAACACAGCAACTACAGCACTGCCTGATTCATGTATATTATTAGTAATATCTATCGCAGTTTCTGCAGTGTATTGAAAATGGCTAATTAAAGTTGCAACAACAAATTCCATGGTTGTAACACTATCATTGATGTAAATAATTTTATATAAAGGTGGTTGTGCCAACTTCATATTGGGTTTAATTCTTGTTTTTACATCACTTTTAGTATCAATTTTAGCCATATATATTCCTCTTAAATGTGAGAGGACAGCGTAGCAAACTACGCTGTTTACTCTGTATTTATTATTTTATCACTTTGTATACGTGATTGCAATAGATTTTGGTTTCTTTTCTTCAGGAACTTTACGCTCTAGCGTAACACTTAAGATACCATTTTCTTGTATGGCACTAGTTACTTCAACATATTCAGCAATAGGCCATGAACGCTCAAATGAACGTGAGCCAATACCTTGATGAATATATTTGGTTTCTTGACCCTCTACTGTAGCAACTTGTCGCTTACCTTTAATAATTAAGCTACGATTATGTACAGTAATATCAATTTCACCCTCTTTGAATCCTGCTACCGCAAGTTCAACAATATACTTGTCATCAGTTACTTCAATGACATTGTATGGTGGGTAATTGGTAGTGATAGTTCCTTCATGTAAACGTGAAAGTTCATCAAACATACGGTCAAAACCAATACCAAATTTTGTGATTGTAGGAATATCAAACGAACGAAGTGTAAGATTTGTCATGTTATTTCTCCTTTATTTAAGCAAGATGACATTTGAATGTAGACCCAACCATTGGCATCTACATTAATATATATTTTACATTTTTTCGCAATATATGCTATTATTTTTGGATAAACACATCATTGATTTGACGGTTTACTCTGATAAATGTAGTGCATTTAGGTAGTTGTTTAAGATTAGCTGCGCCAACATAGGTACACGTGCTGCGTAAGCCACCTAATATATCAAGTACAGTATTTTTAACTTGTCCTTTATAAGGTATTTCTACTGTACGTCCTTCGCTAGAACGATACTCTGCTACACCACCATGTGTTTTATTCATAGCAGTATCGCTACTCATGCCATAAAATTGTACGAATTTTTTAATGTCTAACATTGGTTCCATTTCATGGCTATGAGTATTATCATCATTCCAAACTGTAAGTGGATTAATTTCTGATGTATTATAATATTTTGTAATAACTTCTCCACCACCTTCATCGTGTCCACCAAACATGCCACCTAACATTACAAAATCTGCTCCTGCACCAAAAGCCTTTGCAACATCCCCAGGACAAGTACACCCTCCATCAGCAATAATATGTCCACCAAGACCATGAGCGGCATCTGCACATTCAATAATTGCACTAAGTTGAGGATAACCCACACCTGTTTGTACCCTAGTAGTGCAAACACTGCCTGGACCAATCCCCACTTTCACAATATCTGCTCCACGTAATATTAACTCCTGTGTCATATCTGCTGTAACTACATTACCTGCAATAATTGTTTTATCAGGCCAACGTGTTCTAACTTGTTCTACAAAGTCACCAAAATGTTCACTATACCCATTGGCTACATCAATACAAATAAATTGAGCACCAATACCTGTGATAATAGTGTTTAAGTTACGAAAATCTTCTTCACTAGTTCCTGTACTAACAGCATAATCATCTTTGTTTACATTAAATTCAGAAAAATTTTCAATGTCTTTGTTATAGGTTTTAATAAGGCAGGTAAATAACCTATGTTGACTTAATGTTTCTGCCATTTTTAAAGTGCCAACACCATCCATATTAGCAGCCATAATAGGAATACCTTCGTATTCATAACGGCTGTGTTTAAACCTATAAAATCTTAGCAAATCTACTTCTTTACGACTTGATAGTGTGCTTCGCTTTGGACGAATCAATACATCCTTGAAATCAAGTAAGATTTCATTTTCAATTCTCATGGGATTCCTTTTAAATAATTAAAAACATTAGAAAAAATGCTGATATTAATAAGAACAATACACCAACTTCTTCACGAATATCTAGTTCTTTGTTAATTTGTTCTATATCTTGTGGTGGCATACTCATTTTAACCTGTGGGTCAACATTCCATCGTGAACTTGAAAGTGTAACCACTCCTGCAATAAAAAATACTACAAAAAATATAATCATAATGTTTAAATTTTATCTTTTATAAAATTAGATAAATCGCTTTCCCATACAATTGTTACAGTATATCCCAATGATTCAAAATATTTTTGTCTTTGATAATCTTCATTCCATTTTTCCTTGGCTGTTTTTTTAAGTTGATGATGGTAGAAATCTGCGTGAAATATATTAGGATTACAATGCCAATAGTCACCATAAACTTCTATGATTGACATAGTTTCTTTGTTTACATAATCAGGCTTATACTTACCTATTTTTATATTTGGTTGATAACTTGGTAAAATATTTTCTAAAAGTTTTTCTTTTTTACTTCTAGACGATTGCTTTGCTAATTCAAACGCACATGTAACTCCGTATTTTTCTAATACAGTTTTATCTCTTTTTGAATAATATTCTGACTTATGTTTTTTGCCAAAAAAGGGCTGTAATTCTGTGGGCAATTCTTTATTCCAAGGTATTTGTAATCCAACGGCATTTTTATTCCATGGAACTCTTCCTTTACATGCATTAGATAAATTCTTGATCCACGATTCTCTATTTTCCTCTCTAGTTTTGTATCTACAAGAATTCCAAATTCTAGATTCTTTCATTTCTGGATTTCTTTTCCAATGTAATTGTGCTGAACAAGATTTGGAACAACATTCAGTCGCAGATCTTTTAACAAAATTATCGCACATTGGGCACTGCTTATGACCTTTTTGATACCCACTCTTATTATCTTTTCTTAAAGATATTCCACATCCACATTTACAAATATTCATAACTTTATTTATTAAAGTTATTTGTTCTATGTTAGATTATGTTTTTTCTTGTAATCTGCTATTGCGGCTTCTATAGCAGACTCAGCCAAAATTGAACAATGAATCTTCAATGGCGGGAGTGCGAGTTCCTCTGCAATTTTCGTATTCTTGATAGACGTTGCTTCGTCCAAAGTTTTACCCTTAACCCACTCCGTAACCAACGAACTACTTGCAATCGCTGAGCCACATCCATACGTCTTAAAACGTGCATCTGTAATAACACCATCTTCATTCACCTTAATTTGAAGTTTCATTACATCACCGCAAGCAGGTGCCCCAACCATACCTGTACCAATGGAAGTATCAGACTTATCAAAACTGCCCACATTTCTTGGATTTTCATAATGATCAATAACCTGTTCACTGTATGCCATCTTTTTTCTCCATGGGTATTGTAGTTTCTAAATTTTCTTGTCTTGGAGGATTATCGTTATACTTAGTTAAAAAATTCTGCCACGCCTCTTCTTCTTCGGGACTTACTTCAATTTCCATCCATTTTAGGTGACTATCGTTCATACCACACCTCTAATAAAGTTTTGTAGGTAATTCCTGTGTACGTAAATATTTTTTCCAACGACTTACTGCTTTGCCTCTAGCAATTTTTCTAGCGATGCTAGGTTTAGTATACTCTTGACGATCACGTAATTCTTGCATAATACCACTTTCAAGAACTTTCTTCTTGAATTTTCTTATGCCACTTTCAAATGACTGTCCTTCACGTATTACAACTTTCATTTCTTTCCTTTTTTCAATAAGGTTCCAAGATAAGATTCTGCTTTAGGTTCCCAAAGTTTATTTAGCAAATTTGGGTCAACAACATGACTTTTATCTATGATAATTTTTTGACCTTTTAAAAACTTAGTATAAAACATAACCTTAAGTAGCACACGCTCAATTTCACTTTGTAAACCACGTGCACCTGTTTTTAATTCTAAACAATTTTCAGCAATTTGTTCAATGGCATCTGCTGTAAAACTTAACTCTATTTCATCCAAACTTAACAAATACTGATATTGCTCAATAAAATTGTTTTTAACTTTAGTCAAAATTTGAACCAATTGTTCTTTAGTCAGTTCGTTAATAGAAACACGACATGTAAACCTACCTGTAAACTCAGGAATCATACCAAACTTGGTTAAATCATCAGGTGAAACTTGCGATAATATATGATCCATAGAAGCACTTTGTCCAACCATCGCAGAAAAACCAATACTATTACCATGCAATCTACGTGAAATAATATCGCTTAATCCAACAAAAGCACCACCTGATATAAACAATATGTTTTTAGTATTGACTTCTAACATATCATTACTTGGATGTTTTCTTTTACCAAGCTGTGGTACTCTACAAACAGTACCCTCTACAATTTTTAATAGTGCTTGTTGTACACCTTCTCCACTAACATCACGTGTAATACTTGCGCTTTCGCTTTTTCGTGCAATTTTATCAACTTCATCTACAAAAATAATACCACGCTCTGCTCGCTCAATATCACCATCAGCAGCAGCTACTAATCGTTGTATCATACTTTCAACATCATCACCAACATAACCTGCTTCAGTTAATGATGTGGCATCAGCAATAACAAATGGCACATCTAAATATTTTGCTACTGTTTTAGCCATTAGTGTCTTGCCACCCCCGCTTGCTCCGAGAATAAGTACATTGGCTTTTTGTATTTCTAACTCTTTAGTTTCTGCTGTGATGCGTTTGTAATGATTAGATACTGCCACACTAAGTAACATTTTGGCATTATCTTGTCCAATGATATATTGGTCTAAAAATGTTTTAATGTCATCAGCATAAAAACTTATTTTACGTGGTGAATCATCCTCAAGTGGTTCATCATCCTTGAGCAAATCATTACATAAATCAACACAATCACTACATATTGCAGTGCCTTCACCGACAATAAGTTTCTTGACAACATTTTTATGTTTGCCACAAAAACTACACTCTTGAAAATGATAAACTTCACCCATATTTTTACTTATCTTCCTACACAGTTACGCACAGCTTTTGTTTCTAAACGTTGATAATTTTTCAAATTATGTAAGTCAGTATTGTTTAAATTAACTACATAAGACTTAGTTTCCCAACGGTCGCCCCTTATCAATCCTGTGTTACTTCCTTGCAACATAACATTGTTTACTTCAATGTTCATGTCACATAATTGCAACAACACATTATTTGCTGCATCTACAAAACTAAATTGTATACCGCTACGTGAACTTGCAAATGTATTAACTAACTCTTTGTAGTTACCCTCGTTTAGAGTAATTAAATCTGATTCACCTATTATATTACCATTTTGTCGCATAGTAAGTTTTACTGAGCGAATACCATTACTGTTTCTTGCCATATGTATAGCACAAGATGTATCTATGCGTGTGCCATCACTACAACGACTATCAAAAACATTTAACAATTGTGGTTTTACTTTAATTGAATCTAATAATGACCACAAACCATGCATAAATTTATAGCTAAATTTGTATTCGTAATTAATCCTAAGAAAAGATTGACGATTGTTTACACCACTTTCTAAATTTTGTACTTTAATATCAAAAGCACCTTCAGGATAAAAATTAAAATATGCCTTGATTAAATTATCTTGTGTCTGTCTACTTTGTATGAGTGATTGTATAGCAGCTTGATGTTGGTCACCTTGAATGCTTTCCATTTTATTGCTATCACCTAATATTCTACCATCAATACTATTAGGTGAGGTTGTAACATCCATTTCTATACTGTAACGTCTTTGCGCAACACGATTGTAAAATTCATCAGTGGCTAGAATTGTGTAGTTTTTAACGTAACAACTACTGCTTGAAACAACACGGTCAGTTGCCAAACGTCCATTGATAGAACTACGGTCACTTATTACACTACTCCCCCATGTTTGATTACAAGCTTCTCTAAACGCACCTTGTCTTGCACTTTCAGGTGAATCTGCCTCTACTTTAACTCTAATTTTTTGTGTTGGTGGGTTATTAGGTAAATTTTCAATGACAAATTTAGTGACGCTAACGATAGTCCATGTATCAGTGGCACAAACTATCGTAGGCATTGTAAGTAGCAATCCTGCAAGAAACCTTTTCATATTATCGGCTCATCATACGACGAACATCTTGAATGTCGCCTGTATGTCTTGCATCCCAACGATAAACAACGCTTACTACTTTTCCTCCATCAAGTACAGCGTTATCAACCAAACGCAATCCACTTAGAATACCTTTGTTATTGGTACGGATAAAATTATTCATAGTGGTAGCAATTTCTACTGCATCATTGCGTGTAGCAACGTTGACATTTTGTGGTGAACCTGCTGCTTGGGTAGGTTTACCTTCAACATCAATGTCACTGATTGATACGTTTTGATTATCGTAATTACTTGCAATACGATTAGTTTTTTGGTCACGACCACGCTCAAGCGATTTACTAATCATGTTTACACTAGTATCACTTGCTACAGTTTCTTTCCAAATAAAATCTATTAGTTTCTTCTTAGCATCAAGTTCTGCGACCTTGTACGCACTTTCTGTTGCGCTTGGGCTGTTACCCCAAACAGGAGCATATCCTGTTACTTCAATAGCTTTAATATCACGGAAAAACATACTGTATTCAACTTTTACACCACGTCTTTTAAAATCTTGTGTAACACGTTGCTCGCTTATTGCGGTTTGTTCGCCGCTGCGGATGCCTGGGTCGCTGAGCATTTTAGTTGCGGTTGAACATCCACCCATGAACACAGTAAGTACAGCCATAGCTAAAAGACTTTTTTTCATTTTTGCCTCACAAAAGTTTATAAGATAGGTGGAGTATACGTAATTTAAGATTTTTTGTCAAGTGATAAACGTGTTTCTATTTCTTCACGCTCTAAATCAGTCAATGAATCTATGTCTATACTGCCATTTTTAAGACATTCAATCAAATAATCTAGATAACTTGCATCTGTTATATAGGTACTATTTTGTTGTTTATCCACAACAATCCACTTTTTGCCATTAAATTTAAATACAATATGTGGTATACGATCAATACGAATAAATGTATCGCCACTAAGTGCTTCTTTTGGAAACTCTGTACCATAGTGTATTTCATTAGGCCATGGTTTGTCAGCAGGAAAAATCAAGTCAGGGCGTAAACCTTTTAATGCTGCCATGCTCGTACTTTTACCTTCAAACGAAACATATTCATCAGTAGACTTAAACAATGGTCGCAATTTGGTTACATTTTCAGTAATAATTTCTTCATTATTGTTTTTTGTAAGTGGTACAGGTTTAAATTTAATTGAATCAACTTCACTCGTAGCAATTGTATTATCAGCAGTCAACGTAATATCATCTATGGTTGGTTCAGGAACTGTAAGCTCAGTAACAGGTTGCTGCACAATAGATGGTGGTGTATATACTTGATGTGGGAAACGGATGCCTGGCACTTTGTCGTTCCAAGGTTTTGTTAAATAAACTTGTTCAACAGGTTTGGCTTCTTCTTTAACTTCTTCAATAACTTCAGGTACAGGTTCATCAGGTTGTACAGTGGCTTTAGGTTGGTCAATCTGACCGTCAGTCAATGCACTATCATCTTTTTCATGTTTTGGTTCATCTTCTTTACGTTTTTGTAAACGATCTTCTCGTTCCCATTTAAGGGAATTATTAGCAGCAAGTATTAAAATAATAGCTAGTGGATCAAACACAGCTACAATTAATATTATAACCCAACGTACAGCACGTTCAAGCATAGTTGCGTCAGGATTATCATCATAAATTAATGCTGCTATGTACTTGATAGGTCCAACCTCTGCCTCTACTTGTCGTAATTGACTAGCTACAGGAGCACGTTGTTCATTTAATTCTTTAATTACATTTTGTGATTTTGCAATATCATTTTGTAACGCAGTACGTTCTTTTGCTTGTTGTCTGCGTATTGCTACTGCTCGTTCAGCATTTTGCTCAGTTGTACCACGTGATAACAATTGATCAACCTGACTATCCATCTGTTGCAATGCTTTTCTTGCAGTTTCTATATTATCACGCTCTGTTTTAATTTTTTCATCTAATAAAGCAACTTGTGCTGCAACATCACCTGTTGGTATGCCTTGGTCAATATGTGCTTTAGATAGATAACCAAAAATACCCATACTTGTCAAAAATGCTAACGCAATGACAGCAGTAGTTAGATAAGTTTTTATTACCCATCCTGAACGTTTCCAATACATGTGCAACCATACGGTAGTAGTGACTTTAGCAATTTCAAGTACACTACCCATGACAATAATGGATATAAAAGCACCTGCAAAAATGGCAGTTAATCCAATGATACTATAATATGCTGCTATAACACTTATAGATAAAGCAACAAATAGTGTCCAACGACTATAGGTAAAAAAATCTCTGAGCATAGAATATTATTTATCGGTTTTTTTACTGCAAAAACCGTACTTTCTTATACCATCGGCACACAATGCCGAGTTATCTGTGTGATAATATCGTAGTTCTTGTTGGGGTATAATATCTTTTTCAGAATAATTCTTGTCTAAAAACAGTAATAAATTTCTAAATAATACAAGTATGATGCAAAAAAATATAAGTCTGTATAGATGTGAAATCATTTAGTGAGTTGATAAACCATCATAAAGTTATCATATGCTGCTTTTACTGTGGGGTTTTGTAATTTTTGTGCAGCTTCATGCACAAGTGCAGCTAATCCACTCTCAACTGCTTCATATATACTAGGATATTGTAGTGGATGACATTCTTCTCCAAAAGCTTCAGACAATTTTATCCAAGCAATATTTTGTTCTTCAGTAATTGGAACTTTACTAGGGCGCATTTCCAAACTTTTACGCAATGATTTACTAATCTCCTCACGTGCAAATGTTGCTGCTGCAATTAATGGAGCAAATTCAGGATCTATGTTGTACTTGCGGATATAGTGGCCTGGGCGACTGATGACCAAATGACACCCTTCACTAAAAGCATTCTCAAAACTAGGATCATGTTCAAGAATAGGTATATACTTATGCCTAACTTTTTTATAAAACGTTTCGCTCATAACGGGCAATCTTCACTAGCTTCTTTAATACGTTTGTATTTGATATAACTCTTGCTAACTTTTTCCTTGATAATTGAACCCAACCCAATTAACGGAACCAAAGTCATACATGCAACAAATACATAAGGTTGTTGCACAATTGCACTAGAAATACCAACAACAAAACAAAAAATAATTAACCAAGTTTCTTTTTGCCATTGACTAGCTGACCACACAATATAACCGAATAAATTACGCATTATTTACTCCATCGGTGCAGGGTTAATTTTGTCACGCATTGCTTGGATATTTTGATTCACATTGATAAGAATTGCGGTATAACCACAAGTGACAATACCCACTACTAAAATACCAAGGGCTGACATAACCGCAGGTAAAAAATTGTCAAACATTTCGCCAACTAATGTGATACCTGCCATAACAACAAAAATTAACGCAAGCACTTTATTAAGTAAATCAAGTGACTCTACGATTTTACGATTGAAAGAACCCATTTGTATCTCCTTAAAGATAAAGGGATTGTAGCACAATCCCTATGTTTAGTCAACAACCAAAATTACTTCACTTCGTGAACTGAATAATCAGCCCATTGTCCTCTCCAATTGTTGTACTCCTCGTCAATGCCTTCATCATCAAGAGCAACATCATCGTAATAAATTGTTTTAATATGTGAAGATCCATCTACATCAACGGTATCAATTCTGAATTTAGCTAAATCTAAATTATCAGTTACTGTTAACGTATGTTGAAATGAACCACCTTTACCACCTTGCTTGTACATTAAGTAGTATCCTTTACCATAAGTGTGTGGGTAAATTTCGTCTACTTCATTACTACAATCATAATAGGTTGCTTCATCACCGTGACCAATTTCAAATATTTGTGAAAACTCACCTTCAAAAATAGTTTCACCATCGCTATTAATAATTTCAACATCAGCATCTTCTTCCATACCATAAAAGTCTATTACATCATTGAATTCATAATAACCACTACTTGTAAAACGTGCTTCTTCAGGTGTGTCATTTTCATCAAAATCGTATTCTTCATTGATTGCAGCACCTAAGTCATAATAGTGCTCATCTTTGCTCCAATGTTCGTATTGTTCTTTGGTAATCTTACCAATACCAAGCTCAGTAGTGCGAGCAAAAATACGTATAATATATTCTCCTGCAGGATGAATACGCTGATAAGCTTCATCTTCGTCATCATCAGTTGCATTTCTTAATTCATCTAGTTCATTTTCTAAATTAGTGATATCTTCATCTTCGGACTCATCAACTTCAATTTCATCAAGTTCTTTGTAAAGTTTTTGCATTTTGGCTTCTTGCTCAAGACCTTCAGGAGTAAGTTCTACCGCACTATCACACATTGGGCATACATCACCTGTATGATGAAATTCTAGTTCATCATCAGTATGAATAGTTCCATCTTCATTATAAAATTCAGTTTTGGTTTCGTACTTGCTACCTTTCCAACGACATTTGGTACACTTGTGGGTAGGTGCAGGAGGTTCAGGGTCACTGTGCCAACTATTCTCATCACCTAGTTCATAAGTTACTTCATATCCACCTTTACGGTCACTATACCAATCATCATATTGACGTTCCCACATAATTTCTACATCATTATCCCAAGCATGTTCAATAAGCTCATCAACATCGTATGTGCCATCTTCTACCGCATCAAGAATTGATTGTAGTTCATCTTCATCCTTGTCAGGATAAATTTCTTGTAACAAGTCTATATCAAGCTCAACGGCAAATTGACTATCAACACTATGCCATTCATGTTTAACTAAAGTAACCATATTTTTCCTTTATGAATATTTCAATTTAATGTACGTAATTTCCTCGTCAGGTATGTCTACCATAATATCACTTTCATCACTTAAATAAAAGTTGTAATTAGTAATTTTGGATAACTCATTTAAACGATCACTTACTTTAGTCGCCATTGAATCTTTGTAAGTTAATTTTACAATGAACTTATATTCATGTGCTTTACATAATGACGTAAACCAATTAAACACCCATGGTTCATCAACATTAAAAATATTGACAATCATTTGTCATCCCTAAATCGTAGAAACCTTGGAAATCTCAATGAATGTGTACCATCTTGATTTTGTGTTACTGCATCAGCAAGAATTTCTACAGTGCGACCAACAATTACATTACGGTTTACCCAATAATCATCACGATCACCATCACTAAACCCACTACCAACGTTAACCACAATGTGCTTTCCATGATCTTCACCTTCGCAAATTAATGCGCCTAATCTATTTTTATTACGTCCTGTACCTGCTTCCACCCCAACAATCTCTAAATCTACTGAAATGGTTGGTTTCCATTTTAACCAAAATTTATTACGTTTGCACTCGTATGGGGCATCAACACTTTTAATCATAATGCCCTCAAACCCTTGTGCTACACAATCGTTGGCATAACGCTCTAGTTGATCCTTACCCTCAGCAATGTCTAAATCTACGACAATATGTGGCAACAATTTGACATGTGGCATATTTTCTAGGGCAGGACGCATATCTTCTAATATTTTAATTCGTTTGCTTAATTGTGCGTTCCAATATCCACGCCTAAAATCTGCTAGCGGAAGAATATCAAACACATGGAACACACTGTCGCTAGCATCAGCATTGTCTTTTCTACGTGCTTGTCGCATTAAGTCTTGAAATGATTCGCCCATTACTTCACCATCAAGCACAAATCCTGTATTTAAATTACTTGATGATGCTAGACGTATCATACGGACAAAATTATTTTTTACTTCTTCTTCAATGTGCGTAAAATTATTGAATACCTTACCATTACGACTGTAGCATGTTACAACAATTTTATCATCATAGTCAGAGGGTGGTATAACAACCATTAATACTCGTACACCATCTAGTTTAGGTTCAAGACGTTTAAAACCCACCATTTCAGGGCGACCTTCGCTATCAGTAGCAAGTTGGCAAGAAAAAATCGGTATTTCGTATTCTGTATTTTTACAAATCTTGTTGATAGTTTTATCAGATATACCGCAACGTAAGTCTTTACCAATCACATTGATACAGAAATCATTCCATGTTGGACTATTAAATCTTACGCTCATAGCTTCAATAGCATCATGAGCAGCATTACCTGTTAAACTACGTAAAGCTAATTCTACTAACAATGAGCTAAAGTCTTGCCATGGGTTTTCAGCATTCACAATACCAACAGTTGGTTCTACAGCTTTTACACCAAAAGTGGTAAATGGATCATAAGCAAAATATACAAATTTAAGAAAGTGTTTACAATTTTCATCACCAAGCGTAGCTAAATTTAAAACTTCTTGTATGACTGATTCTTTGTGTAAGCGACTATTACTCTCGTTCAGCTTATAGATCCATGATTCAAGCATAATTACACCTTAGTTTTGTGTTTGTTGATAGCTTCCCATAACATGTTTTCCACTAGTTGGTTTAGCGTTATGTCACGCTCATGGGCTAAACTCATTAGATTATACATTTCTTCTTTATCTAATTCAAGTGGTACTTGCACTTTGGTATTGTATGGTTGTTTATTTACAATAGCAGTAAGTTTTTCAATAAAGTCCTCATCAGTTTCTAACGTAACATAATTAACTTCATCGTAAGCGTTATTCTCAACTACATTTTTATCTTTACATTCTTGACGATATGCTTCAACGTAATCAGGATTGATCAAACGATATGACCGTCTTTTTGCGTAATCGTGTACAGTGGCGTAATATACCTCTTGTGTTTGTGTATCAAAAGTAATATCAGCACTTACTCCATCATGATCATTATCCCAATATGATAGGGTAAATGGGTGGTCACCAAAACATTTCCAAAGGTATTCTGTACCCTCAGATATTCTGTAATTAATTGCTTTCATGTAATCTTCAAGGTTTATCACTTTCTTTTCCTTCCAATAATCGTTTAAATGTTTGTCCTGCACGATACTTTTCTTCTTTACTTGTGCGGTTTTTATCATGGTTTTTACCAAATATCATACCATCATAACCACGTGCCCATTCTATACCTCGTAACCACATTTGTAAATCTTTTATGGTTCCAATAAAAACTTCAGCATCACGTGAATACAAAGGTAATGCTTCATCATCTTTTGGTTTTACTGCAACTACATCACCAAATTCATTATAAAAATGCTTTGCGTGACACATCATTAGACCAAGACGCTCACAATCTTCTTCAAGCCTACGTATTTCTTGGATTAAATTATATCCTGCCATGATTATCGTGTATTTTTAAATGGGATTAAATTACCGTTTTCATCATAGCGACCAATCATCACCCTACGATCATCCTTACTATAAGCAGGTCTATCTTTCCAATAATGCTTCTCAGCTAGGATTTTGCACTCAGGATCAATATTTAACTTGCCTTCTTCATCACGAATAAATCTGCTAACAAAAGGTGGCAATGCATTTGATGTTGTATTTTCTTCCATAATATCCTCATAAAATTATAGGGGCATTACGCCCCATAGTGGTTTAAATTAATATTTACTTCTCTAGAACATAGGGTTTGTTCCACTTACCGATATTTACCCGAATATAGTGCGAGCAATTGAAGTAATCAATTTGGGCATCACTTTCATCGTAGTAATCAGGACCGTACATCGCTTGTGTTACTTCAGTAAGAAATTCTTTAGCAACACCGCTAAAGTGGTCTTGAAACCAATAAGGGTTTACGTCAAGGTAATCACGGTCAGCTTTAAGACTTTGCTTGCATGTTTCATTAAAGTTACCTAGAAAGTCAATCTTACTAGACTTAATATTAAGAACTAACGTACTGTGATAATTCACACCTAACGTGGCTTTTACACCGTATTTCTTAAGAACTTGTTTGATGGCAACTGCGAGGTTTTGCTTCTTTTCTTGGGAAACGTAAGCCATTTGGCATCTCCTAGTTGGTTATCAATCACTACAGAAATAATTATGCCACAATATGGATATACTGTCAAGCAGTTTTTTACCACTCATCAGTTGTTGTAATTGGGATACGAATTGTTGCCATTCTACCTTTAAATTGTTGATGAAATTCTAAGTCTACTTCATACCCAATACCACTACCACCTGTTTTGATGATAGTAAAATGGTTGACTTCAAACTCTTTTAGAGTATCCATCAACTTTTGTAAGTCAGTATAATTAAGTGTTATTTTTTCTATCATTTCTTCGTTCATAAATTGTACAATTGTTTAAGTTTGTTAGATATGGTTTTTTCAGGATCTTTGTATCCTTCAGTCCACCAAGCATTTAGCATGCAATCATTTGCCACTGCCAATCCAATTTTTTCAATTGTATTTTCTAGTGGTAGATCTGATCCTACGATATAATCATGAGGTAAAATATTATGTTCAGTGGCTATTTTAAGTAAACGTCTATTCATCTCCACCCCAATCTTTAAAATCTGTGCACTCCTCAAAACCAAGTTTGTATGCATCATACTCAGGTGTACCTTGTAGGGCAACTACACGTTGAGTGCTATATGTTGCACCAACGAAGTAATGTGGGTCAAATACACGACCATAGTATGCATCTGCGTTACCACGATCATAAGCACCACCATGGCGAGTATATTGTACAGTTAATTCAGTATACATAATTATACAACCTCCTTTTTCAACTTACGGATAATTTCTTCCTCTTGATTTAAAGTGGCAAGAACCATATTTTCAATCAAAACATTTTGCTGACGCTTGAGAAGCAATGGCATTATACCAACGATCACACTTTCCAAGTAACCTGCTTCATAACTATGACTACCGTAGTTTTTATGACTAGCTTCACCAAAAGCTTTAAGAACAAGCTTCATAGTTTCTTGGTTTTTTAAGGTACATGTTCCCATTTTCTGCTCCTTGTTTGCTAATTTATGTAAGTATAATAACACCAAAGAAAAACATTGTCAACAGAAATAAAATTTAAAGAATGCTTTTATTTGCTTGGGTAGATAAATATATTAATGATATATTATACATACGCATATTTAAGAATAGATGGCTCTCCATATTACATCGGAAAAGGTAAAGGAAAGCGAGCATATCAAAAGCACAAAACATTTAATCCTCCTAAAGATAAATCAAAAATAGTTTTTTTAGAAACTAATTTGACTGAACTTGGTGCCCTAGCTTTGGAGCGCAGGTATATTCGTTGGTATGGTCGTAAAGATATTGGAACAGGAATTCTCCATAATAAAACCGATGGTGGCGATGGGGCATCTTTTTTCGGGAAAGAAAATAATCAATTCGGTAAAAAAGGAGAATTAAGTCATTGGTTTGGGAAGAAACGTCCATGGACAGATGAACAAAGAAAGAAGCAATCAGAAGTTCAAAAGCATACTAAAAAATATATTAGGACTCCTGAACATAATGCTATGATGTCACAGCGAGTTAAAGAGGCATTGTCACGTAAAAAACTTATTCCTCACTAGTTATCTAACAGAAACAAGTATAGCAAAATTAGGATAAGTTGTCAAGCAGTTTTTGGTTCTTTAACTTCAAAGACAAATGAGTTGTTTATTTGCTCACTGTTGTCATCAGGGCATTTAAATTTAACTGAAGTACCACTATATTTAATTTCTTTGGTTTCAAGAATTTTGATGAAGTTTATATCATGGCGACCATCACAAGCATAGCATTTAACAAATTTCATCTCAAGTTCCTTATCAATCACTACAGAACATAGTATAACAGGGTTCAAAAGACCTGTCAACCTGTAGGGTCATTCAACTCCAAAATGTTTTTTAAGTTTACTTTCTGTAATTGAACCCACTTGACTAATTTCAATGCATTCCTTAACAATCAACTCGGCAAACTTTTGATTATAAATTTCCCTACCCTCAGTAAAAGAATAAAGACGATTATGGACTCGTTCCAGATGTGCTAATTCATCCTCAGCAAATCGTTCAGCCTGTTCAGCCAGTTCCTTAATTCGTTCGTTCATTCTTCTAATCCTAATTCTTTTGCCAGCCCCAAACAAAACCAGTGACAAAACCTATCACATAACAGGCCAGCAGTGCCAAACCAATCTCGTTCATTCTTCAACTCCGAAATGTTCTTTTAGACCTTGAATATTATCATAACACTTTTCAGCACAAATTTCAAAATTTGATTGAAAAACAGGATCTTCTTCTGATTCAGAAAGACCAAACAATCTTTCTGCTTCATTGTCGAGATATTGGCAACATTCTTTCACAATCAACAGGGCGAACTTTTCTCTACCTTTTTCACACGCAAACAAAAGACTGATGATTTCTGCTGGAGTGGCTACTCGCCATTCGCCATCTTCTCGTCGAAGAATTTCACGATCATTGTAATCCCACATGCCATCTATTACAGGTAGTTCAGCCTGTTCAGCAAGTTCTCTAATTCGTTCGTTCATTTTTTTGTTCCAATTTATGCTTCTCAGCAGCTTGTGTAGCTAAAATATAACGTGCGCTATCACTAATTTCTACCTTAACCGCAGGTTCAACTTTACGTGGTTCAGGCTCACTTTTTCTACCTGATACTCGTTGTTGTAAATCATGTTGAACACGTTGAGTCATGGTCATACGCCATAACTCCATCATCACGTTACGTGCTCCACTTGAATCTGCTGAACCTACTGATTGAACTTTCATATGTACCTTACTTAACTAAGGTTGACAATTTCACAGCAGCACTAACTTTGCTGATTTTGGTATATGCTTCAGCAAGCGATTCTACTTTGGCATCACCAAGTACATCACGCACCATAGCTTCATACTTAACACTAGCACGTTCGTGTTGGGGAACTACAGTGGCAACCGTAGCAGTACCGAAAAACGTCATGCTATCAAAATTAGCAGCAGTAATCAACGCAGTTTCAACCTTCTTTTCTGCTACCTTCAATAGAGCAATTTCAGCACGAATCTTGGCAAGTTTGTTTACTAGGGCTTTACTCATTTCAATCTCCGTTAAGAATTAATCACCACAAAAACTATTGTACATCAATTAAGATATATTGTCAATCACTAGAATCAACTTCCATGTGCTTGTTGCATTTTATACACACATATAAATTGTAGCAACGACCTAGGTTTTGCTTGCGCTCCCACTCATGACCATTGCAAGTTTCAGTAGGCAATGTATAACCATACCCGTTACAATGTGAGCAGTTTGAACGGAAGTGTGAATAACGATGACGATTTTCTGCAGTATTGGGCTTATCGTGTAGTGGATAAGCGTTTAGTTTAAGATTCCACCCCCCATGGCATTCGCATACAGGACATGGTTTGGTATAACCTGTATTAACCATTGGTTCAAGCTTTTCAAAATCTACGAATGCATCAGGGTGAGTGTGATCCATATATTGAACGAGTGGCATGTCTATCTCCTATATCTGACTATAGAGAAATTATAGTAAAAATTGGATATACTGTCAAGTTGTATTTTTACAACTACTTCATGTATTCTTCAGGATCTTCTTGTTTAAATTTTGTCAAGTAATTAAAGTTTTTACGTTGCTGTACATCATCAGGTAACTGCAACAATTCTTTTACTTTTAGCCAATCTTCTTCAGTTAATAGTGGACTAATTTCTAGAGCAGTTAGCCATATCAAACGTTCAAGACGTACTTGTTCGTAAGTACTACTAAATCCTGCACGTTTAACTAATTCAACTAATTTATCAGACATTTACAAAATCGTATGTTTTCTCAAAAATTTCACGGTCACAAATATACAGTTCACCGTTTATACCACGCATTAAATAATCACCTGCTTTACCTTGTGCATAGTCACCTTCTAAACTATTTACTCTAAATTCTTCATTAACTTGTACCGCATGTACAACAATAGGTCGCTTCATACAAGGTTTCATAGTGTCAACAGTTTCGTACGTATCAAACAATTTCATTACCAACATCCTTTACATTCATAAAAACCACGTGTAAGTGGCGAATAGGTTAATTCTTCTATCCAAAATCCTATGATAGCTCCAAGTAGTAAACACAATAGCGCACCTAGTATAACCCAAATAAAATTACTCATAGATATATTTAGAAATATTCAAGTAAGAATGCAGAAAAGTTACAAGCAGATACAATAATTCCAAACCATCCTAGCTTGTTATCCATATCATTAAAGTCTTTTGCTGCGATCATTAAAGTCAATACGCTGATAAACAAATAAATCATGTTTGTTCTCCTTGCATAATACTATAGTGTAACTCAACCCTATTGAGTTGTCAAGTTTTTATTCTTCGGCATATGGGTACATAAATATTGCCATATACATCTCACTTATATCTACACTAAGGGCACATATGGAAGAAAAGTTTAAGCAGTTAGAAGTACTAGTTAGTCATTTTGTAAGACCTCTACCCAAAGAAGCAGTATACGAAAATAGATTAGAAGAAGAACTTAGTTTAATCCTTGATCTTAATTTTGCAAAACATTTTTTACGTGTGGTAGAAATACTACGTATTACACATGATATACCACATATGACACGTGGTAGCGCAGGTAGTAGTTTAGTATGTTGGTTACTTGGTATTAGTGATGTTGACCCTATCAAAGAAAACATTCCACTATCACGTTTTATCAATCCTAAGCGTGATGACTTACCTGATATTGATTTAGATTTTCCACATTGGCAACAAGTTACGGTAATGAATCGTATATTTAACAAGTGGAAAGGACAATCAGCTAGAGTAAGTAATTACGTTACCTACAAAGAAAAAAGTGCGCTACGTGAAGCAGCTAAGCGATTTGGTGCAAAAGGTAGACTACCACGTGATTTAAATTTAGAAAAACTTATACCTGATTATGCTGAAGATGCTAAAAAATTAGCAAATAAGTTACTTGGTAAGAAACGATGTATTAGTAAACATTGTGGTGGTATATTGATCTTTGATCGTGCTGTACCAAAAAGTTTAATCAATGCTGAAAATCAAATATTACTAGACAAGTATGAGATAGAAGATTTAGAACATTTTAAAATTGATATACTCGCTAATCGTGGGTTATCCCAATTATATGAAATTGACCCTACTAAAAACTTACTAGACTATCCTGAGTATGATGAAAAAACATCTGAGCTATTGAGCAGTGGTAATGTGCTAGGTGTAACTCAAGCAGAAAGTCCTGCTATGCGTAGACTGTTACGTGCGGTAAAACCAAAAAAACGTGAAGATTGTGTATTGGCTACAGCATTAATTAGACCTGTTGCCACACAAGGTAGACGTAAAGCAAGTTTTTTTCAAGATTGGAGCAAAGATAATTTTAATAACACTATTGTTTTTGAAGATGATGCTATCGTACTAATCAGTCAATTGTTAGGATGTGATCAATATACTGCTGATATGTGGCGTAGAGCATTTGCTAAAAAAGATGAAGAAAAGATCTTTGAGTTTATGAACATGATTGGCGATCATGAACATAAAGATGAAATATTTCAAGCATTGCGTGAGTTAAGTAATTTTGGGTTATGTCGTGCTCATGCCATTAATTTAGGTAGATTGATATGGGCAATTGCTTATCAAAAAGCACATAATCCACAAAAGTTTTGGCAAGCTACGTTAAAACATTGTCAGGGAAGTTATAGCCGTTGGGTATATCATCATGAGGCTAAATTAGCGGATGCTGTAATTAGTGTGTATGAAGGTAATGAATTATCAGAATTATCAAAAGAAGGTAGATGGCATAGTAAAAAATTTATACCGTATTGTAATGAAATCCGCAAACCAGGCGAGGTTGAATTCTGTGGCTTGGTTGCCAACTATCGTGTATTCAAGAGTAAACCTAAAGAATACATTACCTTCGTTACATTGGGAACAGGCAATGGAAAATACTTAGATGTTATTGTTGACCGAGCCATTAGTCTGCACGACCAACCCATACTATGGGGAATAGGACAATTAGGTTATAAAAACAATACAGAGTATGTTACTGTTAAAAAACACAAACGTTTAAAGATAAAGGATTTGATGAATGGTTAATACAAAAGGCAGACTACATATGCACAATCATAATGAACCAAACGGACGTGCATTTATTGTAGGTGAAAAAGCAGCATTACGTACACTAGGTGAAGCACTTATCAAAGCATCACATAGTATGATTGGTTTGGAAAATGTAGAACTTTATACAAGTGATGGGCACAAATATAAAATACTAATAACCTGTGATGTTACTGAAAACGAATGGCAAACACTACCTGTACCTTATGATAAAACTCATAATCCACAAACATTAGATATTGTAAAAACTTATGATGAAATAATGGAAACAAGGTCAAATACCATATCTTGACTTTAATTCTTTCTTTACCGCATCAATCGCCTTATCCCATCCTTCATCATCACCCATCCATTTAACCTTGCCTAATTCATCGGTTAAATCCTTTACGATAGATTTAGTAAGGGCAATAGCATAAGCATCACCCATATAGGCTAAATCAACGTCACGACTAGCTTTGGTCGCAATAGTGCGTAAGTGATTGTTCATTCTTTAAACCACGGTTTAAGACATTCTTGCAAAAATTGTTTGGGATGAAATAATATCCATAATGGTAGATAAAGCAGTCCAAATAACAGTGCAAGAAACAAACCTAATGGTGTAAACTTGTTGTCTTTAATTAATAGTCTCATGTTTGAAAACTTTCTTGAATTAGAACATTCATTGTATTTTTACCCTTACCACCTAAAATCGTTAACCATGTACCTGATCCTGTACCCATCTCAAAGTGATCTTTAACTTTAGTCTCAAGTTTAACAAAACCACCTTTCTCAGTTAGAAACTTTGTACCCTTGTACATGTATAGGTTGTCATTAGCATCTTTAATAATAAACTTGTCAACAGTACCATAAACAGTTGGCAACACTTCATGCTTGACTACGGTACCCTCTACAATAATTGTATCTCCAACTTCACCCATTTTTACAGATTTTTTAACTTCTTTGGGTTCTTCTTCAGGTAATCCCACAACATCTGCAGGACGCTCCCACAATAGTTTAGTTTTCTTGGGGTCAGGTTCCCATCCATCACGCAAGTTACCTTTACCACCTAATTTATAAAAAGCACGTACACCAACACGATCAAGGATTGCGACATGGACAACAGGTACTTGACTACGTACACCATATCCTGCCCATACAGCAACAGAATCAATTGACAAGATACGCTCACCTGCTTTAACTTCTATCCCATAAGGAGTAGTACGATCTTCTTTTTCAATCAGATCTTTAGGTTTGTCCATCCAAAACCAACGTTGTTTTAGTGACGTGTATACACCTTGTGAATACTTAATACGGGAACGCACAAAAATCATGTTTTCTTCAGCTTCACGATTCGCATACATCATTTTTTGTTTCCTCTTGAAGTATTTACTATACTGTGATTATAGATAAAAACTCTACCACTGTCAAGCAGTGGCAAAGTCGCTACGTGAAAACTGTTTTAAGAATGGTAATTCCCACTCTTTACAGAATGTCATATCGTCATCATCAAGAATGTTAAAGTTTACAACACACTCCTCGGCAAACTCATTACTAAAGTTAAATTTATTGCTGAGGATATTAGGGTTATCTTTGAAAAAGAAAACATCCTTAACAGAAAGGTTGTTTATGAGGTAGGTTTCACCACCCTTAGACTTCCAACGTGGAGCATCAGCAGTACCGTAGTTTTCGGAGTATTGAGTGTAAACTGCAATTTTCATCGTATTCCCCTTTGGTGTTGACTGACTATATGGGAAGTATAAGTGAATTAGGATAACTTGTCAAGCGTTTTTTTAAATTAAATTGTAATATCTTCCATTCCTGCAACACGCAATCGCACGATATGACCTAGCATAAAGTTTTTAGACTCAAGTGCTTTCATAATACCTAACCATTGATTACGCATGAGCGCAACTTCATTGACTAGCGTTTCCATGTCAATAACATCTTGTTCAGCATCAGCATAGCGTTCAGCATCACGTGATGTTAATTGACGTGGATAATTTTCAAGATACTTTTTAAAAGCAAGACTACGTGTTTTACGAAGTTGTCCATTCATATAATCTAAAACAGCTTCAATCTCTTGTAGTTGATTGAAACGATGCTCGGTGATACCTGGGAGCATGGCTAACAATCGTTCAACACGTTCGCCTTTAATAATTTTTACTTCATATTTTGCTTGATTTAACTCATCTTGATAATGGTCAATGAATTCAGGTAATGATGATAAGTTTTGAGTTACTGTATTGAACCAACCCATGACTTACTCATTATCGTTCCAATCATCATAATCTTCGTCATCTGCGAAGTCCTCATCATCGTCATAATCTGCTTCATCATCTTGATATGCTTTTAAGGCATTAAGCATGTCTTTTTCACCTGCAAACGCTTCACGTACATCGTCAAAATGAACATCATGGTCAATCAATACATTAAGTACATCTTCAGAAGCATCACGCATATCGGTTGTGCTGATGTATCGTTTAAGTACTTCATAAACTGCTGCAACTGTGTCAAGCATTTTGTTCTGCCTCCGCTAGTTCAGTATTTACTAGTTTTTCACGTTGAGAAAATTCCTTCATTACCAAATCCATAATACCGTTTTCATTTTTTGTCCACTCTTTACGGAAGTAACGATGTACTTCACCATTTAAATCAGTATACATATAGCGGTTTCCTTCTCTAGTAACAAATCCTTTTTTATCAATTAAGTCAAAAAAACCACTATAAGGATTCATACCTGTTTCGTATGGAATTTGTACTTCAACATCTTCAAATGGTTTGGCAAAACGTGTTTTCATTACTTTACAACCTGCACGTATACCTAGCACATCGGATGTTTTGTTACCTTCTTCATCTTCTTTTAGTTTAAGTTTTTTCATTGCTACTAAAATACTACTAGCAAATACAAAACCTTGTCCACCACTTACGTTAGGATCAGGATTGTATGGGTCTTGTGAAGCATAGGTATGATTAGTTGCAACCAATCCTACATTGAATGAACCAAACATGTTTACACAGTTAGTAACCAATGCTTTTAATGCTTTAGCTTTGCGTCCCATATCACCTTTAAGGTCACCACTATCAAATTGGTTTACTTCAGTAGGACTCATAAGCATACCTAAACTATCAATAACAAATAATACTTTAGGTCTTTCAGCAACAGGTGTTTCCTTATAGTCTTTCATAAAAGTTGAAATCGTTTTAGCAACATCATCAATCATTGCCATATTCATTTTCAACAATTTATCGTCGCTTGTATCTACACCTAGTGCATGTAACCAACTTTCATCAAGTGCATTTTCGCTGTCAATTAAAACAACAAAAATACCTTGTTCTTGTGCATTTTTTACGATATTACCACTGCAAATATATGATTTGCCACTACCACTTTCACCTGCAAATACAGTAACTTTTCCAAGTGGTACACCTTTATTAAAATCACCACTGATAAGATAGTTAAGGGCATAGTTGCCTGTTGAAATCCAATCAGTGGGATCATGAAATCCTATACTAATTCCTTCAATACTTTTTGTTACGTCTTTACGAAATTTACTTATATCAAACGGTTTTCCCATAGTCTTTACTTTGCAATAGAGTTATTTGTATATACTTTAAATAATTGTTTATCAAGTATACTTGGAGCACTGTCAGCAAGACAATCAATTTCATAATCATTGGGGAAATGTTTTAGTGTTGATCTAGCACGATCACGTACTGAGCTTGGTACACGTGGGGTACGGCCTGGGTCGCATAGCTCTTCCAACAATTTTTTACCTTGCTTGAGTGCCCTGTATCTTTCATCAGGTAGTGTCATTTTGTTCTCCTAAAATGGAGTGGTGGAAACCCACCACTCAGCACACTGCTATTTACGCTTGCGCAGTCTTCTTACTACGAATCATAGCAAGAATGTTGGCAGTTGTATCAGAGGTTTGAGGTGTTGTAACCTTTACTTCAGAAGTTACAACAGGCTCCTCATCCTCATCTACTACAGGAGTTGAAACTTGTTGACGTGGTGTAGCAACATATGAATCGTCATCATGGTAAGCAGTATCTTTAGATGCTTGTACACCACGTGGACGGAAATATGCTCCCCACTTGTCAGTATCGTATTCCTCACCATTAACACTAGCGTCAAACATTTCTTTCATAACACGTAGTTCGCTTTCGCTAGGTTTCTTTGGTAAGAAATCTTTTAAATTAAATAAACCATGCTTGTCTACAGCAGCATGCTCAGCCTCAGTGAGTGCACTTTCTTTACGTGCCCATCCACTTGTGCTGTAATCAGCATAACCACCTTTGCTAGTCTTAACGATTTTGAAATCAAGACCCTTCAAATAATGTGTGGGATTTTCCTCAATCTCAGGATCCATCAAACTACTCTTAATCACACCAAAAATTTGTGGTGAAATAATAAAACGACGAATTGGGTTTTCAGGTAAACTATCTTCCTTAAACGCAGAACCACGCACAAAACCTTGGAAAATATAAGTACGCTTTTTCCAATACTTGTTTGCAATTTCTTTCAATGATGCGTCTTTATACCATGTACGTACTTCAGCAAGAATAGGGCAATTGTCTCCATACATTTCAACGCATGGTACTTTGACAAATACTTTCCTTGATTCTTGACCCTTGATACCACTAAATTCTAACGTAATTAAATTACGCTCAACCCAAAAATAATCATTCAATCCATCAGCATCAGGTAAGAAACGAACCGTAGTGGTTGTGTTTTCTTCCATATTCCAAAATGGATAGATGGCATTATCGCCTGTATATTGTGTGTTATTTTGGGGATTTGATTTGGCTTCTTGTGCAGCCAATTTTGCACGAATTGCAGCTAATGACATTTTATATTCTCCTTAAAAAGTTAAAAGTGTAGCTAAAATTGAGACCTAAGTGTAGTTGCGAGAACAACGAACACAGATTGAATAATACTTGATTTCTTTCTGTGTTAAAAGTATTTAGGATAAACAGGTACGCAAAAAATATATATTCTTAACGTACTGAATTATGACCCATAAATTTGCGTAATTCACGTGCTTGTTTGATTGCTCGCTTGGCATCTTTACGCTTTTGGGCAGGTGTGCGTGTATCTTGCAAATCTTCAGGTGTTCCACCAATTGGGCTTAAACTATTTCCACCAAAATAATTTGGGTTATCAGCCTCATGTAATTCATGCCCCATACGTTTTTTCACTATGTCCATAATATATTGTACATCATCATCACTTAATTGTGGACTCATACACTTGCGCCAATATCCAAATTTTTGTTCTTCAGATAAATTAGGATCAATTAATACCTTGCGCATATCTGTGCCACGTGGTCCATTTATATTCTTATATGGGTCATTCGTTTGTTGCCTACTTAGCACATCTAATGTTTCAAAATTATAACTGCGCCCATTATACTCTTTTACATGACTCATGCTATCAGCACGATCATTACCAAATATAGCCGTAACATGCTTATATCCTAATTCATTTAACTTCTTCAACGCACTCATCAATGTAGGCATACTATCGTCAGCAGCAACAAAAGATTGTTTGTGATTAGGAAATACTTTGTGATAGATAGATAATTTTTCACTAGGTGTAAGCGGATCATCTTCACCCATTGTTCTGCTTAATATCACATAAGGATCTGCACCTTGTTCATTAGCTGTGGTAAACACACTGTTAGCTAAGTACATATGCCCACGGTGACCCATACAACGACCAAAAGTTATTACCGCACGATCACTTTTACCATTACGACTAATTGATTCTTTTAAATACTTAGATTCATTTTTGAACTTATTTGCTCTAGTAAATGCGCCACGTTTGACTAGTTTGATTGGGTTAACACCTTCGTTAATATCGTAAACAAATCCTTCACCACCACGTTGTCCATCAGGTAATTCTGCCTCAATGCCTAACTTGCGTAATGTACTTTCTTCAAGTTGGTCAACAATTAAATCTTTAATTTTCATAGTAGCACGTATCATCCTAAAAGTGTCATTAGCTCCATCTAAATGTGTTTTTAAATGTTCAGCCAATATGTTTTGTTCTTTGGCAGATAAACTATCACGTGCATAGGTAGTGAAATTATCTCCTAAATTATGTAACGCATCTAAGTCATTTTCATTAATTTGACTGTTGACATATTCATATAGAATCTTTTTTATAACCATTGGTGATACAAACTCATTAATACTATTACGCTTTTGTTTGGCAAAGTTCCAATATTTTTCTAATAATGTACGTTCTAATTTTGGTGAATCACTTGTATGTAATGGTGGAATAACAACAACTTTATTACCTGTAAAACTATTGGCATAATCACCTACAGGATATCGTCTACCACCTGTAGCGGGTAAGTCACGAAAATATGCAGTGGCGGCACATCCACTTACACTATTGGCAATACGTTGTCCTAATTGACTTTGTGGGTTTATTTTATAAATTACAGTATTTGGGTTACATTGGAAACAATTTTCTAAAAGACCTGGCGAATTTTTGTATAACAATCCTGCTTCTAAGTAACCACGAAAATCCTTTGGCGTTGCTGCTTCATATATTTCATACAATGCTGCCATATCACGTGCAAATTGTTCACGCTCAAATGTACGCTTAGGTTTACGTCCAATATATTGTTCATATACTGCTTGTGGACTGTCTACAATATCACGACTATATTTGTCACCAAAGTGAAAACGACCATTGTCTGTCCTACCGAAAATTATAGCAGGACTACCATCCCATTTTACTTCAAGTGGTTGACGTTTAATAATACCTGCAATACACTCAAGCACACGTTTTATACCACGTGCGCCTTCTATGTAAATTAAATCTTCAAGGTGTTGGAATTCACGACCAACAGGTGGTTTAGCAGATTCCAACAGTATTGATGTTGACATATTATAGACCTGATAGTTTTCTAATCCTATCAAGTGATCCTTCTTCAAGATCCATTGGGACTTTATCTTTTTTATGTTTTACTTCACCACGCTTATCAGCTTGTTTTTTATCTTTGTGTTTGCCCATACCCCCACCACCAATTCCTGCCATAGCATTTTTGGCTACAGGGTTACGTACTTTTACTGAAGATTCTTTGTCTTTAGATGCTTCTTTTACAGGGGGATTAGAATATAAACCGACAACTTCTTTATACGCAGGTTTTAAGTGAGTATTAATATAATCTAAATATTGTCCTTGTTCATTAGGACGCACAAATTTTTTAATTCTTTCTTCTACATAAGGAATTGCTTGATAGATATATTTTAGTAAATGAGGAATAACTTTGGGATTTTGCCATAAATCACTTTTAGTCATTTCAGTCCATTTTATACCATTAATCACAGGTCCTTGATAGGTGCGAAACATATCTAATAATTCATTAGTTGCTGCTTGATCAATACCATGATTTTTCAGTGCAGCACTTTTAAATGATATAAACATACTCCAAGCTTGTAACAACTCAAATAATTTCTTTTCTGTTGCGTTTTTGGGTATACCTTCATCTAACATTGCGTTTTCATTGGCTTTATTTTTAACACAATTAGGATATTTTTTACCAAACATTGTTTTCATACCATCTTTATGATAGCCTTTCCAACATGCTTCTTCAATTTCACCTTCAAACTCTTTTAAATATTCCTCTACTGCAGCACTAGGTTGCTGTGTACGTTGTTTGAGCATCTTTGCTGTATCATCTGCTGCACGTACAAAACCTTGGTCATCAAAACGTTTCTTTTGTTTTTGTAACAAAGCTCGCATTTCATCAGGTGTAGGCATCTTACCTTTAAGCTCATTAACTTGCTCACCACCCTTAGTCACGAGTATTGCTGCAGGTGCACTACCTACTTTTACAGTCTTTACAGTAAACCCACCACCAAGCACACTTTGTACATAACCTTTTAATTCTTGTGGAGTAAATCCTTTTTGGAACGTTCCTGCAGTTGTAATGATACTATTAGGTTCATCTTGTGGCTCACCTTTTGCAGATAAAACATCTTTGCCACGTGTTGTGATAAGTGCTGAACCACCTTGCATAAGGATACGACCAATATCTTTTACTGCTGCATCACGCCAACCTTTATCATTAGGTATAACATTAAGAACATTTAATGATACAATTTTTGCGTATGACTCATCAGGTATACTATCAACACGATCAAAGTTAGGCTTAAATCCTGCCTTAGGATGCATTTCATAACTATCAGCACCAATCTCTGATGAACCTAATCCCAATCCCGCACCAAAGTCTAATGTCTTGCCTTGCGGTCCGTCTACTTTATCTAACAAACCTTTTGCATAACGATAGGTGGGTAAAGTACCTGCAATTTGTGTTTTTTGTGACAAACGTGGGTCATAATCTTCACGCATGCCACCTTCAGGAGCAGGTGGAGGTGGAGGAGGTGGTGGAACATCTTGTGGCGCAGGTGCTGCTGTTTTTGGGGCAGCTTTTGGAGCAGGTGTTGGAGCAACAGCAGGAGTTTCTTCTGCAGAAATTTTATCAAGAATTTCCTCATAGTGTTTATCTTGTGCATTTTCTTGCATCCAACCAATGATAATAGGACGTGCATCTTGGTCAGGTTTACTCATACCTGCTTTTTGTAAGCGTGAATTTAACGCAGGTTCGTCAAGAATACCTTCAATTTCATTGATAGCATTTTTGCCATCAGGTCCTAATGTTAAGAACTCGCTATCTGCTCCAAGTAAATCTACTAAATCATCAAGTGAACCTGTTGATGTTGGATGTAATACTTCATTAACAATACCACTAGCCCACTCGTTAAAATCATTGACTTCAGACATTTCTGTTATGTTCTTAGACAAACGATGTAACACAGGAATTGCGCTTTCTACACGTGGATCTAAGCGTTGTGTTAAAAACATTTGTGAAATGGATGTGTCAACATTGTCTTCGTTTAATGTAGGTTTCCAACTTTCAAAATACTTATTATATCCACGTGAACCTTGTAACTGTTTAACAGTTTCACGCAATGCTTGATAATGATTTTGCGCTTCGTTTACTAATTTTATTGCGCTTTCGTTAAATTGTTTGTTGCGTGTGGCACGTACAAAACCACCTAAACGGTTGATATCTTCTGCTATTTCGCTAATATGGTTCCAACGCTCATCATTATAACGACCACCTTCAGCTAAATGTCTAGCATATGCTCTTGCTACGCTTGGTTTTTTGGTATCAAGTAAAAATCTTTCACCTGTTTCTGTTTCTAAAAAAATCTTTTGAATATTACGAAAACGTGCATCAGTTTCTTCTAATGGTCGGCTATGTTTAAGGATCATCTTCACCGTACCAGGATTCTTATCGCTATAACTTGTATGGCGTGTACCGTAATAACCTTCATCTAATTTTTTCTGATGTTCACGTTTTTTCATATCAGTAGCTAACCTATCAATATTTTTTGTTTTAAAATCTAACTGATGCATCATGGCAAAGCGTTTTAATTGTTTAACAAACTGAAACCAATCATCGCTACCATCATCTTCATTCATAATAGCATCATCATAATACAAATTTAATGACTTAGTACCGTCAATTGATACGGTTGCAGTTGCTTTTTCATTGCCATTAGGTGCGAATTTAAACTGAAATAATTCAGCATCATCGGGTATAGGCACTTGTTTACCACTACTATCATATGGAATAGCATCCATACCTTTAGCATCTAAAAAATTGTCTAAGTCTACATTGATAAGTTCATTATTCTTTGGCATGATAAATCCACTTTTATAGTGTATTTATCAGGTTATAGAACTTAATGTCATTATAAAGGGCATGGGTTCAACGTATTCACTGTGGTCACGAATATGTGTATCTAAATCACTATGATAATTTTGAAGGTGCTGTAAAATACGTACAACAAGTAATGTTGCCATTACTAAGTCATCTGTTTCGCCTATTTTAGCAGCATAACTACCTTGTGCTGCAACAAAAGACTTGAGTTCTGTCACTAATGCTTTACTTTTAAGCACCATTTTTTGACTTTCAATAAGGTTTTTAAGCTTACTACATGCTGCTAGTTTACTTTTTTGTGTTGTATTGAAACCTTTTCTATAACGTTTTACTGCACCCACCTGTTTAGGCTCACTTAACATCGTACCTTTAATATTTTCTTCACCATATTCTGATAAAGAAATTAAAGCAGCTTCACCAATCGTATTGTTCTCTAAACTATAATATAAATTATTAGGTTCATTGGTACATTCTACAATATAATCATTAATCTTTGCTAGTAACTTAATTTGTTCAGGTATGGTAGTTCTATTATGTTTCCACTCTCCAATTTGTGTGGTAGTATTAGCTTCAAAAATTTGTATAGCAGCAGGGTCACTACCTGTACCTAAACTTGGGTCTAATCCCACACAGTAAATATTTCCTTTTTTTGGTTTAGAATACCATCTTATTTGACCCATACGTTCAATGGGTTCAATGCCTTCAAGCGTAGTTAACATTAGTGGATTAATTAATGTTTCATCACCAATAACAAATTCACAACCAATTTCTCGTCTAAATCTTTCTTCACCAAGTTGGGATTTCATGGATTCAGCCCATGCGTCATCACGGCCTGGTTGCTCGCTCCAATGTGCTTTATATGCTTTAAAACCATTAATTCCTAATTCTGTATCATTACCATACTCATCTTGAGTTTTATTAGCTGCTTTCCAAATTAATGCAAACTGATCTTCATCACTATTTGGGGTACTTGTTATAATTGCCTTACCACCTGTTGCTAGTGTAGGAGCAATAGAAGTCCAAAATTCTTTAGCTATACTTGGTCTAACGAACGCAAATTCATCAAGATATAATAATGATATAGAAAGACCACGACCTGTATTTTCTGTTGTAGTAGCACTAATAATTCTACTACCATTTTCAAAATCTAATGATCCTTTGTTATAAGTTACAACACCTGCTTTAATATGAGTAGGACAGTTTTCATAACCATAACGTATACGTTGCATAATTTCCTGCGAACCTGCATACTTATGCGCTGCTACTAAAATTGTACTGTCGGGAACAAACATGGCATACCAAAGTAAATAACCTGCAGCACTTGTAGATTTACCACTTTGACGTGGCATCAAAGATATTGAATAACGATAATTATGATAAGTTTCAATTAAACGTTTTTGATAATCATATGGATGATAATTCATACTACCCTTAGTAGGGTGTTGAATCATGAAAAAATTATCCATAAAATACAGATAACCTGTATTAGGATCACAGCATTTTAAGAAATCTTGTAACTGTTTGTCATCCTTAAATGATGTTAACTCATAAGGATTCTTAATAAGTTGAATACTACTATTCATTACATATCTTAAAATATCTTAATTGACTTCTTGCCATTCAATACTTGCATAAACATCTTGGTTAGTACCAATAGTTGCGGCTGTCATTACATATTCGTACATTACATTAGTAAAAGGCTGTCTTTGTAGTTGAACTTCAAAACCAAATGATTCCTGACTTGGAGCTGCCGCAGTTTGATTACTTGACATAATAAATCCTTCAGTAACAATTTCTCCACTACTGACCGCAGTAGGTGCTAAATTATATTCAACGGGACTTGATGCTCCGATGCCAGTCCATGTTCCACCAGTAGTTACTGCTCTACTATAGATACGGTACTTAAATGTACTTTGTGCTACGGGTGCTATGGTAAAGAATGTAGGCAATACAATACTATCAGGACAAGTGCTTAATAATCTTATGCTTAACAATGGCTTAAAGCTAGTGTCGTTGGGTAATTGTATTGGAGTACCCAAATTATGTCCAATACTTCTAGGTGTTCCTGACAATGAGTAACCACCTTCACTAATTACTGTACTACAAATTTGTCTTAGTGTGCTAGAACTACTTGCTGTACCTGTGTTCTCAATTTCAAATCTTAGTGGCAAACTACCTGTAGACATGTATGTTGTAGTGTTACCTGGTATATTAGCATGGTTAAATGTATGTACAACAATATATTGACCACCAATGATGAATCCTGTGCGAACGCTACCTACACCTAACCATTCAATGTCACAGAAAAAGATTTGGTCTACTGCCGTATTCAACTCAACACCACTAGGTCCAAGACCATTTAATGGATCACCATTCCAACTACTTTGTGCTACTCTATTTTCAACTACACTACCTGAACTATAACTACGAATGACCATATACAGTGTGCTGTCACTTTGTTCAAAATAAATGCCATTCTGACTGTTGAAATAACCCACACGTTGGCGTAGATTAGGTTTAGCAATATTCATACAGAATGATGAATAAATTAGTAAACTCTTACCAGGCTGATATGGGAATACTTTATATGTTTCTGCATATACTTTATCACCGCTAGCAGTATTAACTGCCATAGCAAATGTGCTACTGTTACTATCAAATGTATACGTACCTGCACCTGCTGTATTGCTAGCAAATTGATTATGATTGTAGTATCTAGTTTGTGTATCAAATAATGTTTGTGGATTACTTACACGCAATCTACCAAAACTATCACTTTGTGTTGGCGCAAAAAAGCTTGCATTATTTACACCTTCTACGTATAATGGATTAGTTACACTGTTTACATTACTGTCTTTTGATACAGATATAGGATTACCTGTATCATTTTTAATTTCAACTTCGGGCATTGTTCCAATATTAACGTTTCCTGTAATACCAACATTACCATCAACCGTTAAACTACCACCACCATCTACTACTGTAACATTAGCAGTAATTCCTGCTATATTTCCTGTAATACTACTGACTGCAACAGTACCTGTTACAGCAGCATTGACATTCCCACCTGTTATATTGGCATTGACATTGGGCATTGTTCCAATATTAATATTACTAGTAATTCCTGCTATATTTCCTGTAATACTACTGACCGCTACAGTACCTGTTACCGCAGCATTTACATTGGGCATTGTTCCAATATTTACATTACCACTTACGCCTACGTTACCACCTGCGATTGTAACGTTACTATTGCCATCAATACTTACAGGCATCCATGGTACTGTTAGGTTACCTGAATTACCAACTTCAGAAATATGTGCATCGATATTACCAGGTATATTTACATTACCTTCAATGACAATATTTCCTGTAAAACCTGTGCGTACATAAACATTACCACTTGTTTCATCTAAAGCAAGTGCTTGGTTGATATTACGTAAATACCATGGGGCTACATTGGATGGGTTAGGTTCTGCCATAATAATATCTCTATTAATTTATTTATCTAAATTGGTTTTTCTCCCGTTAGATGAGTTTGGGCAAACCATAACTTAAACCACGCAGGGTCGCCAGGCCTAATATTTTTCTCTCGCATTATTTGCGCTTTTTGGGTAGCAGACATACTTATTGCTGCACCATAATCAGATGAATTTGGCAGGGTAATACCTGCCAATTTTCTTAAATCGTCTAATTCATCACTCATAAAGATATTTATGAGTGTTTTGTACTATTTTAAATCAAGTGCTCTAGCTTTGTGTGCTACTACACAATAAAAATGTTCCATGACTTTTTTATCGGTACCATCTTCATTTTTGCCAACAATAAGCTCAAACTGTAAATTTTCAAATTTATCAATATCAAATCCTGTACGCTGTAATAATGCTGCTAACATGCGCTCACCAAAAATACTATAATGGTTTAAATTATATTCATGCAAACGATCACAGTTTGGTGCAGGAACTTCAATATAGATGTATTTTTGATGTTTTAATACTCTATTATATTCTGCTAAGGTAAACAATGGGTATGGACTATGCTCTAATGCATGTCTGCAAAAGATTAAATCTGTACTTTCATCAATATACCCTTTTTGTTGTGGCAAAAAACTTAAATCAAATGGTTCAACAGGATGTCCATTATCCTTACACATCTTAATATCATTATCACTTAAGGTAATTCCAACATAATTGGTATAACCTTTTTGTTTGATTTCGTCCATAAAGTACCCAGGCCCGCACCCCATGTCTAAAATTCTAGCATCTTTTGGTAACTCAAGTGGGTCAATATACTTTTCAACTACAGATTTTGTAAGTTGTTGATGAAAACCGCTAGGTCCTTCATCGTAAATATGTGTTGCTAACCATTCATGATACCATTTTAACTTGATAGCATCAACTGTTTTGTTAATATCAATATTTTTCATAGTGTTCCTCTGTAACACTACTTATACGCAGTAAAGACTTATTAAAAAATTATTTAAAGCCTTTGAATGATTGTATTGGACTTGTTTTATTAGTGTCTTTTACTTCCAAACTACGCATATCACCTTGATTAAAATCATGCATATCTGAACCTACCGCAGCATATGCTACTTTTAACATATCTTGTTCTTCTTTTGTATAAGGGTGAGCCGTATTATAGCGTCCCGTATAACTTTCTGAGTCTAAAGTCACAGGCTTTGTCCCGTCTGTACAAGCAACTGCCATCATAACACGATTAAGTTCATAAATACGATCCATACCTTCAAGGTCACGAAATTTATGTAAACCACGTGATGCTTCTTTCGCACGTACAGGTGGTTCGCCAATACTGTTTTGTTCTGTTATAAATTCTTTAGCTCGCATAATTAATCGTCTTTTCCAATTTTGTAAGGTTTACCTTTGGGGTAAAATTCACCTTTTATTGTATTACTAGGTTTACGAATGATAGTTTGTGTCTTCAAAACTTTGGGTTCTTTAGGATTATATTGTTTTATAACAAATGGTAAATTCACTTTAGTAAGTAAATCCATAAATACCGCTTCAGTTTCAGGTGGCAAATCTGAGATTTCTTTACCAAATTTTTGATATTCTTTCTTAAACATGCGTACTAATTCACCACCTGATATGGGTGGATCGTTTTCATAACGATATAATTGGTCTAAAAAATGACTACCAAATTTTACATCAATGCCTAATTTTTCCCATAACTTATCAGCAAAACGCTCTACTGCATCAAGCTGTTCTTTTGATAAATGGGGGCGGTCTTCCGCATCTTCCCGTAAAATTTCGTAAATTTTCATATTAGTCCATGTAAACGTAAGCAGTGTCACCTGCTAAAGTTGCATTAGCAGATCCTATACTTCTAATGCCTAAATCAGGATATGCGACTAAAACTTTAGCATCAAATTTGCTCAATCTTGGCTGCGGACCATCTTTGTTTATTTTAACAATGTTATAATCTTTTCCATTGTAACTTAATGTATTTCCTTTTACTGTAACATTTTGAGTGGGTTGAGCCAATGGCTGTGAATCTGATTTGTTAGTTATTGATTGTAACGCTGCTTTTGTATCATTACCCAAATCTCTTGAACCAACATAATCAGTTGTTTCCCTACCATTAGCAACTTTTATAACTTGAAAACTATCAGCACCACTTTTAACTATAATAGTACCATCTGTAGTATCTCTTACGCCATTTAGAAATCTATTATTTGCATCTTTATAAACAATTTGTTCAAAATCATTGGCTAGAGGTTTAACTACTTGTATCTTTGATGCATTTGCAGCAACTTGCTGTGCAAAACTTTGGCTCATAGAGCCATCTGCTTGTGGACTAACTCTTCTAGTATTGTCGCTTGCATCTGCCTTACCAAATGCGCCCATAGCAGCTAATGCGGTAGCACCTGTAGCAGCAGCTTTGCGCCAATTAATTTCATCAACTCTATCTTCATTAATAATTTCTACGATTTTCATTTTAAAACCCCTTGAATCCTATGACAGGACTTACTTTGTCAACATCCTTGCTTTCTTTACTACCTTTTACCCCAACTATTTTTTTGTTGTCAGGCATACCAATTTTCTTTAATGCTGCTGCAATAATTTGATCAATATGTGGATCAAAACTTACAATAAATTCTTTATCCGAAAATACATCTAACATACCATTTTCATCAAATGGATTAATGTCATCATCTTTACGTGCTTGTGCACCACGTGCTGCAGCAATCGCTACACCAAACTTGTATTGTAAATATGGATTACCACTATTAATATCAGGCAATACATAAGCATGTGGCAAACTATCTGCTACTTCATGTGTTAATGACCCTTCACGACTTTCCTTCAACTTTTTTTGCTTCTTAATCCATGTATCAGGTATAACACCATGGGTTTCAACAAAGTAATCATGCAATTGTTTTGGAGTAATACTATACTTTTTAGCTATTTTCTTCATTAAACGGTCAATTGTATCGTAATCTGTCTTGTCTAATTTGAGCAAACCTTGACGTAATTCTGCACAACATGCTCGTTCTTTACTCTCATATATGGTAGCATCCATTTTACCATACTTACGCATCATACGTCCTGCTACAGCATTGGCTTCATCTTCTATTCTTTGTTCACGCTTTGGGTTCATCTTTGCTTTTGCTGTGCCAATTTCAAATTGTTTAGCATGAACTAATTCATGGCATAATGTACGCATAACGTCTGCTGTATTACGGTCACCAACATGCACCCATATTGTATTATTAGGTGTGGTTGAACCAAATGTTCTATGCTTAGTCACTACTGATTTATCATCACTAAATCGTATCTGTGGCTCATTCTCAATACCTAAACGACCAATGACCCAATTCGCAAACGTAAGCAATTTTTTGTGTTTTTTATCCATTATATTATTTAGCGTTGATCATAAATATATAAATGAGAGCTAGAGAATTTATTACTGAATCAAGTGATGACATTGATGAAATGGCATTGTCCACTTACCAACCGATGGGGGATTTTGCAAAATCAGGACCATTTAATACTGTTGATAGAAGATTAGTTCCACATCCTACTAATAAGTTAAAAACACAAAAGTTTTTTGAAAAAACTCCATATGATTTTAGATTATTTTTTAGTAACATCAGTGGCACAGGCAAATATATAGAATATGGCCCAATGACAACTGATCAAATTAGAACTATTTTTGGAAAGCAATCTGATCAAATCATTGATGGAAGTGATGACGCAATAACCGTAGTCTTTGTTGGTAATAAAGGTGATGCTAGAGTGATGCTTACACCATGGATAATGGCACATCGTTTTGGACATGCTATACAAGCAGGTACAAGAAACAATAGAGGATGGAGTACTTGGTCAGAAGCTGAAAAGCATTTTTTTAGTGCTGTAAACAATATGCTCGCAGAATACTACAGCAGGATATCAGCAAGATTTAATACTAACTTTAGTTTAGAATTAACTCCTGAATACAATGCATTATTCAATGCTATTGGCACACAGCGCAGTAGTCGCACAGGACAAATTCGTAGACCTTATGAATTTTTGTATGAATTATTTGCACAATATTTAGGTACAGGCACTGTAACACTAAATCCTTTACCAACTAACCTAGGATATGGGCGTAAAGTTTTTGGTAATCCAACACAGTATTTAAATATTAAACCTGAATATCGTGATGAAAATGAACGAAAAGAAGCATCTGAACGATTAGCTAATGATATGAATTATATGTTTGATGACGTTTTAAACTCTAGTGTTGGTAAAATATTTGTAATTTAATAAAACGAAAGCTATAATAAATGAAGTTTAATGAGTTTAATATACCATCAATTGGCATAAACATACGTAGCGATGGTGACATACACTATGCTGATCTTATTGTAGATGGTAAAAAATATTACGAAAGTAGGCGTGGACCATCCCTTAACCCATACATAGGTAAACGTGTTGGCATCGTTCGTACAGGTACAGGTAAGGCAGTCGCTATAGGTTCTGCTATTGTTGGCGAACCTATTGTTGTAGATGAAGAAACATTTAGAAAACTAGAGCGTAAACACCTTGTACCACGTGATTCTAAGTTTGATATACAAAGTGGTACAACAAAATACCTATACCCTATGCTACAACCTATTAGATTTAGCCAAGAATATCCTGTTGGTCATGGAATAATAGCTAGAAAAATCATACATGAAGGTAAATTTCCATTTAAAAATAAGAACAAAATATATACATTATTAGTACAACAAACTGATAGCGGACCATTTGATGGGGGATGTGTAGTTTTTGCTCAAGCATTACAGAAAAAATATGGTGGTAAAGTGGTTGTACTAATTGCTGATACACCATATGGCAAACGTGCAGATCATGCTGTGTTAGAATTGCCTAATGGTCAATTAATGGATGCTGATGGTATTGCTGCACCTAAAGAACTTATACAACGATTTATTAGAAATGAAAACGTAGAGTTTCCAATCATTGGATATCGTGATATTAACGATAACGATTTACCTGATGCACCACGTAATGATGAACTAGCTATACAAATAGCTAAACTATTATAACCCCATCCAATTTCTAGGACGTTCAATCTTCATAGTTTCGTTCTTGCACTTTTCTGCAAGACTAATAGCACCAACTTTAGCACCTTCACTACCACCTTTGGCAATATCAGAGATAGCTGCCCAACAAGCAGTTTGACTCATGGTATTGTCTTTGCTAATAGCCTTAGCAGCATCATAGTATAATTGATCTTTGCTTGATGCACATCCTGCTAATAAAACTACGAAACCAATTAATGCAATGTTTTTCATAATAATTCCTTATTTGACTTCTCTAATTGAGCCAATTTGGTGATCTTGTAAATTGTATTGTCTTTTCATTAGGATTTTAGCCATGTTTAAGTTTTGTGCAGTTACAGTGAATTCAACCTGCCCACTATAGCCTTGCTGCTTTACAGTGACCTTAGCCATGTACAACTTATAATCCTTTGTTATATCTGCAACTTTCATTTTACTTCATCAAAAATCTTTTTTTGTTCAGTGTACCACTCTTGCCAACCTTCTACTTTAGTTGAGCATTGATAATATAACGTATAATTTTCTACTACAGTTTTTAACATTTCAGTAATAGCAACCTTATCACCTTGTATGGTTTTAAGTTGCTCACATTTTTTCATTAATTCAGGTGTGGCTTGCGGAAATTCACGTTTTACAGGAATTGGCTGTTTTTGAAATAGTGAACATCCACCCAAAGTAAACAATACCATGATAAAACATACGGCAATCAAAAAACGAGCATCGTTGGAGATTGTCATTTTTTATCACCTTTTGCTGCTTCATTCATTTTAGCAGCAGTATTATGCGCATCAATTATATCTTGTGGAATAGGACAATTTTCTACAAACTTAATGACTTCTTCAATCTTAACACGTTCAGGTCCTTCTACTGTTTTGAGAATTTCACGGTCTCTATATCTATCAACATATTTAATAATATCCTGACCTTTTTCTTTTACAATTTGAGTTTGAGTAACTACTTTTTCTTGAATTTCTACATTCTTTTGTGCAGCTTTGACTTCAGCCTCTTTAATCTTTACTTCCATTTCTTTGACTTTCATCTGCCAAATCATTTCATTAGCATATCCACCTTCAAGATAAACACCAATAGTAAAGACTAAAATACTAATAATTTGAATGGGTAATTTATATTTGTTAACAAAAGGAATAAACCCTAGTACAAACCCTAGAATTATTCCAACAAAACCCGCAGCAAATATGGCATGAATAGCCCATTCAGGTAATAAAGATAATATCCACATATTGCTATTTATCGTACTAAATATTTTTGTGCGTAAGTTAATCAATATACAAAAAGTACAAGAAACACCTTTTCAAAATGTTGCTTGGATTATGTCAAATCTTTGCAACTACGATTGTAGTTTTTGTTATCCAATCAATAAGCGTGGTGATATACATTTTGAAAAATTAGATGTTTATCGTAATCTTGTAGACAATATTTGTGTAGATTATACACCTACTAAGTTTATTTTCAATGGTGGAGAACCCACATTGTACAGCAATTTGTCTGAATTATTTGAGTATATTATAGAAAAAAATGCTTCTAATCATATCAGTATGATTACTAATGGTAGTAGAACATTACGGTGGTGGCAAGAATTTACTAGCAAACCACGTATTCATGACATTATTTTTACCTATCACACAGAACAAGAAGTGTTTTTTAAAAACAATATTGATGCTTTTGTTGAAAAAATAAACCTTTTTCATAGTATGCCTGTACATGTCACAATATTATTCACTGCACCACCTACTAATTTTGAATCAACTTTTACAGCATTTGATTATATTCAACAGCGTGTCGGTGCAAATTGTCAACTAAAACCTATCTTAGGTTCAGAACTTTTACCTTATAGTGCAGAACAATTGCAGTTATTTCAACAATACTCAAATGTCAAAGGTAAACTAGCAGCAACCAAAGTTTACCCTAAAACATTACTAACACAAAAATCTATAGTTACTTTTGATGATAACTCTACCATTTCAATAAGTGACCCAAAAGATTTTATGCTACAAAAACTTAATTACTTTAAAGGAATGGAATGTGATATTGGTTTAAATAGTATTGTAATTTTTGGTACAAAAATATATCGTGGTAAATGTCGTGTAGGTGGAGAAATTGCTACGATTTACGATAAAGATATCTTTTGTAATAATTCAGTGGTTTGTGATAAAATAACGTGTTTATGCAATCGTGACTGTTTAGAATCAAAACGTTTACTTATGTAAAAAATTAATAATAGTTTGTGTAATACGTTCAACTTCACCATCAGTTAATTCAGGATAAATTGGAAGTGACAATGTATGCGCACAAAATTGCCAAGAATTCTCTAAGAAGGAACAGTTATTCTTAGCTAATCTATATCTTGATAAATTTTGTTTGTAATGTATTTTAGTCTCTATACCATGTAAAAGTAAGTATTCTTGCAAACGATCACGATTCTCTACACTAATTGCAAACTTGTTAACGCTATGATATGCATACATACGTTCTTCTTTTGATTCACATAAGTTTGCAATATCATGTTTAGCAAATTCACGCATATAATAGGCAGCAATATCTTTTCTGCGTTGTTGCCATGCTTCAATATACTTAGTACGTACTAAAACATGTGCACAATCAATTTCACTTAGCTTACTATTGGTTCCTAATTGTGTAGCATAAATGCTATTTTCTGAACCATTTTTGCAAATTGCTCTAATATGGTCTGCTAAATTATCATAACTAGTAACAATAACACCACCATTACCACTAGCATTTAAGTTTTTTGTAGGATCTAAACTAATTGCCATAGCGGTAGACATTTCATTTCTACCACTTAACCAATGTTGCGCACCATCTTCATATACTTTACCACCACGTATAGTAATTGTGCTCAATGCTTTAAATCGTAAATCATTTTCTTTATAATTATTGTAATATGGTTTTGCACCATATAACCCTACAATACAAATATCATAAATGATATCAGGATTTTGTTCAACAATTTTTGTAACTTCATCCCACTTCATCATACCATATGCGTCAACATCAACCAAAGTAACATTGTAACCATGACGAATAAAAGCATGTAATGTAGCTTTATAGCTTACATCAGGTAAAAGGATATGACTTTCTTTTTTTCTGTATGATGTTACTAATTTATTAGCTTCAGCAATAATTTCTAAAGCTTGTGTTCCACTATGCACTGCAAATGCATGTTTATAGTGTAAATACTCACAAAAATATTCTTCTAAATCAAACTTGTGCTTACCACTAACTAGTTTACCACTTTTTAATACTTCATCAGTGACACTGAGTAATTCATCTTTAATAGATTCGTACTGTCTATCTAAACGAATAAATGGAATACTATTTTGAGAGTTTTGATTGCCAATAGGTGCTGTCTGCGAGCCACTTGTAATAGCATTCCAAACCGATTTCAAAGTCAACATATGGATTATACTCAAAGTCTATTTTAGCTAATTCTGAATTTAACTTACCCCTACTAGGATAGTCAATGTTTTTAGGATTAATAACTATATTTCCTTTACCAACTATCTGTACCGCTAACTTGGCAGCATCATATAATGTAATTTTGTCAGATTGATTTCTAGTAAGGTTATAGGTTTTATTTACTGCGTTCTTAGAAATAGAAGCATTCGTTACACCCCATGCTACATCTTCAACATAACTAAAGTCTAATACTTCATGCTCACCTTCTACGATTAAATCTTGTCCACGCATAGCATTGAGTAAAAACTTACTTAATACTCTATCTTCAACGTCTAATGGTCCGTACACTGCACTTGGTCTAAGTATCGTATATTCACGTTTGTATTGCTCTGCCCATAACTTCACTAACTTTTCACCTGTTAACTTTAATGTTCCGTATATATCAATAGGGTTAGTAGGATGCGATTCATCAATAGTTCCACTCCAATTACCATATACCATACTACTACTGACATATACAAATCGTTTAACATGGTGGTTTTTACATAGTTCTAATAAGTTTAACAATCCTTCTGTTAAGGTATATGCACCATAAGTAGGATTAGCATTAACAATTTTTGAACGTGGCATTGCTGCAAGGTGTATGACAGTATGTGGTTTAAGCATATTGAACACCATATGCAATTGTTTATCTGCAATATGAAAGTTATGTACAATGGATTTGAGTTCACTCTTACGTTCTTTAACTAGATAGCAAAGTTCATCTTTTGGGATAAACCCATAATCAGTACAATTATCAATAATTCGTACTTCATGCTTACGCTTTTCAAATTGTCGTACGACATTATGTCCAATAAAACCTAATCCACCTGTTACAAAAATCATATTATTTCCATTTTAATATATATAAATCTAATGCATTATCATCAAATGCTGCACGTACAATACAACGATAACCATAAGTTTCAACATCAATCATTATTGCGTATACCATATCACTACTATGTTGTTTGACCCATTTACCTTTTTCAGTAGTCAACCACTCACCCAAAGGTATAGATGCATATAATTCAGGATCTTCTACATCACCCATCCGAAAACTACAAACCTCAACATAAGTGACATTTTGCATTAGATGCGCCACTTTGCCATTAGTAGGTTCAAGTAAGTTTTTAATCATTGGTAACCAATTCTGTTGCCATAGGAAAGACACTTGCGATTACCTTTGCGACTTCTTCTGCGATTAATTGATGCTCTTTTTGTGTACCATTACCACTGCGTAGCTCAATGAAGTGTACCCACGAACGAATAGTCCCACTCATGTAAAGTCTGCTTTCCATCAATCCTTCGGGCAATACTGCACGTGCTTGTTCTTTAGCAATGCCATTATTTACTGCCCATGTATAAGCATTTTTTGCTGAGACAATAACTTCAAGTTGTTTAAGTGCCCATTCTTCTTGCAATATACCATGTTCAACAGTATTTTCTAATTCAATACTATTTTGACGGTTTTTGGTGTCTTGTAAACGTGCCTCACGTACGACAAAATTTAAATCTTTAGTTGGGTCTGCATAACGTTGTGAGAATTCTTGAAAACTAAAACTACGGTGTCTTAGAATTTGTCTAGCAATATCACGTGTGGTTGTGATTTCCATACATGCACTGACCATTTCTAATGGTGACCAATGTGCGTTTTTAATAAGATAACGTATTAATTTTTCGCTAGTTTCAGTATTAAGTTGGTTAGATGGATTACTAACTCTAGCGCAATATGCAATTAAATCTTGGGCATCTTCAATACCAAGATTTTTAAATTCTTCTGTTGGCTGTGAGTAAGATAATAATTTTACATTCATGTTTGATCCTTTTAATCATGTATTATACATATACATTTTATAAAATCAAACATGAACTTATCTAAGTTTAAAGATTTTTCAGTAGATCATCAGTAGTAGGTTGTACAGTTTCTGCTATATTTTCTATATCAAGCACAAACTCAATACTAATCATTTCATCATCAAGCTCACGTAATTTATCAGCGATAATTTCTTCTACCTCATCAGGATCATGTCCTGACTTAATAAGTGACTGAATATTTAACGTACGTTGTTTTCTACCTTCCAATCGTACAACTAATTTCTTTATAAACTGTACAGGAATTTTAATCTTGTCAACGTCATCAACAATTTGTTCCCATTTTTGGAAAATTTCGGGTGACATGATTTAATTTATGCTGTTGCTGCTTTTGCCTTAACAGTTGTTTTTTTGGCAGCAGGTTTTTTAGCAGTTACTTTTTTGGTTGCTGCTTTTTTTGGTGCAGGTGCATGTTCAACCATAGTACCCTCCATTTGCGCTGCTTCCTTTATTAGTCTATCTGCTTCCGCTAACAATCCTTTAGCCTCTGCGCTCATTTTTGCTGCTTGTTGGCGCAAATTATTAGCTAACTCATAGTCACCAAGCATATCTTGATGTACACCCATTAAACGGTCAGCAGCAGGGGTTTCACCACGCATACGTTTAGCAATGTCAGCAGGATCTTGTAATCCTTGGCTAGCATCAATTTCAGCTAATCTACGTACTGCTGCTTCACCTTGTTCCATTTCATTGAGCAACTTGTTTAGCTCATTTAAACGAATATGTTGCTTAGGAGCAGGAGTCATCATAATATGTTCAGTATTGACTTTTTTAAGCATACCCTCACTATGCAATACTTGTAGGATAATCTTACCATCACGTGTGTGAGTGCGATTGAGTGCTTCAGCTAATTCTTTGCTTGATTGTCCGATATCGCTTTCAATACTTGCAATAAGTGGGTCATGAATATTTTGATTTAACAATTGGGTATAAACAACAAGTGCCATGTGGTCTTCGCCTGGGAGTTGTCTAAAAACGACTGCCACTTTGCGATCACCATGCATCCCAATATGTTTTAAAAATCTTGCCATTGGTATTCTCCTAATATCTAGTACCACAAATATTTAGGAGCATAGCGTTATGTAATTTTTATTTTACTTTTAAGGTGTGGGTTATGGTTAGAGAAAAATTTATGTCCAACTTGCCTAATCTGTTCAACAATGACTTGTGGTGTATGCTCAAAACATAACCTAATATCTTCTTCAGATAACGTGGAAACAAATGCATATATTTCATATGCACGTTGTGGATTAAATTGTGCTCGCAAAATTAATTGATGCAATGGAACTGTTTGTGCTCTTTCATCTTTTAATATTTTCCAAACATTGGTCTCATCCATTTTTGACACATTAAACAATGCTTCCAAACCAAATTCATCCCAACTTGCAATATAATTAAAATTACTCATTTTTTTAACAAAAAATAAACAGTTTCAAGCTCAACTAATAATTTTTCTAAACGTTCATCAGTCTTAGCTAAATCTCTACAATTTAAATAATCTTCTAAATTTAAACCTGCACATTGTTTACCAAAATCCCATTCCTTAGTAGTTACACCATTATGAACAGATTTATAAATTCTTTCCTCACCATTTTCAGTAAGGAAAGAATTATACGCACCTATCTTATTGGCACTGAAAGTATTAGACCAAAATATGTCCATTATTTTTTATGATCATCATAAATTGCCCATGTTCCAAATGGAGGATTAGGGTTTGGATCACCATGAATAATCCATGTTGTATCGCAATAATTTGCATCACCCCATGAACCACAAGGATATCCATCAGTGAATACGACTAAGCGTTTTGGTTCAATATTTTCATCTTTAAGAAATTTAAAAATCGCATCAAAGTCTGTACCTCCACCACCTTTTAAAACATAATCAGTGATGCTATCCATGTTTTCAGAATTAAACTCTTGTAAGTTATAGCACTTGGTATCAAACGAAAACACGTGAATCTTATAATTAGTAAACATATCCATGATACCTTGAATTTCACTAAGGAAATCCTTACCTTGTGCATCATTGATACTACCACTCATATCAACCCCTACGCAAATATCAATTTCTTCACTAAAATTCATAGAGGGTAAAATAGCATCAAGATGCCAACCACGCTTGCTAGGACGTAAGAAAGTATAATCATCACGCATAGTAGAAACAATATTAGTTTGAAGCAATTCTCTCCAAGGCATTTTAGGATCGGTAATATCATTAATCATGCGTTCAACACCCCTAGGAATTGAACCTGCTTCACTGCTACGTGCGGCATTGATGATATTTTGTTTGATTTCCTGACGCAATTCCTCACGCTCAGCATCAGTCATTTTCTTAGGTCCGTTCTTACTGCGACCTGTTTTATCCATATCTCCATCATCATCACTATCGGACTCACCTTCACCATCACCTTCAAGGTGCTCATCAATCATTTTATCAATGAGTGCGTCCATACTAATGGTTTTGACGTTCTTCATCAAATCATCATAGATTTCTTCAGATGATTTACCATCATACTTAGGTTCATACAAGCATGGTACAGTGGTAATAAACTGACCTACATTGTGTCGTTTAAGGTCAGCGTTTACTGCGTAATCATTTGCAATGTTAAACATTTGACGGTCACGGTGACCGATCCTACCAATGTGATCATATACAACGTGAAGTACTTCATGACCAACAAGAAACTCTACCTCACCACGTGTAAGCTTCTTGATAAAACGACTATTGTAATAAAAACGCTTACCATCAGTTGCTGCTGTAGCTAACCATTCATCCCCATTGATAAGTTTCAAACGGGTAGCAAGATTACCAAAAAACGAATGTTTGAGCAGCAATGCTACACGTGCGCTTGTAAGAATGTCACGTGCTTCACGATCAAGCACAGGGTCAAACGGACCGATAAGGTCTTCAAATTCTTTTTTGAGTTTTTTGTTTTCTTTGGTATTTGCAGTGGTTGTCATAAATGTTCCTTTACGTAATAGCACCATCATAACATAGATACTATTTTAAATCAAGTGGGGGCATCTCAGCCCCCTTATCAAGCAACTTACTTTGGTGTTACTGCTTCCTTGATGTACTTACCATATTTTTTATGGAAGTCGGTCAAAGTCTTAAGTTTGGTTGGGTCCATGTTCAACTTGTAGGTTTTCAGTGCGATCCTTGCACCCATGATAACCAACTCAGTTTCAAAATTATCCATCATAAATTTAAAGAAATTGTCGCACATTTCGTGAAACTTTTTCTCAGGTACTTTATTGTTGTCACTCAAGTCTTTCAATTCGTAGCACATACTAACAGTGAGTGAGTACATGGCACTAACTTCTTTAACTTGAAGTTCGCTAACTTTACCTTCAAGAATATCCATAGGGTCAGGCATTTTGTCAACAAGCTTACGGTGTGCCATAAACTTTACGGCAAGACCTTCACCAACAGTACCCGCAACAATCTTAGTAAGCAAATCTGATGGAACTTTATCGCACTCTTGCAGAATTTTACTTACTGCGCACCAACTACGAGGAGTGGCAAACGCATGACCACTGTTACGACCATCAAAATCGTACATGTCATTTTTAGCGAATGACAAGTATCCAACTACATCTTTATGTATATTGTTTTGTACTGCCCATGTTTGCCATACACCAAAGTCAGGGCGAACATCCATATGAACAAAACGGTTTGATAGTGGTGATGGCATACGATAAGTAACACCTTTGTCACTATCACGGTTACCTGCGGCAACAATGATTACATTGTCAGGTACACGATACTTACCAACACGACGATCAAGAACCAACTGATAAGCAGCAGCTTGAACAGTAGGTGCAGCAACATTCATTTCATCCAAGAACAAAATAACACGTTCATATTGTTCAGCAAATTTAGCATCAGGAAACTCTGATGGTGGTGCCCAATCAAGGGTACCTTTAGTTTCTTCAAAATCTTTAGTATTTTCATTATACGCAAAATAAGTTTTATCTGCGTTAAAGAAGGGAATACCTTTAATATCAGTAGGATCAATTTGTCCTAAACGTACTTCACGTACTGCCCAACCGTTTTTACGTGCGATTGAACGGATAAGATCACTTTTACCGATACCTGGGGGACCCCACAAGAACATAGAAAGTTTAGTATCAATTAAACTATGAAGCGCAGATTCTGCTTCATCAATTGTTAGACTAAAACTAGTATCAATTTTTCCCATCATGTATCCTTTGTAAGTTGGCTAGGTATTGCATCAGCAATGTTTGAATCATAGCCTTATTAGCGTATGTTGTCAAGTGGTCACTGCGTTAAAGTTACAACAAGCAACCATTTTTCCAACACATCAATAGCGTTGTTAATTTCCAACAGTTTTTCTTTTTGTGCAATACTCGGTGTGGCACGATTACGATATTGTACATTTAAAATATTAAGTTCACGAACTAATTTATCTATGTTTTTCAATAACTTATGTGCGTCACCATAGTAACCATTTAAATTTTTAATATGGCGATATAGTTCTTCACGCTTTTCATTCCATTCATACACACTAGTAAGCATACCATTACTTATAAAAAAAGAGGGCATAGCCCCCTTTTTTAACCACCTAAATTTAGCAAAATTTAGAAACGATGACGTACACCAACACCTGCTACACGAGTATCAGCCCATGCTGCATTGGTACGGTTAACTCCGTCATTACTGTAATTAGTATCACGCACTGCTGCATACATGTCTGTACGCTTGCTTAACGCATGTGACAAACCAATTGCCCATGAAGATGTTTCTGCTGACTTATTGCCAACAAAATTGTGCTCATGCTTGGCATAACTAACCATTGCTGTATTTGCACCACCTAATGGCATGCTTGCACCAACACTGTAACCTGTATCTTCTTTGGTTACTGCGTCACTATGCTGTACACGATTCCATTGTGCAAAAACTTTTGCAGCTTTCATGCTGTATGATGCACCAACAATTGTTGAACTCATGCTTGGCTTACCTGCACCTTGCTCAACATCTTGCCATGTTGCTGTAAGACCGATTGGTCCTGCAAAGTACATTGCACCAACACTTTTACCTGCTTGCTTAGTGCCTGTTGCATCATCTACAACACCTGCACTATAAACACCTGTAAGTGCTAATGGACCTGCATTAGTTTTAACTAAGACACTGTTGTTCCAACCTGTGTCAGAACCACCTCCACCTAAATTAAAATTACTTACACCATAACGTGCGGTAACAATAGGAGAGAAAACAAAACTATCACCTAATGCATTAAATGCAATGGTTGAAATAAACATTGGAGTTGTAACACGACCAACCTGAATTTCACCTGCTTTGCTTGCTAAACTAACATAGGCATTTCTTGCGTAAAATGTATCACCATTAAAACGACCTTGTGCTGCTGTGTCAGGACGTAAAAATGTCTCAAGAACTGCTGTTGCAGTAACATCACCAAGTTTTTCAGTTGAACGTACACCAATATAACTTGTAGTCATACCACCTGAACTTACTTGATTTGTAGTTTGCTTTGCTGATGTTTGTCCATAAAACGCATCCGCTAATCCATAAATGGATGTTTGTGCAGTAGCAACTGAACAAGCACTTGCAACCAACGCTGCAATTAAAAGTTTTTTCATACTTAATTCCTCTTAAATTAAAAAATACACATTAAAATGTGTGCCTAGATATTTACTTATGTTTAAAATTAACCACAAATAAACAAATTTCTTACGTAATAACTACTAATACTACTCATCATCCCATAGTTTTTTCTGTTCATGTCGCTGTTCCTGTATAGTTTTTTGATTAAAAACCTTTCTAGGATTTGAGCACAATAAACATTTGGGATTGCCACAATTCATTGCATGATGTTTAGCAAATTTATGTGGTTCCTCAACAATAAAACCATGTTCTTTAGCAATTTTTACTTGCTTATTGACAGCATTGTCGTTTTGAAGTCTTCTACGACTATGTTTAAATTTGTCGTGTTCTTCACTCATAATAATATTTATCAATTTTCAAGTTGATTTACTAAATTCATTGCAGTTGCAGGACTTATTGTCCAACCTAAATGTCCATGTCCTGTATGATAGTAAATATTTTTAACTTTACTTTCACGCACAATGGGCATCATATTTGGAGTCATTGGTCGCAAACACGCCCAACTACTATAACAGCTTGTATCTATACTTGGAAAGTTTTCATTTATCCAATTTAATAATGGCTCAATTCTACTTCTTGTAATGTCACGATTATAACCACATAATTCTGCTGTACCTGCTACACGCAATCTTGTTCCTAATGTTGCAGTTACAATTTTTGCTTGATCATCCAACAAACTTACTTTAGGCATAGCATTATAAGACTTTACATCTTGGGCATCAATGGTAATACTATATCCTTTTACAGGATATATAGGTAAACTTTCACCTAATACTTTAGCCAAGTGAACACTTTCAACACCTGCTGCTATAACTACTTTATCAAATCCACCAAGTAATAACCGTGGATCATTAATTCCATTATTAAATGAAACGCATGCATTATACTTAAGACGTATTGTATCAAGTAAACCCTTACAAAACTTATGAATATCACCAACCCAATCATCTTGTGTCCATGCTGCTCCAATTAAACCTTCCATATCTTTTAGGTTTGGTTCAAGGTCAATTATTTCTTTAAGATTAGTAATTGTTTTCCATTCACACCCATGATTTTCATAGATATCTTTGGCATCAAAAGCAGCATTAAAGTATTTTTGTTCTTTGTAAATATGTAAAATACCACTTTTGCTTTGATCAAATTCTAAATTTTCATCTTTTATAATTTGTTTATATAACGCTCTACTTTCTAGACCAAGCTTAATAGTTTCAATCGTATTTTGTTTATAAACATTGCTAGCAGTATGTTGTAAAAATTTGATAATCCATTTTATTTTATCTAAGTCTAATGTAGGGTGAATCAATAATGGAGCATCTTTTTTTAACATCCATTTTAATCCTTTCAAAACATTAGCCCATGTTGTCCATACTTCGCTATTGCTTACACTGACTTGTCCACCATTAGCATAGCTTGTACGCATTGCAGCGTAGCGTTCTTGTTCAAAAATGGTAACATCATGTCCACGTTTAGACAAAAAATATGCAGGTACTACTCCTGCAATACCTGCACCAATAATTGCTATACGCATTTATTATCCCACTAATAATTTACATGCTGCGTTCATAACTGCTGCAATACGACCAATATCACGTAACTGTTCAACAGTATAACCTTCTTTCTTAAGGGTATCATAATGTGCTTTTACACAAAAATGACACTTACCAACAATACTTGCACATAAACTATACGCTTCAAAATTAGCTTTAGTTGTGCCACCATGTGTGCCAATAACATTCATGCGTAACTGAGCAGGTAATCCCTTTAAATTTGCATCACCTGTCATTTCAACATACGGATACCATACATTATTTTGTGCCATTATACTTGCTGCTGCCATAGCTGCATCACGTTCTTTAGTATCTTGTATTACCCCATATAATCTTTCTACAATACCACCATTACCTGTTGCTGCTGCTGCGGCTAGTGCGCAACATTCTGCTACAATTGGATCTAATGTTGAACGTAAAATTACTGCATCTAAATTTAACTTAATATCTTTAGCATAATCAGGTAAACCTTCTTTTAATACATTAACCCAAACCGACATTACTTTCTCCTTTATGTTTCCTTATTCTAGTCCTGTAGTATTGTTTCATAGTTAAAACTACAGCTAGAACATACGGTAAACCATATTCTGACCAATCATGCAATGGATCAATATACTTGTCAACAAATGGTTCACCAATAATCATCTTAAATGCAACTGCGTATAATACAAAAGCACCAATAAAAATAGTATCAGGATATTTTTCAAGCAATTTAGCAACCATTGTACTACCAAATAGTATAATAGGTACACTTACCAATAAACCTATAATGATTAATGTCCAATTACCACCTGCTGCACCTGCAATGGCTAATGCATTATCTAAACCCATAACTGCATCTGCCATAACAATCGTACCCATAGCTCCCCAAAATGTCATAGAAGCCTTTATATCAGTATGGTCGCTGTTATTGGAGGTAAGTCTCCAAGCAATCCATATGAGTAAAAGTCCTCCTACAAACCGTAGCCCAGGTATCATCAATAAATATGTTAGCGCAGCAACACATAAAAAACGCACTGCAACAGCACCAAATGTTCCCCAAAACATTGCACGTTTACGCAAATGTTCAGGTAAATTCTTTGATGCCATTGCAATTACTAGTGCATTTTCACCACCTAAAACAATATCAATAAGAATAATTGCACCAAGTGCCCACAAAAACTCAATCATCTTTGTCTTTCTTATTGGATTTATCGTATAGGTAATTACCTAACATCACTGCTATTACTACACTAATAAAAAAGAAAAGAAATTTTACCTGATACACATCAAAAAGTGTTTCATATTCAAACATTATAATGTCTCGCCACCAATAGAACGATTACATGCACAAAGTTCGCCTGTTTGTAATGCGTCAAGTACACGCAATGTTTCTTCAGGTGAGCGACCAACATTTAAATTATTTACTGTAACATGTTGAATAACATTGTCAGGATCAATTATAAATGTAGCACGTAATGCAGCACCTGCAGGGTTATAAAAGACACCTAGTTGTTCAATAAGACTTAAATTTACATATTTCTCACCATCATAATGCTCACGTTGAGTATCAGCAAACTGAGTATGTGTAATTTTCTGTAAATCAGGATGTGCTTTTTGCCATGCTACTTTACAAAATTCGTTGTCTGTACTACCTGTGAGTAATACTGCATCACGATCTTCAAAGTCTTTGGCAAGTTTATCATAGGCTACAATTTCTGTAGGACATACAAAAGTAAAATCTTTTGGATAGTAAACGATAATTTTCCATTTACCTTCAAAACTTTTTTCTGTGATTGTGAAGAATGCATCTTCAGGTTGATGGGGTTTAACCCCTGTAATTGCAAATGGTGTGAGTTTGTCACCAACTGTTTTCATTTATTTTCTCCTTCTGTGTGTGAAAAATGAAACTAATGTCTAGGACATTATATTCACATTTTATTTATGTTTTTGCAAGAAATTAGGACAAATTACTTGTGTTGATTAACCCATTGTTGCGCAACAGGTGTTAATGGTTTTCTTAAAAATTGTTGTACTTTTTTATAGGCAGGTTTAAAATCAGGATCCATATCGTTTAGTACTATGACAAAATTTGATCCAAATACTTGTTGTAGCGCATCTTTACCAACTTGCACTTCAGCATGTGCTTTTTTAACCACTTCATCAGGTACGCTACGTTCACGCTTACGGTTACGCTCTATAGCAACGGGTAAACTTGTATTAACAAATACCATCATGGTTTGATAACCAAGTGCTTCTAATCCTGCTTTGGTTTTAGCTGTTTTTTCTGCATCTTTAGCAGTACCATCAATAATTAAACCTATACGACCATACAGTAAATTACTTTCTTTTGTTTTGGTCATTTGTTTGGCACGTTGTCTTACTATATCACGTTTTTCTTGTTCTTCAGGTGGCATCTTTGGGTCTAGTTTATGTTTGCGCAATAAAAATTCAAAAGCATCATCACTATTAATAGTGCGAAGTCCTGCTGCTTGTAATCCTAATTTATGTGCGACAAAACTTTTCCCTGAGCCTGGCCCACCTGCCATAAACACAGCTTTAAAAATGTTAGGGTCATTGACCCCTTCTTGCATAAACTCTCTTGTAAGCATGATTATGTATTTATGCTTTTAGTTCACCACGCTCAATCAACTTTTGTTTATTATAACGATGACCTTCTTGTACTAATTCTTTATTTTCACCTTGATACAATACAGCATAGTTATTATCAATCATCCATTGATTTAAGCTTGAACCATCTTCCATAATGAATACACCAAGTATGCGACCAAATTTGTCATCATTATTGTCAGCTTTCATCGTTTGTATGCTTTGCCAACTACCTACAGGTAATTTTTCTGCTAATTTTTTCTTTGATAGCATACCCCGTACTTTTTCTTCAGCAATAGATGTTCTACTTTCAGGAGTATCAATACCTGCCATACGTACTTTTTGATTAGCTAAAATAATATTAAAACCTAAATCTAAATCAATTTCAACCGTATCACCATCTACAACTTTGTTAATTCTACAACGATAAATGTACATAAATATCCCCTTATAAAGATATTTATAAAAAAGGCATCCTAAGATGCCTTGTAAATGTGTCTAATTAAAAATTAGCCACCAAAAGGAACAAATTCTACACCTGTAGTTTGTAAACCAACTAAATCAATTTGTGCTAATAACTCAGGGCGACTTGCGGCAACCATAAGTACATCAGCTTGTGAGTAACCATACTTTTCAATTGCATCAACTACTACAGCGATTTCATCATACGTACCATCACGATTGAATACATTTTTCCATACATGTTTTGCAAAAGTTGCATTAGATGTGCTACCTGCGTCTGCTTTGTATTGGTCACTTGTTAAAATTTTGGCTGCAATTTCTTTCATGCTCCAACCAAGTGTTTCATCTAAATAGATTCCCGCACCAATAAGTTCAGGTGTTACATCATTTTTACCTAAAGCAGCAGCTAAAAGTGATATAATTTTACCCAAATCTGTATCAACTGTATCAAATGCAAGATGTTTGTCATCAAACTGTACTCGTTCATGATCATCTAACACAAACGTTAAATTGCTTACAAGATGACTTGTAGCAATGATATCATGATTTGTATATGCTAGAGAATAATCAGAACTTTTGCCATTGATTTTATAACTATCAATACCTGTAGAACCTTCTACATTAATATTAACATCAATTACACCATCACCAACACGACCATTACCTACCGTACCAAATGTAGCAACTTTACCACCAATTCCTACTGTACCAACAGTAACAATAAGATTATTAGTTGGTGCAACTCCACCAAGCGAAGTCCCAGGAATCGTTATCGTATCCCCTGCTTGATACCCTGCTCCACTACTTGCAACTGCTGCATCTAATGTAACAGTGTATTTTCCATTGGTTTTGACTACATCAAACTTTGCTCCAAGATCGGTTCCCCCTGTTAATCCTGTAACATTATCATAGGTAGCATTAATTGGATTATCTGTAATTGTAATTGTTGTTGTGCCTTTAGCCATGCGTGTGTCCTTTAAAGTTAAACAAGTATTTAGCCTTAATTAAGTTAATATGCAAAAAATAGGGGCACGAATGCCCCTATTGGTGGGTTTGGTTACAAGGTCTTTCCTACCTCGCTATTAGGCGTTTGCTGCTAATAGATATGTATCGTCGTTTGCAGATACTTATTTTGCTAGAATTACGTTCTTCGCCTATCGTGTTGTCCATATCCGTACTTGTTACCCCGTCGAAACCAAGTCTAGCCCATCATAAGTTTACTTTATGTATCTGTTAATAAGTTTAATACCTGCATACGTTCCTAACACAGTAAACATCATTTTGAATACTGTCATCCAATCTGTAGCATTACTTAGCGTTATCTTAAGAGGACCTGCTTCTATAGAATCCGTTGTTTTAGGTAAAATAAACCATTGTGCATAATAAACAACAAGATCCCAGGAATACTGTAACACAAAATATGCAGCTATAGATATTAAAATGCCTGTAAATAACCCTTTACGATACATTAAATCACCTTATGGTGGACTAGGGGGGATTTGAACCCCCGTCCGCAGCACTTTTCCATCAACTTCATACAACAATACTACTATTTATTTACCGCTTGGAATCTTACCTTCTACACCTTCAATGTAAAAATTAATCCTACCTTTCCATGCATCATCACCAACCACATCTTTTTCTAATACAATTTTACCTGTATTGTCTTTAAGTGGTCCTTTAAATACTTCAAATGTACCTGCTTTTAATCCTGCCTTAACTTCATCAACCTTTTTCTTGGCAGTATCGCTAACAACATCATTGATTTTAACTAAATCATTAGCACCTTCTTTGGTTCCCCATTTTGTATCAGAGGTTTTCCATGTACCATTTAGTACATCATTAACAGCTTTTTCGTAGTATGGTCCCCAATTTACAATGGCTGATCCAAGATGTGCCTTAGGAGCAAATGCGCTCATGTCACTATCCCAACCAAAAGCAAACTTACCATTTTTCTCAGCAGTAAGCAATACCGCAGTTGAATCTGTATTTTGTAACAATACATCTGCTTTTTGATTGATCAAAGCTTGTGCTGCTTCACCTTCTTTAGGTGGATCAAACCATGTATTCACCCAAACAACCTTAGTAGTAACCTTAGGATTGACACTTCTTGCACCCAATGTAAAAGCATTAATATTACGTAATACTTCAGGAATAGGGAAACTTGCTACAAATCCTAGTGTATTAGTTTTTGTCATACTACCTGCAACAATACCTGCCATGTAAGCATCTTCATAAAATTTTGCTTCATATACACGTAGATTTTCTGCTGTCTTATAACCTGTAGCATGTTCAAACTTAACATCAGGATGATCTTTAGCTACTTTTTCCATAGCATCACCAAAACCAAATGATGTAGCAAAAATAAGTTTATTACCTTGGCTAACTAAATCACGAATAACACGTTCAGCATCAGCACCTTCAGGTACTTTCTCCACAAAACTAGTTTTGATCTTATCACCGAATTTTTCTTCAATGTGCTTACGACCATTATCATGAGCAAATGTCCACCCCGCATCGCCAACAGGTCCGACATAGATAAATCCTACCTTAAGAGGTTCTGTTGCTTTTGGTGCTTCAGCAGGTTTTGCTTCTTCTTTTTTTCCACAACTTGCTAGTGTAAAAGCAGTAATTGCAGCTAATGCAGTATGCATTAGTTTACGTTTAGTAAAAGTCATATATTTTTCCTTAAAATGGTAAAAATATTTACTCTACTAAAATACGTTATAGATATTTTTTAAGTTAAAATTATTGCTGCTATAAAAGCAACAATGATTATAAAAAACCATACTGTTGTGGTTTTTCCGTCAGGGTCAACCATTATATTCCCTTAATTACACGTAATTTTTTAAGTAACTCTGCTGCTTCAACAACATGATTAATTTTTTCATCGTTAGTTTCTTGTTTTTCTGATACATTTTCAGGTTTGTGCAATGCATCTTCAGGTGGATTACCAATACCAACTACTCTATCCCACTCACGCTGTGTATAATTCATGTTGCGTCCTCAGTTAAATATTTGAGTAAATCTACGTCCACGATATTCAAAAGTAACAATTTCACCTGATTGTACTTGCATGGGTTGCTGACTACAACGTGTTTGCATATCAACGGTAGTGTTGTCGTTTTGTCCACCTAACTGACTACCTATAACCGCACCTGCTGCAGTTGCAATATCTCTACCACTGCCACCACCTATTTGATTTCCAATTGCAGCACCTGCTATTGCTCCAAGTACACTACCACCTTGTGACCTACGCTCTAGAGGAACCGTAGTACAAGTTTGTTGATACACTGTGTTGAAACGTGGTTGTCGTGCAACAACCACCGCTACATCTTGATTGTAGCTTTGTGCGTAACTTGTACTACAACTTAAAATAGCTAGCGCAATTAATACTTTTTTCATTGTTGATTACATGTACGTTCTTGTACAATTGTTCCATTTGGTTGTAATATTTCTTTCCATTCTGTGCAATGCACTACGGGTGATTGTGGTACTTGTTGCACAACAACGGGTTGATCTACAATATAGGGTCTAGTAATAGCATATGTTACTGCACCACCAATAATTGCAGGAGCAACCCAATGATGACGATGAAAATGATGTGGATGATGAAAGTGTCTAGCATGAGCATGAACTCTTTGTCCGTGTGCAGCAACTTGTGCACTAAAAGATAAACCTATCGCTGCTATTAAACCAAGTATAAAATATTTCATATCATACCTCCATTAATACTATTTAGATACCCTTCTTTATCTTATTAAATATCATAAATTACTAAATCTTTGATATAACCAATCCCATTCATAACTCAATTTCAATTGATCTAAATCACCATCAACTTCTTTATAATATGCTACACCATCATTAGCACCACGTTGGCTCCATTCAGCATGTTCACCAATACCTTGTCCACACCAACGTGCTAAACGTTTTACTGCGTTTGTATCTGTTCCTTTGCTGACCAAATCTTGTAACTTGACTGCTTCACGAAATGCAGTTCGCCATGTTGTCCATGGGTCTGTATTGTAAATTGCAATACCACTATTAATATTAACAACCTCATGCTCATTATCCAAAGTAAAGTCTAACCCAATACCTGTATTGGCTAGGGTTATGCGCTTATTATACGCAATCATAGCTTGGTGTCCATAGTTCAAACGATTAATAGGATTAATTGCAGTAAAAATGTAATGCTTAGGTTGCTGTAAACGGTCAGGTTGCCAATTCCAATCAAATGTTGGATTAACTCGCAACTTTGCAAATACTGCAAAAAACCATGGTGTTTCACTTGTATTTGCAGCAGCATGGTACGCAGCTACACGACCATTTACCCCATCCACTCGTATTAATCTATTCTTTGCATTACGATTTTCTTTAATAACTTTATTAAGATGTTCCCAATGTTCTTCAGCATTAGGTTCGCCATTACTAATAAAAACAATATCTAGTGCATGTGATGATGTTACTTTAGCTATTTTTTCAATGTATGGATAATCATACAGTTCAGTTACTACTTTATCTTGAACAATGTTTGGCACAATAATATCCGTTGTTGAATAATCTAATACAGCAATTGTACGATGTGTTTCATCCCATAGACTAGGAACATAGTTACATGCATGATTATTATCCGCACAAACAAACTGAACATATGGATATTCATTAAAATCGTAGTTTTTTACTGCTTCAACATGTGTATCATAATCATGATGTAGTACAGGATGTTGCTGTCTATTAGTTGCTAAATGTGTTATATAATTTACTTTTTGTGGGTAATCCTCTAGTTTATCAAAAGATTGTCTATCTAAAACATACTGACTAACATTTAATAAAAAAGTATCACCAAATTTTTGTGTTATTTTTTCATATTTACTAGCAAACACATGTAGTTGTTCTCGCTGAAATGGGTCAGTTTGATATGTAAAATCAAAATCATCATATGTACATATAGTACTGCAAACCCATATATGGTAATTTTTCTTCTCTTTTAATAATGGATTTTTATTTAACCACGCATCTATTGTTGCAACATAACTACCACGATAATCTATCGTATAATCAGCCTCTATTTTATTAGTATAATTGCCCATGGTAATCAATAATGTTTCATAATGATTTTCTTTAACTTGAGCAATTCTGCCACGTACGTGATTAATGTTTTTTAGGTGTTCTATAATTTTGACATGTCCAATATGTGATTCCCATAACTCAGTATTAATAAAATAAGTATTACCCCATTGTCCCCATTGTGTTCCAAAAACGTGAATCATACTTTCTTGCCATGGTGCAGGATAAAAATCAAACTTAAAATCAGTATAATCAAGTTCACTACTAACAATCCATGCAAATTTACTACTACTTTTTTTCACACATCTAGTAATCGTATCAACCCAATTGTGTAAGTATCTTGTTGTTTGTATATTAGGGTAACGAACTAGCAACTTTTGTAGATTTTCTTTACTAGATTTATTGCTTTTATCAATAAAAAAGATATCCAATTTTGTATCAATGATGCTTGAACTTTCTACGTAATTATATTCCTTATAACCACGATGATACATTACACTATTAACATAATAAGTTTGCGTGTTTTTTGATTGTTCGTTGCCAAATACGTTTATATGCCTAAAGTTTTCGCTATTTGGTTTCCAACTAAAATCAAATTGTGAGTAATCTATATCAGGATTTAATGCCCAAAATTCTTCATTAGGATGTTGCTCAATTAAATCTTCTAAAGTAGTTTCTATAATATATTGTGCAGTTTTTGTAATAGTTGTTTTTGCATCACGTATCATGTAAACAATATCAGTTGCCCCTTCTACGGTGAAGGTAGGACCGCCCTCGCTCCATTGATAAATTTGTGGTGGACTATGTGGGTTAGGTCGCCAACTAAAATCAAATGTTTGACGATCTTCATCGGTATGCACAGTCCAATTGGTCAAATCTTGTGGTAAAGTTGCAACCATGTCTGACATATATTTGTATTCGGTAGCACCTTCACAATGGTATTCTACAGTGGGTTCAGTAGCTGCATCGTTCCATTTATTACCCCATACATAGATAAATGGTGGTTCACGTGGATCAGGTCTCCAATCATAACTAAATTCTGCTCCTGCAATTAATACTTTCCAATTTGTCATATCAGGTAGTAATTCAACAGGTTCAGGCATATATTTTCGTTCCGTTGCCCCATCAACATGATATTCTAATACAGGATCTATCACAATATCATTATATTTGTTTCCCCATACGTAGATAAATGCAGGTTCACGTGGGTCAGGTCGCCAACTAAAATCAAATTTATCTGCATTAATTGGTAATAATAGTTTCCAATTAGTCATATCAGGTAGTAGTTCTACTATTTCTGACATATATTTGCGCTCTGTTGCACCTTCAACGTGATATTCAAGTGCAGGTTGAATCTCTACAGGTGCAAATTTATGACCCCATACGTAAACATAAGCAGGTTCACGTGGATCAGGTCGCCAACTAAAATCAAACTTACTTTCGTCAATAGGTAATAGCTTTTTCCATTTGGATAAGTCAGGTAATAAAGTAACAAAACTATCTGTAATATATTTTCTTTGTGTCGCACCTTCGCAATGATATTCTAATGCAGGTTCAATTTCTACAGGTGTATGTTTATGCCCCCATACATAGATAAAGGGTGGTTCACGTGGGTCAGGTCGCCATGTCAAATCAAATTTATTTAAATCAATAGGCAATAACTCTACCCAACATTTGGATGGTTTTAATTCAATCGTATCGCCCATATACTTGTGATTTACAGCATTAGTTACACGATATTCAATAGTTGGTTTAATAGTGCCACTGTACCATTTATTACCCCACACATAGATATAAGGTGGATCATGTGGGTGTGGGACCCATTTAGGATCAAGTTGAAAATCTTCTATATCTTCATGAATAACCCAATTTTTATAATCTTTATACCTATCAAGCGCATTGTCAGACGCAAATGAGCTAGGTTGCCCAACTAACCTAAATTGAAAATCATTAACATATTTTCGTTGAGTTGCATTAGGTTGATGATATTCAACCGTTGGCATTTCTTCTGCGCTTAAATATTGATTACCCCATACATAGATATAAGGTGGTTCATAGGGATGTGGGTACCATTTTAAATATTTTTTATCTACATTAATAGGATATAATATTTTCCAATCTGTTTCCTCACTTACTAGGGTCGCTATAATATCCGTAATATATTTTCTTTCCTTGGCACCTTCCACAACATACTCTACTGTTGGCATTTCATATGCGCTCACATATTGATTACCAAATGTCCAAATATACGGAGGTTCATATACATCGGGATGCCAACTAAAATCAAAATCAACAGTAAATTCTTTGTGAATAACCCAATGTTTATTATCAGGTAACTTAATTGCTGATTGACTTGGTTGGAATTTTATACCTTCGTGGTTAGGAACAACGAACTGCGGACCACCACTGCGCTGCCATTGGGTACCAAATACATGTATATAAGGACGGTCAAACCGTTCAGGTCGCCAATTAAAATTAAACTGACTTGTATCTAACCCATCAGGTATTTCCCAATACCCTTGTTCCCATAATTCTTCTCTACGGTTTAATTCATCTTGCTCAACGTACATGATATTATTTAATAATCAAAAAACTGCCCTATAAATATCTTATTATGAGCTTACACAAGACTGCAGGTAAACCAATTAGAACATATGATGAGCAAGGTTATTGGCGAGATTGGAGCACTGATGAATTAGTCGGTGCAAAACTTAATTACTTACAAGGTTGGAAATGTGGCGCAGGAGTAGATAGCCTATTCATTGATATGGATGGCAATGTGTGGACTGCTAGTTGTCGTGTAGGTGGACAATTAGGCAGTGTATGGGATACGTTTGAAGTACCCAATACTTGGATTGATTGCACAAAAAACGTGTGTTCATGTGGCGCAGACTTGTTCATACCTAAAGCAACAGATGAAAAGAAAATCATACTATTGCGTCAAAGTCAAGAATTAGATACTTTGATGGACAGACACAATCCTGACCTAACAAACTTTGTAGCAATGGAGCGCACACATGCTAGTAACCAAAAACAAATATATTGGGAAATTGGCAGACGTTGTAACTATGATTGTTCATACTGTTGGCCTTGGATACACAATAATACTGACCCACACAAACCATTAGAAGATTTAATTAAAGCCACTAACTTACTTGAAGAAAAGTTTATGCATGGTGATAGCGTAAACTTTATTATAAGTGGGGGTGAACCTACTACTAACAAAGACTTTTTAGATTGGTTACGGTACTTAAATGCATTTGGTCATCATATTAGCTTACATAGTAATGGTTCACGTAAACCTGATTATTATCGTGAAGTTATACATTATGGTGATTTAAACTTATCCGTACACTTTGAGTTTTATGATAGAGCAAGATTTGTTAAAGTTGTAGAAGCTGTAACAGATGAAAAGTATAAAGCTAATAACTTTAATGTTGGTCATCTTGAAGTAAAATTTATGATGCCACCCCAATATGTTGAAGAATCATTATCGCTAGAAGAAGAATTAAAACGTATACCACACTTTACTGAATTATGCACATGGGCATTTGTACCTATTCGTGGTAGTATGCAAAACAAGTTTTCTAAACCTGAAGATGATAGTGGTGCAGAAGTTATGGAAGGATATGCTCCTGAACATTATGTATTGTTCGGTGACCGTAAATGATACCAATTTATCCTGACCGTCCTAATACATTATGTAATTATGCTTGGGATTACTTACTATTTTACATAAGTGAACCAAGTTTTACCTATTGTTGTAGAACTGAACGAACTAAAATTACACCTGAAATGGCACGAGGTTATGGTAGTGAATTATTTTCAAATTTACCTGAACATATTGAACGTAGACGTAGCTTACTACAAAATCATCAACATAAAGATTGTAACACTTGTTGGAGTTTGGAAAATAAAGGATTCAAAAGCGCACGTAATGACATTAAATTTGAAGAGTATATGCATCGTAATACAGGTGAATTACCAATTACCAAAAGTGATTTAATTGACAACCCAAGTTATGAATTAAGCTCTTATGCAAACATCATTGAAATTGTGTTGAATAATACGTGTGATGCAAAGTGTACTTATTGTAGTGAACATTATAGCACACAATGGTACGCAGAAAAGAAAAAATTTAATATACCCATGACACGTGAAAGCAGTCAAATTGGCGCACGTGATCCTAAAGTAGAAGCATTGTTTTGGCAATGGTACAGAGATGTTGGTATGAAACAATTAATTAGGTTTGGTTTTATTGGCGGCGAACCACTCATTACTGATTTAATTTACGAATGCTTTGACAAGCTTATAGAAATACATAATGCATCCCCAAGATTACAACCTGTAGAAAATTTATTAAATGGTGATGGTATTAGTAAAATTGAGTTATGCATTACTACTAATATGAATACTCCTGAAGCGTATTTTCAAAAATTTTTAGAATACTTACCAAAACTCAATGAACATTTTAATGTCATCATACAAGTAAGTGGAGAAAATATTGGTGAAGAACTTGAATACATAAGATATGGAGTAAAATGGAATAGATTTAAGAATAATCTTGAAAAACTATTATCATTGCAAGCTTTAGTCACTATAGATTTTATGCCGTGTATTAACCTAATTGGTTTACCATCATTATACAAGTACACGGATTATTTCAAACATTGTATAGAAGCATACTATCCCATACATATTCATAGAAACATTGTTACTTGGCCTACACAACAAAGTCCAATGTGTGCTCCTAAAGAGTTTGCAAGTTATTTTGAAAAACCTATAGCTACGTTTAATTCGTTATTAGCAGATGAAAAGTATAAAGATTGCAAACCTTATCATAATTGGGTTGTATTTAGAGATTTTTTAGAACAAACACGTGATGCTATATTAAACAACCCACCTATGAGTAATATGTGGCATACAGGAGAGGAAGTTGGTATATTTTTTGAAGAATTGGACAAGCGTAGAAATACAGAATTTTTAAAGACTTTTCCTGAGTTTGTTACTTGGGTGCAATAGGCACTAACTCACTTTTAAGTTGTGGTACAATATCCTCTATATTCTTAGTTCTCAATTTGTTTAACTGTGCAGTTCGCTCTATCCATAAGTTATGCATATGGTCAGTACATGCACCTTGGCTAAGATAATCAATGACACCTGTATAACAATCATTTGTGTTAAGCATCCGATAATATTCAATAAGTGCATCTACAGTAGGTTGTGTAAGTATTCGTGCAGATTGCATTTCAGGACGTATAACAAAGTGATTAAATTTTATAGATGGTCGTTTTTTATGAATTGGGTTATTTTCCCACCAATTTTTAAGTTCATGTAAATTAAAAATGTTATATGAACATATTGCACAGCTTAGTGAAAAATGATCAATGTTTGAGAGTTTACTCCATCTGTTTAAAGTCTTTTGAATATTCTCAATATCACTAGTGTATTTGGTATTGGGTGCTAATCTTATCCAAGTGTTTAATTCACCAATTGCATCAATACTACAAACAAAAATTACACTTTTTGCTTGTTCAATATATTCTAATATAGGTTCATTAATGACAGTACAATTAGTAGTAACCATAATATTAACATGCTTAAGTTGGTCAATTTCTTTAAGCTTTTGTAATACTAAAACATTTTCTTTATTAAGAAATGGTTCTCCACCTTTTAACCACAATGTTTGTAAATTTGATAGGTCAATATTATCTAATAATTTTCTTGCAATATCTCGGTTAATTGGTTCAATTTTATGAACACCGTCATTATTCCATCCATGTTTGTTAGCTAATTCAACCCATGCACTACTCCAATCTTCATTACACATAGCACAAGCTAAGTTACAGGTATTCGTACTACTATATTCTAAGTATAAAATTTTTTCAGATGGGTCATAAGGAACTTTACTATAAACATTCAGCCTAACACTTGTATTAGTTTGTTCTTCACGCTGTTTGCAAAAACGACAACTAGGATGCCATACACCATCAAGCATGTGCTGTTTAACACTTTTCATAAAATCACTTGTTCTTATTTCTTGTATCGTACTTTTGTTTAAGTTTCCACAAGAATCTTTATAATCCCATCCACAACATGGGTTTACACTTTTATCAGGATTAATAGTTAAACTATTAAATGGTGCGCTACATAATACTTTCATAATATTCTTGGAATGTCCTCTTTTATTTCTTCATAAAATTCTGAAAAAACATCGCTAAATTTTTCTTGTCGCAAAACGTCAATTTGGGTATTATAATTACAAAATTTTATCCATTCTTTTTTGTCATACTCTTTAGAATTCATAAACTCTAATATGTCATGAATTTTTACGGTTTGTGCATGATAATTAACATATTTATAGTTGCTTAATTTCTGTGTTATAACTTTTTTAACATGATTAGGCATATTAATAATAGACAAGTTTTGAGGGTGATGTAAGATATTTAATATAAATGGAAACTCTAATTCAGATAACTCATCAAAAATATTGTCCAAGTAAAATACATTATATATACTTACTGTGATGTAAATATAAAACTTATGTTTAAACTGATAATAAGATGATATTAGTTTATAGTTTTGTAAGTTGGAGAGTACTTCTGCATAAACAGCATTTTTTCTTTGATATTCAAATCTTTTTCCAACATCATCAATACTAAAATTAACGACAATAAAATCAAAGTTTACCCACTTGTCAATAATATCTTGATTAAAAATAGTACCATTAGTATTATATAATAAGTCTTGTTTTTTAGAAGCACCTTTTTCAATCATCAAGTCTAAAATTCTATCATGCTCTTGTTGCATCATAGGTTCGCCACCAAAAAATTCAAAGCGCAAAAGTCCATCAGCCCAATTCAATAAAATTTTTGTATTTTCCTCATTGACTAACAGTTTTTCTTTTGCATTCTCACTCCATACTTTAATAGTCCTTTTATCTGCCCATACCAATTCGTTATAGTCTTTAATCCATTGACTACTTGACCACGGACCACACACCCTGCATCTAAGATTACATAGATTGCTTAATTTTAAATCTATGTTAGTAGGTTGTCCTTTAAATGCTTGGTTAAAATTTACTTTTTTTGGCTCAGGTGGTTTGCCCCAAGAAGGCTTATGTATCCAATTATAGTTAGATATTTGCCTTAAACTTTTTATTGACTTATCCTCTTCAACCCAACATATCTCGCATTTTTTTGGTTTTTCGTTGCGCATAAATTGATCACGCAATGTGTTCAATTCCTTACTATTATATAAATTTTCTAATGAAATAGTTTTTAAAGTATCATCTGAATCATTACTTTTAAAACCATCATACTTACAACAAGGTCTTATTGATCCTGATGCTGTAATTTCCATATTTATAAATGGTGCGGAACAGAAATTACTTGGTATTTTAGATTCCCAATCCTCTGTGTTGCTTATTCCCCAATCATAATCCTCATCAATAGCTTGAAACAAGTTATTGTTAGCTATTGCTACTTGATATTTTTCCCAATTCATAATAATCTTTTACAATCAATTAAAAAAGGAACCATCTCAGGAAACGTTGGTTCAAAATGTATGTTTCTACGTTGTTGCATTTTAATGACATTTTCAGCAAATTCACGTTTTGCTTTATTATTTTTTTCAGGATTTTCTAAACCACGTTTAACTGTTTGTAAAAAACTCATGTAATGATCCCATCTTCCAAACAAATTATAGTTTGCAACCATCATCTTAGGTTGTTTTAAATAGTCAGCCATAATATCAATGGCTTCACTGACATATTTTGAATATTCTGTGGGTAAAATATAAGGACTTAACCAATGAGGATGACTAATTTGGTTTTGACGCAAATGTATTTTACGATTGGTTCGCTCTTGTAAATCTATAATCCAACGTATAAAATTAGGCAAATCTGATATACACAAAGCATTTAGAGCAATTTGTAAGTTGAAAATAATACGCTGTTGTTCAGGGTCAATTAAATTAATAAACTCAATGTAATGCTCAATATTTTCTGTCATTACATTCCAATCTGTTCCTGTACGAATATATTCAGCACGTTGACCAATGCTTTCGCAACTTACATTAAAATCTAGAGTAAATTGTTCCACTGACACAATGCGCAGTGTAGTATCTAAAAAACGATCATAAAACTTCTTTGGTGTATTAAAGTTTGTTACAATACTAAAATCAATATTCTTCTGTTCGGTTTTGTGGTCATCATAAAACTTACATATTCTGTCAGCATAAGTGTAAAATTTTTCTATAATTAATGGTTCACCACCAATAAAGTTAATGCAATATGTATTGTAACCACTTTCGTTTTCAAACCAATCCCACCAATATGTTTCATACACTGTATCTTTAATTTTAGGAAGTTCTATTTCCATTTCTTCAGGTTTAATTTCACCATATTTAAGACGTTCTGCTGCCCATTGTGAACTATAATGATGATGACAATACAAACATTTTAAATCGCATATATTGCC